AGTCTTATGTTTCACATTGACCATTCCTTCCTTTTTATGCTGATTACAATATAACGCCTTTGTTTCGCCTTCTACGTTATAAATTGGTTGTTTTTTACATCCTTCTTCGCAACAAGTCTTATTTTTTACATCAACCATTCCTTCCTTTTTATGCTGATTACAATATAACGCCTTTGTTTCGCCTTCTACGTTATAAGTTGGTTGTTTTTTACATCCTTCTTCGCAACAAGTCTTACTTATTACATTGACCATTCCTTCCTTTTTATGCTGATTACAATATAACGCCTTTGTTTCGCCTTCTACGTTATAAATTGGTTGTTTTTTACAGTCAGAATGATTACACATTTTATAAATACGCTATCTATTTGAAATTCAAATCAATTTTTAATAAAATGTATGGCAAAATATTTAAGCTGAACACATTTCACAAATTTCATCTTCTTCGTTATCATGTTTAGCTTTTTCAGGTTCAATAGTAAATTGTTGTGCTTGATGGCGTCCTCTACGACGTAAATAATAAATACCAGTTTTTAAACCTTTAGACCATGAATGGAAATGCATAGATGTAAGTGTATTATAATTAGGATCTTCTAACCATAGATTCAAACTTTGTGATTGACAAATATATACTCCTCTATCTGCTGCCATATCAATTAATTCACGCATAGGTATTTCCCAAACAGTTTTATATTTATCACGTATTTCTTGTGGAACAATTTCTAATTGCTGAATAGATCCATTATTTGCAATAATATTGTTTTTAATATCGTCATTCCATAAGTCTAACTTTAATAAATCCATCATCATGTATTTATTTGCTAATACAAATTCACCTGCACTTGTTCTACGAGAATATATATTACTTGTGATTGGTTCAATACACTCATTAAATCCCAAAATTTGAGATGTTGACGCTGTTGGCATGGGAGCAACTAATAATGAATTTCTAAGACCATAATTTTGTATTTTATTTTTCATATCATCCCAATCATAGAATTCATTAGTTTGTGCGTGTTGTTCCCACATATCAAATTGTAAAATTCCTTTACTTGCAGGAGATCCTACAAAAGAGCCATAAGTACCGTCTATTTGAGCTAATTCACAAGAACTTTCTAGTGCACCATGATAAATAGTTTCAAAAATTCTCTTATTAATTGCTTTTGCTTTCATGCTATAAAACGGAATATCCAACATAATAAATACATCTGCTAAACCTTGTACACCTAAACCAATTGGTCTATGCCGCATATTACTTATTCGTGTTTTTTCTGTAGGATAAAAATTAACATCTATTACTTTATTCAAATTATATGTAATTACTTTTACAACTTCGTGTAATTTTTCATAATCAAAAATAGATTTTGAAGCATCAATAAATGTAGGTAATGCAATAGACGCTAAATTACAAACAGCAGTTTCATTATTATCACTATATTCAACAATTTCTGTACATAAATTTGAACTCTTAATCACGCCAACATTTTTTTGATTTGATTTTTTATTACAAGCATCTTTAAACAACATATAAGGTGTTCCTGTTTCCATTTGAGCATCCAACATATGAAACCATAACTCACGAGCTTTTACTGTTCTTCTACCTTTATCACTTTTTTCATATTCTTCATATAATCTCTCAAATTCATCGCCATATACATCAGCTAATCCGGGACACTCATCAGGACACATTAGTGTCCAATCTGCATTCGATTTTACACGCTTCATAAATAGATCAGGAATCCACAACGCATAAAACAAATCTCTGGCCTTCATTTCTTCATCTCCGTGATTTTTTCTCATTTCTAAAAACATTTCAATATCTGCATGCCACGGCTCCAAATAGATTGCAAAAGAACCATTTCGTCTTCCGCCTCCTTGATCGATGTATTTAGCTGTGTTATTGAATACTTTTAACATAGGAACAATACCGTTAGATTTTCCATTAGTTCCACGAATATGTGAACCTGAAGCACGAACATTATGTATATGAAGTCCTATTCCACCAGCCCATTTAGAAATATTTGCACAATCTTTAAGAGTATTGTAAATACCATCTACACTATCAGATTCCATCGCTTGTAGAAAGCATGAGGATAGCTGAGGTTTAGGAGTACCAGCATTAAATAATGTTGGAGTAGCATGTGTAAAATATTTTTGAGACATTAAATCATACGTTTCCTTTACACGTTGCAAATCATTACCATGAATACCAATACTTACACGCATCCACATATGCTGAATACGTTCAACTATTACTCCATTTATCTTCATTAAATATGAACGTTCAAGTGTTTTAAAACCAAAATACTCAATTAGATAGTCACGATCATGACAAATCATATCTTCAATTTCTTGCGAATGCTCATTAACTACATTATACAAAACATCTGATATTAATGAATAATTATTATCATGGTAATCTTTAAAATCGTGCAACTTAGATATAACATGACAAAATGATTCTTCTGTATTTTTTTGATGATTTGAAATAATAATACGACCTCCTAAAATATTGTAGTCTGGATGAGTTGAAGATAAAGATGCACACTGTTCAGCACTTAATTCATCTATTCTTGTTGTTGATATACCATCATATAATTGATCAATAACTTTCATAGCAAGGGTCGTATAATTTAATTTTAAATCTGCTTCTCTTCCTATACGCTTCATCCTTTGTAAAATTTTATCAAAAGATACTATTTCTAATTTTCCATTACGTTTCAACACATTCATTTCATCATTTAACTGTATTTTATTCATATATGAGTTAGTAGATAGTGGCGATGTCATACTTATAATATAAATTATACTAAAAATAAAAACAACGGTTTATATGCTTTTTTTTTATTTGAATATTATATAACTAATATGTCTAAATTTTTCAATTGTTTAATTAAATCATGTAGCTGTATTAATGCTGTTTTAAATACAGAAATTGATTCTAGTAATAATACTTTAGGTAGTATGGTAGACGACCTTGTAGAAGAAAAAGTTCAAATGTATTTAGAAAATATTTTAGAAACTGTTGACATTACTATACAACAATCTATAAAAAAAACAGAGGATTCGTTACCAGTAATGAACTCTAAAGAAATTATTCAAAAAGCTAAAGATAAGATTAAAAAAGCTAAAGAAGATGCTTTATCTAAAGTTGAACAAGTTCAAGATACAATCGAAGATGTTAAGGAACAAGTTCAAGATACAATCGAAGATGTTAAGGAACAAGTTCAAGATACAATCGAAGATGTTAAGGAACAAGTTCAAGATACAATCGAAGATGTTAAGGAACAAGTTCAAGAAAAGGTCGAGGAAGTAAAGGAAAAGGTTCAAGAAAAGGTCGAGGAAGTAAAGGAAAAGGTTCAAGAAAAGATCGATGAAGTAAAGGAAAAGGTTCAAGAAAAGGTCGATGAAGTAAAGGAAAAGGTTCAAGAAAAGATCGATGAAGTAAAGGAAAAGGTTCAAGAAAAGGTAGATGAAGTAAAGGAAAAGGTTCAAGAAAAGGTCGATGAAGTAAAGGAAAAGGTTCAAGAAAAGATCGATGAAGTAAAGGAAAATGTAGAAGAAGTTAAAGAAGCAGTAAAAAAATAATTATATTTAATATCATAAATTAGATATGATTAAATCCGAATGAAGTGTGTTTAAGATATATGTTTGATAATATTAAGTTGTTTAGTAAAAACAAATCGTTCATGGTACATAGTACGTCTTTTAATATTACAAGACAAACATGCTATTTCAAGATTTCCATAATTATGTCCAAAGTCATTATTAATACGTTCTAATGTCCATTGTTGTGGTTCTCTAACATATTCATAAAATAATTGAACATCATTTAAACAATAGAAACATTTTAAAGACGATTTTTTGAAAAGTTGAATTACTCCTGAAATATCTATAAATTGTTCTTTGTCATATAATTTTTTTTCAATATCTTGAGATTTATAACTATAAATTTTTCGATGAATTTGTTGAATGAAAAACCTTTGATTTTCATTCAATTCTTCTATATTTTCTATATTTAGGTTCTCAAAAATATTATTAGATTCTTTGTTTAAATTATTCCATTTAGTAGTATGTGTAATTTTTCTCTTAAGTTTTTCCTTTTCAAAATTTAATTTTTTAGACTTATTTTTACCTTTTTTAGGAGGGTTTTCATGAAGATCAACGGTTATTAATTTAATTGAACTCATATAAATTATATTTTATGTATGGATAATAATAGAGTTTATAATAATATATATTAATTAAATGAAATAGACATAATTTTAGAATATATATAAAGATTAATCGATCATATTATGTTTTCTCCTAAAAATGATGAAAACGAAAAACTGGAATCAGTTGAAAAAGCAGAAAATAAGAAAGATAATGAAAGCTTTAGTAGTTATAGCAATTATAGTAAATATAAAACAGTATCTCATACAACATCAAACAAAGGAATAGAAATGGGAATGGAAGATTTAGAGAAGATGTTGGAAACAGAAAAAATAAACAATAAAAGTGAAAACTGGAATAAATTGGATAAAACACAAAAGATTCAAAAGTTGCATCAATATGCAGAAACATATGGTAAAGAAAAGGAATTGCCGGTGAATGATGTAAAAGCTCTTAAACTATTTTTCAAAGATTCTTTGAATAAAAATAAATTACAAAAATCAAAAGATATTCAATATGATAAAGATAAAGGGTTAGTTTTGAATGTTCCATCTTTATTTTTTAATACAACAAATCGTTCATACACTTTAAAGAATATGGATCCAAAGCGAGTATCTACTGTAAAATGTTTACATAAGAATAAGAAAGAACCGCCGATTGAATTAAATAAATCTTCATTGTTATAAAAAATTGATTTATTTTCAAATAATTATAAATAAAGGATAATATTTATTTATAACAAGTATAATGGAAAATAAGGATGTGTATACTCAAACAATATCATATGAAGAATTATTGAATGAAATGTATGAATTATATGCGTGTAATAATAGTCGAATGAATTTGATGATAGATACAGAAGTTAATTCTGAAAGTGAAAGTGAAGAAAACTTAGAAAGAAGTATTTTTGATAAGTTAGATGAATATGATGTTGAAGAACTAAATCATACATCTGAATTATACATATTAGAATATATTGAAAATAATATATTATATTTTTCAAAAGGTAATTTTAATTCTGATATTGCTACAAATGTTACATATATTTTATACCAATCATTATATGATAATGGAGTAATAAATGAAGAAGATTATGATGATTTGTATGAACATATTTACAGTATTTGTAATCATACATTATCTTATGTAGATATACCACATTATTTTGAAGACCATATTAAGAGTTCTTTAACAAAAAGTGTAAATAAAGAATTCATAGATAATTTACATAATTGTAAATTTCGAGTTCCAGAAAGTGTAAAAAAACAAAACTCTCATTTATCTGAATTAAAAGATGTAAAACAAAGAACAAATGAATGGTATGAATTGAGACATAACATTTTGACTGCTAGTAATATTTGGAAAACATTTTCAACAGACTCTCAAATGAATAGCCTCATATATGAAAAATGTAGTCCATATATTCCAAAAAATACACAAAACAGTAATATAAATACATCATCACCTTTACATTGGGGTGTTAAGTATGAGCCATTAACAATAATGTTGTATGAAGCTAAAAACAACACAAAAATAGATGAATTTGGATGTATTCAACATCCTGAATATGATTTTATAGGTGCTTCACCAGATGGTATAAATGTAAAAGAAGGTAATTTATTTGGCAGAATGGTTGAAATAAAAAATATTGTAAATCGAGAAATTACGGGTATGCCAAGTGAGGCATATTGGATACAAATGCAAATACAGATGGAATGTTGTAATATAGATGCGTGTGATTTTGTTGAAACGCGATTCAAAGAATATGAATCAGAAGAAGATTTTTATGACGAAAGTGATAATGAACGCAATCGTGGTATTATCTTACATTATATAGATAAAACTCTTGTAAAATCACAAGTACCTCATTATGAATATATGCCATTACATATTAAATTGGATAAAGAATCCATAAAAGATTGGATCAAAGATAAAAATATGGAAAAAAACGAATATATTTTATATGAAATTAAGTATTGGTATTTAGATGAATATATGTGTGTGAGTGTTAGACGAAATCAAATGTGGTTTCAAGAAGCAATTAATAAAATTAAAGATATTTGGAATATTATTAAAAATGAAAGAATAGACGGTTATCAACATAGAGCACCTAAGAAAAAAATCAAACAAATTAAAAATGAGATTCATCAAGTAATTAAATTGGATACAGAACCATTATGTAATATTGTGTTGGAAGATTGCGATGAAGAAGTATGTGCTATTTAAATAAATGCTTCTGTAAGATTTGTATCACTAAGAACATCTCCATAATTTTGTTTTAAAAAGTCTGCAAACTTTTTTCTTGAATGAATTCCACGATTTTCTAAAAACCACTTTCGTGGTTTATATTTAGAACTTGTATTTGTAATTTTATTTATTCCATTTGAGACATTTAATTCATTTGTGAAAAATTCTCCAGTTTCATCTGGTATTATATTATGCCATCCACCTAAAATTTTTTCATTAACCAATACAGGCATATTATAACATAAAGCTTCAGTAATTACACGTGGAGACGCATCTGCAATATTTGGAACAAACAAAAACCTACATTTTTGCATTGTTTTTTGAAATTCTTTAAATTCCATAAATGGAACAAATTTGATTTGTTTTGAGCATAAGTCAGTTATTTTACAATTGGTTCGTCCAACAATTAATCCTGATAAATTGTGTTTTGAACACATAACTTTTAAACATTTTTTAGCAAGATCCCAATTGCGATTATAACTTTGCCATCCTGGTTTACATTTTTGATTGTCATCTAAACATACATACATAAAATCATATTCCTTTTTAATACTTTTATCTGGTGTATATGCATCTGTATCTTTCATATCTGCTTCTGTTAATTGTAATAAAGGTAATTTTGAATTTTTCATATTCGTTGATGGTTCTCTAGTACAATAAACCCAAGATGAAACCATCTTTAAATAATCGTGTTTTTTCTTTTCATGAAAACGATCTTCATATGGATTATATATTTTTTCTGGAAAGTTCAAATAACTTGAAATTCCAATAAAAGACAATCCATCAGATTTATATGTTTCATATAATTTTTCATGTTTTTCTTCTCTAAATGGAGCAGAAATAGCAATTATATTCAAATTCTCTCCTTTTCCATTTTTTACATTTTTAAATGGAAATTCTACATTAGGTATTTTTGAAAATCCTTCAATACATTTCTTAGATATGTAACTAAACAAGAATAAAGCTAATATTATTATTACTATCAATATTAATATTGTTCTAATTTGTGACCAGTTATTCTTCATTTATAATATTTAATGAAAAAAAAATATGCATATGTAATAATTATGGACGTATAATATCAAAATGAAAATCCAACATATTTACTTTTATGTTATGTTGGTCTAAAATATACTTAATATACTTTTCAGACACTATTCTGCCATATTTTTTACGATATTGTTTTAATCCATTTATTCTTTTTCCATATAATATAGAATTTTCGTAGTTCATAATTGCAAATCTATCGTTATATCCTTCATAATGATTTTCATTTGGAATATTTATTTTATCAGTATTTGATAAAAAAGATGTTACAGGTAAGGGTGTTTTGATTGATACATCTGGACGTAAAAACATAATTAATTTGTATGAATTGCCTTTTGCAACTGAAGATTCTACCATTTGTATACTTCGTTTCTGAGATTCTAAAGAACATAAATGATTCAAAATCAACAAAGGAAACCATTCTCCATTTTCACAATCTCCTTTATCATGAAAAAGTTGTGCGTCAAAGTAATCTTTAATACAAATAGAATTTTCAAAAATATCTTGATCATCTATTTGATAATAATCTGGTTGAATAGTTTTATAATCATTAATATCTATTGGGGTTTCAATATGGTCATTAAAAATTCTTTGTTTATTATTTGTATTCCATGTATGCATAAATGTTTGATAACTAATATTGTTTTGTTTTAAGACAGAAAATATATGTTTTTTATGAGATTCATAAACACTTTTTAAAGATCGTGTCATTCCAAAATAAATAACTGCTAAATCATAATTCATTTATTTAAATATTTTAATTTATATTAATTAAATCTATTGTTTTATTTAATATTACGAATTTTTCAAGGTTGAAATGCGTTTAAACCTATACAAACCGGTTTATGATTCTTATGATCTTTACGTTGACAATATGTTCCACAGTAATATACACTTTTACAAGCACCACACTTCCATAAGTAAAAATACTCGGATTTTGTTACTTTACAATATTCACATATTTTAATAGGTTTTACAATAGTATTAGGCATTCGATTCAAAATATCTTTATTTAAATATTAATATAGGTTATGAATAATTAAAACATATCAATTTTTTAGACATTCATATGTTGTTATTATATATAAGTAAAATGTCATATGTAGATTTTGTTTTAGATGTTATGTCTACAAGTGTTAGTATGAATACGTTGGCAACGATCGATGGCGTTTCTATTGATGTACTTGACGCAAGTGCTACTGCTATTTTTTTTATTTCTGAAACTGATATACAAAATGTATTTAAAGCACAAACAGATTCAGAAGATCTAACCGATATTTCATCAACAGATATTAAGCATTTCATATTTATGGATAATTGGCCATATAACGTAACACTTAATCCGGTAAATGGAATGATGGATCAATTGAGTTCATCTAATCCTATATATGTAACAAATACACCAAATAAGATGCTATTAAAACATGATTTTATAAGATATTTAGCAAAAGATTTATTTAGTACTCCAAAAGGTGTAGATTTATTTAATAATGAAAGACAACTGGTTGAACATCTTAATTCATTAGGTAATGATTCTTTTCAAACAGATATTAGTGGATTATTATGGAAATATTCTACAAATTCTACATATCCGGTTGGAAATGAATTAATAGTGGATCCAGTAACAGGATTAAAAGCAACAACAAATGATAATACAAGCGATGAAAACATATGTTGGGTATTATTGAATAAATTATTAGAAAGTGTTCCTGAAAGATTCAAAGATTTAGGTTCAGTAATTGATTCAAGTGGTGTATTTCCATTACCTATTTTAGAAGGTGATACTATAAATTTTTTATTTTCTATTACTCCTGCAGCTAATCAACATTTATTAACAGATGTTTCTGAAATAAGTACAAGAAGATATCAAATTAAACTTGTGGTTGATGATGGTTCAGGTATAAATACACTTCCTATTGATGTAAGTAGTACACTTTTAAGTTATTCAGGAAATATACAACCTGTTTTGGGAGGAATAACAAATGATCAATATCCGTACATTTTAGATAATGAAACACCGGTGGAATCATTATATATTACAAGTGGTAGTGGAAATCTTGTGTTTGATAAAAATGTTGATATAACTGATATATTATTAGTTGGTGGTGGAGCAGGAGGATCTTCTGCAGACGATGGTGGTGATGGTGGTGAAGTTGTTCATTATAATACATTAATATCAAGTGGTTCAAACACATTAACATTTACTGTTTCTATTGGGGAGGGTGGTATATATGATTCTAGTGGTAATTCAACACTTTTAACATCAAATGTATTGAATCTATCTGCAGATGGTGGTGATGGATTATCAAAATCAAATGGAACTCTATTTTCAAAAAATAATTTGTATTATGGTGGTTCTGGTGGATATGTTGATGTAGATGCTAGTGGTGCTGCTTATGATGGATATTTAGGTGGAGGTGGTGGTGCTGGTGGAGCTGGTGCAGTATATGGAGTTATGGCAAGTGGTGATGGAGGATACGGTGGAGGAACTTCTACTGCTGTTCAAGGTGGTATTGGTGGTGATGGAGGTACAAATATTGGAGGTGGAAATAATAATGGATATGTTGGAGGTACAGGAGCTTCAAGCTATGCAGGTGGTGGTGGAGGAGGTGGAGGTGGACCTCCTACTAGTAGTAGTAGACAAGGAGGAAGAGGTGGAACTGGAGGAGGTGGTGGTGATGGAAATACATATGGAACTAATGGAGGTTTAGGTAGGAAATTGAGAGCTGGTGGTGGTAGTGGTGGTAATGGAGGTATTGGAACAGGTGGAGGTGGTGGCGCCGGTGGATTAGGTGGACAACAAGGTGACCATTATATTGTTGGAGATGCAGAAGATGGTAAAGGTGGTACTGGAGGTTCGGGAGTGTGTATTATCGTTTACAAGAAGTCTTCCTAAATTTTCTATTTTTTTTAAATTTTCTTGTTTTTCTTTTATGTGTTTTCTTTTTTCTTGATTTTTTACCTCCACTTAGAGAACAAAGACCATCAGAACATTCTTTTTCTTCTTCTTTTTCTTCATCAATCCTTGGAGTATTTTTAGTTTTTATTTGTATTGTATCGTAATCTTTTTTCCAAGATTCCATTCCTTTTTGTGTTTTTGTTAGTGATTTTTTAGGGGTTTTTGATTGTTGTATTTTTTTACCAAATTCCTTAAGTTTTTCCCTTTGTTTATCGGTATTATTCATATTTGTATTTTTAAGTATATAAATATAAATAGATTAATACAAGATTCATTATTATAAATTATAATGATTCCAATTCATTCATCAGTTCAAAATAGATTAGATTCATTTCACGCTTCTAAGAAAGTACCAAATTTGATTTTCCATGGTGCATCCGGAACTGGAAAACAGACTATTGTGCATAATTTTTTAAAACAAATATATGATAATGATAGAGCTAAAATGAAATCTAACATAATGATTGTGAATTGTGCTCATGGTAAAGGTATCAAATTCATTCGTGAAGAGTTGAAACTATTTGCTAAATCTAAAGTTCAATATAATAAGGGTGTATTGTTTAAAACAATTGTATTATTAAACGCAGATTATTTAACAAATGATGCTCAGTCGGCATTAAGACGTTGTATAGAATTATTTACAAACAATACACGATTTTTTATAGTTCTTCAAAATAAAAATAAATTATTAAAACCTATATTATCACGGTTTTGTGAAATTTACATACCAGAATATACAAATGAAGATGGATCAATAAATAATTTACACAAAGTGAATTTAGCTTCTAAATTTCCTTTAGATAATAGATATTTTCAAAATGAATTTTCAAGATTCATAGAATCTGAAGTTCTTAATTTAGAGAAAAGTAAGTATGATCAAAAATTATTTATTGATATTTCTACTAAATTATATGAAATGGGATATTCTGTATTAGATCTTATAGATTTTTTTCAAAATAACGAAATTTTTGATTGTCAAAAAACAATAAATATAATTATTCACTTTAACAAGATTAAATCCGAATATCGTTGTGAAAAACTTATTTTATTATCTATTCTTGACTACGCATTTTTGCAGTAGTGCGTTGTAATCAAACACAAATTATCTAAGGAAAATGTAATATTATGGACGATTTTGTCATTTCTAATTTACATGAAGCTAAGAATGAGTGGTGTAGTCGCTTGGTTTCTGTTTTTACACCATTAGTAACTGAAGGTATTCGATCTATGTTTAATGAAGCATGGAAGATTTGTACTGATACGGATGAAGTTGGTAAATATTTAATGACGTTCCAAAATTTATTATCTCGTGTTCCAAAATGGAATGCTATTATTATAGAAGAAGAACGAAAACGTATAATTGAAAGGAGTGGTTGTAATTATTTAGAAGATTTAATTACATGTGTACACATAATTCAATTAAAAGTATTAACTTGTATTCGTGTTGGAAATAAACAAAAACAGATTGATATATCTATTCCTAAATTAGATAATTTCATACACAAGGTTTATATTCATGTTGCCCGAAAAATATATACAAATGTATATTTGTTTGAGAAAAACATAAGTCCATTACAAGTACAGAAACATAATCGTGAATTAGAAATTATAATTCAAGAATGTATTTTAACATCTATTCGTGAATCTATTCCTACAGAAGAAATCATTCGTGCATATATGGATGAATCTGTTGAACACGAAGAAGAAGTAGTTATTGAAAATATTGAAGAGTCAGTTGTAGTAGATGAAGAAAAGAAGACTGATGAACCAGAAGAAGATGAGAAGAAAGAAGATACCAATAAAGAAGAAGATATTAAGAAAGAAGAATCCGAAGTAGATAAATTCCCTGAAGTTAAAACAGAAGAAATACCAGATGTAGTTCCAACAATTAAAAATATAGATGAAGAACCAGTAATTACACGTTTAGAATTTAATGATTATGATAGTGTATTAGAAAAAGACGATAGTGTTGAAACTATAGCTGCACCTAAAACTATTGAGCGTCTTGAGACAATAAGTACTGAACGTAATTTACAAAGAAAATTGGAAGAAGAAGACGATGATGATGAAAGGATCAAAATTGGAACAGATATTGCGTTGGATAATTTAGATTTTATGGATATGAATAAAGCAGATGATTTTGTATCTTTAGATGATATTGTAGAATTGAATTAAATCTAAGATACCTTTGTTTAAATAATTCGTAATATTTCTTCATTTTTATTATGAAGATTTATTATTAAAAATGGAAAACCTATTTTTGTTTGCGATTTTAACTACTATTTTGTTTTGTTTAGTAAAAATAGTTGAAATGAAATATATTGAAAAAGAATTGAAGCCTTTGAAATATATTGTAAGAGATGCTGTTGCGGTGTTTGTATGTTCTTTAGTTGCATCATATTCATATTTTTATATGAATGATTCTTTTACGGATTTTATGAATGTTGTAACTGAAAACAAGACTCTTAATTTAGATTCTACTCAAATTTTTACAGATGTTCCTAACTTTTAAATTCAATATCATATAAATTAGTATATGATATTGATTATTTATATATAAGATGGAATTTCGTCGATATCTATAATATGTGCATCGATTTCCATATCCAATATATCTTCTTGAGAATTTAATATAAATTGTTTGAAAATAGGTCGTAATAATTGATCTTTAGGAGTATGTTTATGAACATTTCTAGCAATCATTTTATATAATTTGAAATTAGGATATCTTTCATCTCCATTAGATTTATATAATATATTTTTACCATTATCATCACAAACCCAATCTAATATTAATTTTTGAATTTCACTTTGTTCTTTTTCAGGAATAACTGGTACATCATCAAACACAAAATCGAATATTGAACATCCTAAACGACAAATATCAAATGACATATTTGGTTCCAATCGTGGTTTGGATGAATTGAAATAAGGCTCTGAATTATATTGTGAAGATGCATCACCTGTTTTATCAAAACTATCGCTACACATTATATTTCCTTGATATTTGTAAATTGCTCGACCAAAATCTATTATTTTATAAATACGTCCATATGTAGGAACACGATAAACGGTTTTATTAAATTTATAATATAAATATTTTGTTTGAGTTTTCTTATACATAATATTATTTGTATGAAGATCATTATGTGTAAATTGAAATGCTTTTTGATATGTTAATAAAGACATAATAACTTGAAATAATCCAGCTATAATCTCATTTTCTTCGATCAATTTATTTGAAAATAAATTATCTATTGTTCCTTGGCAAGATTCCAAAAATATCATTTGTGTTGGAAAATCTTTAATATATGCATTCATTACTTCTTCTTCACTTTCTTCATCACTCTCTTCTTCACTTTCTTCTTCATCCTCATTTTCTTTATCACTATTAGATTCATCACTATTAGATTCATCACTATTAGATTCATCACTATCTGATTCTGTATCATTTACTTCACTATTATTCGATGTATTTTCAGATCTGGTAGAATTATGTGATTTTTCATAACAAAGTTCTCCAATATCATGTAATTCAGATTCAATATTTAAATTGTCAACTTCGATTACTTCTATATCTTCTATTTCAATATCTTCACTAATTTCTAATTTTTGTTTATTAGATCTAGAACCGAAATTCATGTAAGGAGTATCTGAATCATCAAAGACATACTTTACATTATTGGTTTCATTAAAATAATCAGATTGTAATAAATAATCTAAATCATCAGCAATATTAAATTTGAAATGTTTTTGAATTCCTAAAAAACTACCATAATAATCTAAAGAATTAGAAAAATTATGTTGATGTAACAATTTCGAATTCAAATAATAAAAAAAATTATCTATATACGATGCATTATTAGAATCATTCATCTTTTTTATACAAACATTATCATTACTTTTTTGATTTTGTGAAGATGAATCATATAAAGGTAAATTATATGACATATTTTCATATTTTCCAATCAAATATTTAATGGGATCTAATAAAGGTGAAAATTTAATAAATATTGGAATATTTGAATCTTCTTTAGTTTCTTGATCAGTGACACAATTTAAATCTTTTATTTGATATTTTTGATTTAAAGAAATAGAATTGAAATTATTATATGTCATTTCAAAAAATAAAGAATACGTCGGGTTGTATGCTTGTAATTTTTCAATTTCAAATGGTTGAAATGATCCAACACTATTCTTATCTTCATATTGTTTTTTTAATTTTTCTAAATCAATATTAGATATTTTGTTATAATTTATTTGAAATTTAGGAGTTTCCATATATTTCATAAAAATATATTATAATGCTGTTTTTAACGGAGTTAGTTTATATTTACTAAATAATTTGTATGTGAGATATATAAAAAATAATGACACTTGAATTAAAAAAGTTTGATATGAAAACTATTACATTTAATCCAAATGAATCAAAAGCTCCTGTTATTATTCTTATAGGAAGAAGAGATACTGGTAAATCTTTTTTAGTAAGAGATCTTCTTTTTTTTCATCAATCTGTACCTATTGGAACTGTTATTTCTGGTACAGAAGCCGGTAATGGTTTTTATTCTGCACATGTTCCTAAATTATTTATACATGAAGAATACAATACTGTATTAATTGAAAATGTCTTAAGACGGCAAAAAATGGTTTTAAAACAAATAAAAAAAGAAAAGGAAACATATAATAGAAGTACTATAGATCCAAGAACTTTTTGTATATTAGATGATTGTTTATATGATAATTCATGGGCAAAAGATAAATTAATGAGATTATTATTCATGAATGGACGTCACTGGAAAGTTATGCTTATAATTACTATGCAATATCCTTTGGGTATACCTCCCAATTTAAGAACAAATATTGATTATGTATTTATTTTAAGAGAACCTTATTTGACAAATCGAAAACGTATTTGGGAAAATTATGCATCCATGTTTCCTACACTTGAATCTTTTTGTTCTGTTATGGATCAAACTACAGAAAATTATGAATGTTTAGTCATAAATAATAATACTAAATCTAATAAACTTAATGATCAAATCTTTTGGTATAAAGCTGAAAATAGACCTAATTTTAAATTAGGTTCTAAAGAATTTTGGGATATTTCTAAAAATATGGATTCAGATGATGAAGAACAATATGATCCTTCTAAATCTAAAAAGAAAACTTCGGGTCAACAAATTACAGTCAAGAAAAATAAATGGTAACTCATAATATTCATATACAATTATATATAAATATTTATTTTTAGATTACTTACATAGGACCAGCCATACGAAGACCACCAGCAACACCAGTACCAATAGCGAAAGAAGCACCTTGTCTGGCACCAGCACCCATGGATGGAATAAACACATCCAATACACTAAATGTAGCAGCAGCCATAAGAGCAATCACAACGATTTCCTCAACATTCAAAGACTTCTTAGGAATTACGTATGCGGCAATAGCAACAATAATACCTTCTACGAGATATTTGATAATTCTCTTTACAAGCTCAGTAAAATCAAAAGATCCAGACATTTACAATATATATTATGAAAATAAAATAAATATTTATAAATTTCAAAAACAAATTATATATCTATAAAAATCAACTTAAATAACTTTCGTAATTATTTCTTATATAATTCAAAATGTCTGGATTTGAGCGTAAAGTATTAGAAAATGGTCAAATTAACCCTAATTATATTGATTTATGTGACGAAGATCAACCAATTGCTGGACAAAAATTTGCTTGTTTATCTTTTGTATCTCCCGAAAAAATTTTAAAGAAAAGAGAAATATTTTTATTTGAAGAATTCCTAAAACAGTGGGATTTCAAAAAATCTATGGATAAGTTTTTCGAATTTATTCATTTTATTTCATACAAATATGGATTAGATGTAGAATCATTAATTTCGGATTATACTGAATTTGTACAAGATGAAGGTGCTAAACTTAGAGAACAAGGTGTTGAAGATGATTACAAAAACTTCTTAGACAAAAACGAAGATACTTTAAATTCTAAGTTTCAAAAAGAAAATACTTTTGAGACTTCTGTTAGAGGATTGAAAATTCGTGGTGTATTCCCTACTCAAGAAGAAGCTGAATTAAAATGTAAGAAACTTCGCGAATCTGACCCTAATCATGATATCTTAGTAGGACCTGTTGGTCTATGGCTACCTTGGGATCCAGATGCATACAAAACTCAACGTGTAGAATTTATGGAAGATGAATTAAATCAATTACATAGTGAGAAAATGAAAAACGAATCCAAGGCAAAAGAAGAATTCGAAAAACGTGTTAAAGATGCTAAACGAAAGGCTATTGAGGATAATATCAAAAAGGCTGAAAAAAGTGGAAATGTTCTTACACAAACTTTGGATGATCAAGGAAATTTGGTCGGTGTACAACAAACTGTTGACTTTGATGAACGTGAAGCTACAACCGAAGAAGAAACAAAAAAATATAATGAAGAACTTGCACAAAAACTTCAAAATGATAGTGCATAAATTTTTACTATTAATCTTCATAATCGTTTAAATTTATATTATCTACTTCATCTGGTCTTAATTCAAAATTAGAGTTACGAATATCTCTACTTAAATTGATAATTACATATTCATAATTACTTTTTCTAAAATAATCATTTACTTTAATTGGAATATTTCCATAAGTCTTTCCTATATCTTTAAATGCACTATCCGAATAATCGTATAAAACATCTATTTCTTTCAATATATCTATTATTATACGTGGATTATTACGTGGATTATTCAGCGTGTTTGTATTATTTATTGCTTCCATAAGTCTATATATAATATCAGTACTTGATGTAACAATCAATTGAAATACATTTGATATTTCTCTTCGTTTTTCAAACCTTTTATCAGTTCTTTGTATTTTCTGTTTATAATTTTCTTCTGTTACTCTATTTTGCATAAAATCTATTCTCAAATCTTGATTTGCCAATTCATAATTAGTATTATATTGGGGAATTTCCACTTCACGAATATGTATGATATGTCGAATGATCCATTCTAAAGTACGTTCTATGCATTTCAAATATGGAACTTCATTTGCACGAACCTTTTGACGAATAAAATTTATCATATGATGATTCACTTCTTGTCCACAAGGGTTATCTAATGGATTACGAGGCATTCCTCCATTTTGACGCATATATTCATAATAATGGGGATTATGAATATTATGTTCTACACGACCTGTTCTGAAACTAAATGCAACATGACACTGTGTACACCACATTTGATCACAACCATCTATCTTATATATTCCAAAACCACAACTTGGACAAGCCTTTGTGTCTTTTGCAAGAAGCTTTGCTGTTTCTACGTTGTTTGGATCACACGTATGTTCACAATCTTTTTCTAATCCTTTTATTTCATGACACTCTGGACACGTCCATTTATCACAAATTCCACACTTCCACTGACTACTTAAAAATCCTTGACAATTCTCATCTGGACAAGCTCTTACAAATTCTGCTCGTTCCTTTGGAACTCCTCGTCCTATTTCTCTACGTAATTCTCCTTGTCTTAGAGCAACTTCATTTTGTTTTATTCGAATATGACGAATACTTCGTTCAAGATCCCAATATTCTTTTTGTAGTGTTTCTATTTCTCTTACTTTACCAATTATCAATTGTGTCGCAGGAAATAATGCACGCTCTTTATCAAACAAAATATTTTCACGATGGTTCTTTAAATCTTTCGAAATAAATGTTTTTGTCATCGTGTCTGAAAGGTATTTACGAGTCCATTCTTTACCACAATTGGGTGCCATACATTTTATTATATTCTCAGACAAAAACCACGTTTGCCAACATGTTCTACATGCAGTAAAATCGCAAAAACAACAATCAATATTTGCACGCGTTGATTTATTTATAGATTCTCCACAAATTATACAATCACTCATTATTACTAGTTTATGTTATTTATTATTATAACATAAAATGAATCAATTTTTTACTTTACTATTTTCTTTGGTATTTTCTTTGTCTAAATAATCTTCACGCATAGTATTACATACACCACAGTGATCTTCATTAGTTAAATCTACTTTCTTCAAAGATTTGTCATCATGATCTAAACTCCATCGACCTAACTTTGGAGTTGTACTTTTAAAATCCATACGTTTTGGTAAATTATCCAAAAACTTATTTATCAAAGGATAATTACGCGACAAATATTTCAACATATACACTATCTAATTATATGTCTAATAACTTTTATATATGTTTTATTAATTTTTTACTTTATTTATCTTCTTCCTATTCTTGGTACAATTTGGTTTGGGTTTCGTTTCAGTTTATTATTTAATATTTTCTTTTTTTGCAATTCATCCCATTCATTATCAGTTTTTTTTTGATTTTCTCTATTAGCATTCATTTGGTCAATTTCTTTGAAAAAATTATTATTCCTCTTTCTCTCCTCCGCGTCGTTTGAATAGTTTGGATCTTCATAGGATTCATATTTACGACCTGTTACTCCACCATTTATCTTCTTTTTGGTTTTTCTATTTTTGGATTTACGGCGAATAGTTTTTCTTTTTCCACCTATTAAAATTGGTGGTGTTAATTCAGATTCCAAAACGAGTTTAATAATATTTTCTGGACCATATTTATTTTCTTGTTTAGTATAAATGTTTCTCACTTTATAATTATTATTAGTAGTAAATATTCGTGACTTTCGTGGTATTTCAATAATAACAGAAATATCGTTATCTAAATTAATTTTTGACTCTTCCTTTGCTTTTGACTGGTGTTGTTTTTCTTGTATTTCTTTTCCTTTCAAAAATATACTTTTATTAATTTCAACTGAATTACTATCTATATATGATTGATATTTATCTTTACCTACTACTAAATCACCAACTTTAAAATCTGTCGAGTCTTCTTTTATCTTATATTTAAGAGTATATTGAATATCTTCAGACATATATAATATATAAATATTTTTGTTAGAGATTAAACAGTAGGAAAGAATTCCCAATCGAGGTCATGACAAACTTTTTTCCAAATCATATCTTGATCTAATTGTTTTTCTCTATCTTTCATCATGGGAATATAAGGTAAATATTGCACTTGATCCAACAAAGTACATAATTGATATAATGTGTATGTATAATTGAAGAAGTTGGTTCGACTGGCTGGACAATGTACCGCCCACGGTTTTTGTATTTCGATAAATAATACACATAAGGTTTCATGTAATTCTTCATTCATAATGGGTGGTTTAATTCCTAAAGTAGAATTAATATATTGGATGTGTTCGAAATATTTATTTAATCCCAATTTCCGCAAAATTTCTCGCATTTTATCATAATTAATTTCTTTATAATTTTTGATACGTTCTTTTTTAATTCGGTCTTTAATTGCTTGTATAACTTCATCAGGTATTTGTGTAGTTTCTTTAGCCTGAAATTGCGATAAAATTTCTTTAAAATGATTTAAACGAATATATGCGGTGTATGAAACTTCACTAGGAGGTTCTTTATTAGCCGGTTTACTGGAATCTACAATATAGGATACATAACAACCGCATTTTTCATTATTACATATTAAAATACCTTCTTCATCTTGTGGTATTAATTCACCTTGATTACATACTTCACAAATATCAGCTGCAACTACAAAATCATTAATATTTAGTATGTCATTATTAACATTTTTCCAATAATTCTGATAAAATGCTTTTGATTGATTATATTGACCGGATGTAATATCAGAAGATTCTTCAGTAGTACCTTTAACTTTAAAGAATGAATTCAATACATTTGTATTTTGGTTTCCACCACCGGTTGAAATATTTTTCTTTTGTTCAAAATATTGAAATACATATTTTGAATTTTCCAACAAATAATCATTTTTTTGAGATTTAAGACGTTTAATTTTCAATTTATAATCCTTAATTTCATCTTTGATATCCATAATTCTATCTATTTCATTTTTCTTTAATTGTCTTAGTTCTAATTTTAACTCATCTATTATTATAGTTAATCTTGGTATTTCTTCAGTTTCGATATTTTCAAAATAATTTAACATTTCACTATGTTTTTCATCGATGTTATTATTTGTATAAACAGATTTACTACTTTTCATTTTAATTAATGTGATTTATTGTATTTATTATATTTTTTCACTAATTAATATATAAAGTAATGTCGAAGAAGAGGAATATTGATGAGTATCCAATTGTTTTAAGTGAACAACCATGGAAAGTTTTTAATATATTGAAAAATATACAAGAAAACCGAACAGAAGACAAGCGTAACACATTATATTCGGCATCTGAATTATATATTTTATTTGTTAGTGTATTGCGATATTGGAAAAAGGGTATTGATAAAAGCATAGAAATAATAAGAAAATTGCATAAATATATTGAAGACATAGAAGGATCTAGCACAGAAATAAAACCACTAAATATTAGTGAATCTCGTGAAGAAAATAGAAATAATTATATAGAATATCTTAAAGTATATCCGGAGGTTGAAAAAATTGCGAGATCACAAAACAAACTTCAAGATATAACGGGCAAAATAAGAAAAATAAATAATTTCTTGAACAATCTTGATATATATATTACTACAAATGTTGGAAATCATAAGGAAAATATGCAAAAACTAAAAAAGTCAATTTACAAAAATTTTTTAAATAAATTAAAGAGATATGAATTATTAATCAAAGAAAAACACTATTTGGAGAATATTTCATGGATAATAAATGGCGAAGGAATGATACCTAAACGGATAAAAACAATAACAAATCAACCGGGTATTCAGAATATTACGATGAATATTATCATAAATGGTAATGTTGTAGGTAATCAAACGATTGAATTACCGAATAATGAGAAAGTTTTTGAAAATTTTGGAGAAGATCTATATCATAGTAATGTTACAGATTTCGATTCTGGAGAAGAGAGCGATGAAGATGATGAAGATGATGAAGATGATGAAGATGATGAAGATGAAGACGTTGGACAAATGGTCCAAATCAACGATCAATTACAGCAACACGCTGGTAAAAAACCTACGAGAAAACGTAATAAAAATAAAGTAAGAAAGTCAAAGATTAAAAGGACTAAATCCAAAAAGTCGTCAAAAAGTAAAAAACGAAATCTCAAAATATATCACAATGCACACACCAAGACAAATCGAAAAAAAAGAGTATCATAAAATGTTTTTTATAACAAAAGCTATAGAAGATGGATGGACGGTGAAAAAAAGGAATGATTCATATATTTTCATAAAGAAAAATGAAAATAAAAAAGAAGTTCTTAAACGAGAATATTTAGAAACTTTTGTAAATTCCAATTTACATCCTTTTTCATGAATAATATGGATAGTCTGTATAAAATACAATAATATTTATTATTAGACACCATGTACCAGTATACATATATATATATATTTAGTATAATTAAACAAAATAGAATTAAAATTTTTTTAAAATAAATTTTAATTTAGCGAATTTCTCTAAATTTTTTTCTTTTTCTATTATATATTCATATAAATATGGGTGGAGCTTTGATGCAACTAGTCGCCTATGGCGCACAAGACGTTTTTCTTACCGGTACTCCTGAGATCACCTTCTGGAAGGTGTCATACAGAAGACACACCAACTTCGCCATGGAGTCCATCGAACAAACTTTCTCTGGACAAGCCGATTTTGGTAGACGTGTTACTTGCACAATCTCCAGAAATGGTGATCTTGCTTACAGAACTTATCTTCAGGTGACTCTTCCTGAGATCAACCAAACCATGGCTGGTTCCGCCCAAGGTTCCGCCGTCTATGCCAGATGGTTGGACTATTGTGGTGAGCAACTTATTGCCCAAGTTGAGGTTGAGATTGGTGGTCAAAGAATCGACCGTCAATATGGTGACTGGATGCACATCTGGAACCAAGTGACCATGACATCTGAGCAACAAAAGGGATACTTCAAGATGATTGGTAACACCACTCAACTTACATACATCACCGACCCTACTTTTGCCTCCGTGTCTGGTCCTTGTGCCGCCAACGGTGCCCCTACCCAAGTGTGTGCCCCAAGAAACGCTCTTCCTGAGACCACTCTTTACGTTCCTCTTCTTTTCTGGTTTTGCAGAAACCCTGGACTTGCCCTTCCTCTTATTGCCCTTCAATACCACGAGGTCAAGATCAACCTTGACTTGAGACCTCTTGGTGAGTGCTTGTGGGCTGTCAACTCCCTTACTGCCACCAGCGGAACTCAATCCGTCACCACCGCCTATCAACAATCCCTTGTTGCTGCTTCTCTTTACGTTGATTATATCTTCCTTGATACCGATGAGCGTAGAAAGATGGCCCAGAACCCTCATGAGTATTTGATTGAGCAGGTTCAATTCACTGGTGATGAATCTGTTGGTTCCTCATCCAACAAGATCAAGTTGAACTTCAACCACCCTGTCAAGGAACTTGTCTGGGTTGTCCAACCTGATAGCAACGTTGATTACTGTGCTTCCATGGATGCTCAATCCGTTCTTTTCAAGACCCTTGGTGCCCAGCCATTCAACTACACCGACTCTCTTGATGCCCTTCCTAATGCCATCCACGCCTTTGCTGGACCTGCCGAGATCAGCGGTTCTACCGAATTCGTTACTTCTCAAGGTCTTTTCCAAATGCCTGGTGCCACAGATGTGTCTGGACACGGTCTTCTTGATGCTCCTTTCGATGCTCAATCTGGTGCCATCGGTGCTTCTGGTGTGTCTGATGCTGGATCATTCGTCCTTGCCGAGACCGCTCTTGACCTCCACTGTTGGGGTGAGAACCCTGTTGTTACCGCTAAGCTTCAACTTAACGGTCAAGACAGATTCTCTGAGCGTGAGGGATCATACTTCGATGTTGTCCAACCTTACCAACACCACACCCGTGCCCCTGATACTGGTATCAACGTGTACTCCTTCGCCCTTAGACCTGAGGAACACCAACCATCTGGAAGTTGCAACTTCTCCAGAATCGACAACGCTGTCCTTCAGTTGGTTCTTTCTTCTCCTACAGTCTCTGGTGTCGCTACTGCCAAGGTCAGAGTGTACGCTGTTAACTACAATGTCCTTCGTGTCATGAGTGGCATGGCGGGTGTTGCTTACAGTAACTAAGCACCATGTAAATATGTTTTACATATTTCTATAATTATAAATCTAAAAATAATTAAACATTAGAAAACAAATAAAGAATATAAAAAGTATATTTTTATATTTTTAATAATATGTCTTCATTAAAAACTCATGTTGCCACCACACAAAATCAATTATTGTTGGATAATCTTATGGAATTTTATGAAAATAAAGATTACTTAAAACAAATGATGAACATCATTAATGGGGAATCTAATATTTCTCTTAGAATTATTGATTGGTTCGTTACTAATTTTGCTAAAAAAAATTTTACTGTTTACGAAATATTAACTAAAACTACTCTTGATGGAGAACCTGAAAGAAAAAGATTCAAAGTATATAATGACTACAAACTAAAACTCAAAGCTTATTCAAAAAGAAAATTTGATCCTTTTTGTAGATGGGAACGCATTTCTATTCCTTATGATAACAATATTGTTATGGAAACCACTATAGGACAACTCAACTTTTTTAAATGGGCTATAGAAAATAAAATTATAGATTATATTCGTGAAAATTATCAAGCTATTGAAAGTGATATGAATACACGAAATAATACCTATAAAAATCAAGGAAAACAAGACTCTAAAACACGCAAAAAAAGAGAAGAATTATCTATTTATGCATGTAAATGTATCAAAAAAGAATCCGTGGAAATTGTTGTCAAATTTAATTAGATTATTTATGGCATAGGTACACCACATCCATGTTTTATCATAAGTAATTTTATTGGTAAACACGATTCATGATTTGGATCTTTAATACAAGTATTATATGAATCTTTTAATAATTCACACCAATCTAATTTTACATTATGAATTTGTAATTCTTTACTATCTAAATCTATCTTATTTGGTTTCATTATTGAATATATTACATTACGCCCTATTGCACTTCCTGTTCCCAAAGATATCCCTTCTGCTACCCAAGTCCCTACTGATGTTCCCATAGACTGTTTTGTAGGTATATTTGGTTTAAAAGGAGGAGGAGGAGGAGGAGGATGAGGATGAGTGTTATTATTCATCAGACCAATATATATTATCATATATACAGTTTTTTATTCTGTTTTATTTTATATTTTTATCGTCCTCCTTTTGCACCATCATAATTTGCCCATATTCCTATTGGTAAATCAACATATTTAAATTTATATTTACTTGAATTCTTTATTAAATTTAAAAAATGAAAATCACCACAAACGTCTGCCTTAAATTTAAAATTTGAAAATACACTATAATGTACACAAAAACACGCCATATCTATATCACCATTCTGAAAAATATTATTACGAAAATTATCATCTTTAGGCAAAATACGATCCTTGTATATTTTAGACTTGTAAATTAGAACATCGGTTTCTTTCGATTTTTCACATATTTTCGCTAATTTTTCTATAAATGTTGCGTCTATTAATTTACTATCATCGTCCAATATAATAACCCATCCTTCTTTTGGTTGTTCCCCTAAATTATTTAAATATAAATTATAAAATGCTCTACCTGCTTTAATATTAGGAATCACACAAATTACATCTTCTTCACATATTAAATATGAACAGTTAGCATTATCATTACTTTTAATATGTCTGATATTTTCATAAGATTGTAAATCAATACTATCTTTTAAAGTTTTATAATACTTTTCACGATTACCTGTACGTGTTAATATATTTATGACAACCATTATAGTTTTCATCAATATATTTTTTGGTTAAATCAAACACAACACTATATATGGATTATTATATATGCCATATTATCCTAATCTTAACTTACTTTTTATTCATATTCCTAAAACTGGCGGTTCAGCGATTGAAGATGCCCTACAAAAGAAGAATATCAAATCTACACTCATACAACGAGGACAACCAGTTGCTGGTATTTGTAATAATATGTTGGACTATCCTTATAAAAACAATTCCTTACAACATCAATTCTATAACACAATCTATACATTTCGTGATAAATTAAACGTAAATTTTGAGAATATACGAGTATTTTCTGTTGTTAGAAATCCGTATAATAGAATCATAAGTGATTTGATATGGCTGAAACTTATCAACAAAGATACTTCTCCACAAAACGTTTTTGATGTAATCAAAAATAACTACTTGTATAGGACGGATTTAGATAATCACAATCAACCACAATACAAATTTATCACAAATGATAATAATGATATATATCCAAATATCATAATATTTAGATGCGAAACTTTAAACGAAACAAATGATAAATTAAATGAATATATAGGAGTTTCTATTAATATTCGCAAATCAAACATCAATAAAGACTATTCGAAATATCTAAACAAAGACAGCATACATATCATTAACGAATTTTACAAAAAAGACTTCGAAATATTCAACTACAAATTACTCGATTAAAATAAATTGTTATCTATTGTGACTCCACCGGCACGGACCCTTTTTCCTTTCAACCTAAATGTTGATTTATGTTTGATGTTGTTATTATTTAGAACATATTTCAAGAAACTTTCAGAATGTAAAGGGCGATTCTCTGCATATTCCTTCGCAAATGATAATCTCGAACCATACACAACCATCGAATCCGGAGGACCCACTGCCATTCTATCATTATACCCACCAAAAAGGTCAAATGATGGTGTAAGAACCAGATTCTCTCGATGACTTTGTAAAATATCTTCTATACACATTTTGTTATATTTCAAATCGGGACGAATATACAAAACTAAATCGTATGTGTTTCCACTCTGTTTCCATAACTTGGTCACCTCATTTAACGAATTCATCTGACATAAAAAATTTTGTAATGATTTATAATTATCATTCCACGGATCGCCATTTTTCTTATATGTTTTAAATTCTAAATTTTCTAAATATACCATCTGGTTTGTAACCACAACATTTTCACAATTTAATAATTTATACTCATCTTTGTCTAATTTACATTTATTTTCTTTGGACCTTGCGTTTGTTAATTCCTCTAAATCATATGTGTGTAAAAATTTTGTATATGTTATTCCATTTAATGAAAGCACCTCGAAAATATTATTTTTTATTGATTCAATCGTATATTTCAATGAACGAGTCAGCCCAAAAAAACATATAGCAATGTGCATTTATATTGAATATATAATGTATTTCTAATGTTTATTATACAAACACAACATACAATTCAAAGTTTCACACAAATTTTTTTCTATCAACAAAGATTATTCTTTCAAAAAGAACTTTTCAATGAATCATTTTTTCAAATCATTGATAAATTGATTCATTTCTAAAATATCTGTTTTTAAAAGTATATCTTTGGACTTTTCCCTAAACGTTTCATACATTATTTTATTATTCTTCAATTTCATCCAACTACTTTTTGGATATAGTTCTGTTAAAGGTTTCATCGAATGTTCCTTGATTTCTTCTAAAATATCTTTCGATTTATCTCTTAAATATGTATCATCTTCAAAATCCGTCATTTTTAAAATTGTTGCCTTTGAACCCTTACGATATTTATCTTTATGAACTCCTCCACCACGACCTTCTTTTATACCATACATATACTCAAAACTCATATACCTATAATGATTTATACACAATAAACTACTTGTTGCCGGTATATGTAACATATGATTTGTTCCATATATCGGCAACATATCCCATATTCCATGAATATCTACTTTACTCAAATGGTTCATATTGTATATACATTTAGGATGTTGTTTAGAATCATACTTTAACCGTCTAATATTTGTATCTATTACTGATTTGGGATGCTCAAACACCGATGGATAATATAAAGTCATTTGAATCAATATTTGTTGAGTTCGTTGATTTATATGTTCTCCTAAAATCTTCTTCAAATTATCCGATTTTTTTGAATATAAAAACTCATCAGCGTCAAATACACATAACCATTTCACTTCAGGCTTTATTTTGGAAATATATTTTCCATAACTCTCTCTTTGACCTAACTTTGGCTCTTTATATATTGTAACAAATCCAGAATCAATAAATTTTGTTATATCATAATTATCTTGAGAACCATTATCAATTAACCATACATGATCTACTCCCCATTTTTTATAATGTGTGAGCCATTCATACAAAATACTTCTCTCATTTTTAAAATAAGTTAAAATTCCTAAAGTATATTTCTTTTCTTCCATTTATATATTTTTTGTTATTTTTTGTTAGTTTAGGTTCTCAAATACTATTTAGGTTCTCAAATTCCTAAATTAATTTTGTGTATAAAAAATCACATTTTATTTTTCTGTTTTCATTTCTTGTTTTTTTTCAGACAAATTTATTTTAGGAATTTGAGAACCTAAATAGTATTTGAGAACCTGAATTCTAATATTATAAATATATATACAATATGGGTTTAGGATGTAATAGAGCTAATGCAAGACCTCCAGTAAAATATTCTAAAATTACACAATTTTTGCACGAATTAAGTTCAAATGATGAAAATTTACCATATAATTTCTTGTTACTATTAGACGATGATGCTTTTGAAAAATCTTGTCCATTATTTCCATCTTTGAAAAATCGTATTAGGAAAAAGATAAAAAATTATGAATTATGTATAGAGAAATATTCAAATTTATCTAACATCGAATATCCAATTGATGAAACTCCTGAAGTTAATAAATTATATATTATGTTACCAAAAGAACAAATATTTATAGATCCAAAAAATTATGATACCAGATTACTTGAGTCAAAAATGCAAGAATTAAGTTTAATTTTTATGGATTTAGGAGCTCATGAAATTGAAATAACTACAGTTCATAAAACATCTAATAGTCAAAGTACATCTTTTGGTGCTGATGTAAATGTTAATCATATTGATGTAGGAACAAACGCAGAATTAAGTAATAGTAATTCAAATACACACGAAATTAAAGAACATCTAACATTTCCAAAAATAGACGATTATAAACTTGAAGTAAATAAATTAAGTCGTTATCAATATTTATGTAAAAACTTTAGATGGAGAAATCTTATTGTAAAACGTGTTGATGGGTTACTTGAAAAGTTTGAATACGAATTGGAAAATAGTGAAGAAAATGAAAAAGCAACAAAAATAGTAGAAAAGTTAAAATTATTCAATATTTCTGTTTCATATAATAATGAACAACATGTAACTAATACAAAAAAATATACAGTAAAATTTAATACCCTCAAAAAAGAAAATATATTGTATGGTGACGAAGAAAAAGAAAACTCTTCGCAAGACGATTCCATTTCTGAATCTGTATCTGTAAAAGATGTCAATATTGATGTTGTTTGAGTTTCATTATTTTTACTAAACCAAAGGTATCTTCGATTAAATATTTTGTGTATGATTTTTCACAAAATATTTAAATTAAACTTTAGATCTTCTAGATTTGTTTTTTCTAGATTTATTATTTTTAGATTTCTTTCTTTTTGATTTTCTTGTTTTTGATTTTCTTCGTTTATTTCCTCCTTGTGATACCTGATTTTCCATATCAGCTCTTGCATTTTCAACATTTCTAACTATGGTACTGTTTGATACTCTTGAAGTTAGGTATTCTCCTATTTGGTTATGTACAGGAATCTCGTCTCCCATTAAATGTTTATCATATACACCTAAATACGCGTCTTTTCTCATTTCCAGATTATCATTAAAAATACCTTGATACACCGGTTTTACATAAATATGTGTTACGTTGTTGTTATCGACCACTTTAAAATATTTTCTATACATTCTTGTTAAAGGTACTATTGTATTAAGATAATATCCAAATTGTTCAGGATAGTTACCTGTTATAAAATCATTTTGAATATTAGGAAGACTTCCATCAGGTTTAAATCCATCATCAATATATCGATATATTTCTGGATTTACAGTAGGATCATAATTAAGTGTTATAGATTGAAAAGTACCTAGGTGTTGCTCATCCGGACCATTTCTTGCCCTAGGATCATGTCTATTATTATATTCCCCATCATCATGAAACAAATTTTGTACACGAAACAAACGTCGTCCCCAACCTGCTTCCAACCGTTCATTTGGTGGATTAATTATTACTGGTAATTGATGTCGATTAAAAAAATTTCTAATATTAGCATTAGGATATTCAGTTATAATACTCATTTACGAATATAAATTATATATATTATTGATATTTAGTTTTTTCTGGTTCTATTTTTTCTAGATTTTCTTCTCTTGGTTTTTTTGTTTCGAGTTTCTCCTCTAAAGCTACCTCCCATCCAAGATGGGCGTCTACTTCGGCGTATAGGTCTTCGATAATGGGTTAGGTTCCTCGCATTTGTATAATCGGAAGATGTATCAGTAATCAATGGAAACGCTTGTGGAGCCGGTTGTAATGGTGGAGCTGATGGATCCGGTTGTAATGGTGGAGCTGATGGATCCGGTTGTAATGGTGGAGCTGATGGATCCGGTTGTAATGGTGGTTCATATGTTTCTAATAGTTGTACATTTTCTGCGTGTACAAGCGGAGAAATTGGTTCAGCAGTTGGAGTGGTGCGTTCTCCCGTTGGAATGCCTCCATTCAATTTTCTAGATTTTCTTTTTTTAGATTTCTTTCTTTTTGATTTTCTTGTTTTTTTACAGTTTCCTCCTAGATTAGAATCACCAATCCAACCACTACATTCTTGATATAAATCAGATATTACTTTTTGTTTATTTCCATCCTTTGCGATTAACCATAAAATAAAATATGGATATATTTTTTGAAAATGATTAAATGCTGTAACTGTCAATAAAGTAGTTCTTATTTCTTCTAAAGTTATTTTTTCTCCATTTAAAATTTGGACCTTTCTTTCTTTTAAGTTATTATTCCAAACATGACTTATCCAATGAAAGTGATTAAATATAAGACCAGGTTGCATAGGTTGCATAGGACTAAAAAATTCTTCAAATTCTTGACGATATTGTGGATCCAAACGATTAATATCAACACTATTAAAAAAGTTATTTATATATGTAGTTAATTCGTTAGCATAATTATAATTATCAGGATTATTAATATAAAATACTTCACCATCTTTTATTGACATACTACGTAATATCCATACAATAATGTTCAGTTTTAAATACATATTACAATCTCCTTCTGGTCCATCCAATAAGTATCCTCTAAAATCATCCAACAACGGTGTATCAGTATCAATTAAACATTCATTATATCCTTCAATTAATCTATTACGCAACCATTGTGGTTGATCTAATACTTTATCCATAAGATTGAGTATTCCATTTCTTACTACAAGTCCAAAAGCACCTCCAGTAGGAGAATATCCATAATTTAAACGTGTTCGTGCTTCTGTTTCCCAAGTGTTTAAATCTGGTTTTATTATTTTATTAACTATTGCTTCTTTTATTTCTTCAGTAGTTGAATCATTAGAAAGACGAACAAAACCATTATATAAATTTTTACGACATAATGGACATAAATAAGATCTTGTTCTATGCTGGTTGAAACAATATTGATGAAGTTCATGTCCACAAGGTAAAACTTTTATTGGATTATCCATACTAGTACGATTCATATCTTCTAAACAAATACAACAATTATCTTCCACATGTTGACTTCTTGTGGTTACTCTACTCATACATAATATATCTTGATATAATTTAAAATTCGTTTGTTTAATAATTCCTATGTATATTTTATAATGTCTTCTAAAGATCAAGATTTCAATCAACGCATTAATGTTGCTTCGACTTTGACATTAGAGCTCTACAGAGTATTAATGGGTGCATTCTTAATGGTGTTTGTTCCTCAAAAGTGTGGGGATCATATTTGTTCAATAAATGAAAATATCAATCGTGATGATACATTATCACGTATTACAGTAGCATTTAATTCTATTACACTATTTGCTTTCTTGATTCTTTATGCAATAGAAGTAAAAAGAGAAAGTAAACTAATCACATATTTAGAAGTTAATAAATTCAAAGCTCTTGATAATGAATCTGTTGGAGAAGCATTAACCCAATTAGAGAGTTCAAAAAAAGATAATATTTTAAGTTATGATGTGTATTATCAAAAAACTGGATATTTATGTACTGGAATTTTTGGTGTTAATAGTATTTTAAGTTCAATCGTAATTTATACACATTATTTAGATAGTAAAACAGTTACTGTATATTTAACAAATTTACTATTTATGTCTTTAAAGGTTCTCGATGTTTATAATACAGTAAATACAAAACCCAATATTTTTTATAGTGCATATCTTAAAAATAAAGTACAATTTAATGATGTAGACCCTGATAAAATAATTAAAATAGAATCAGTTGAGAACCCACCTCTGGAAATAGAATCAGAAAGTAAAGAACCGGAAAGTAAAGTATCAGAAGAGACTAAAGTAAGTGAAGTTAAAACAGAAACAGAATTAATTACAGAAAATACCGAAGAATCTAAATGTTAGGTTCTCGAATACTATTTAGGTTCTCAAATTCCTAAATTAATTTTGTGTATAAAAAATCACATTTTATTTTTTAGTTTCCATTTCTTGTTTTTTTCAGACAAAATTAATTTAGGAATTTGAGAACCTAAATAGTATTTGAGAACCAAGAAATATAAAATTGATGTATTTTTATGTATTATTATATATTTTATTAAATTATAGATAATAATGGAACAACATATAATAGATATAAGAGAAGACTATGGACAGTTTATTGAAATAGATATAGAAAGTCTTGAAGTTATTCGAAGAGTACCTAAAAAAGTGAATGAATATATGAAGCCATCATTAATTCATTCTATTTATACAATAGTAATGTTTGTATTAAAACAAATACATGAAGTATAGAATTATTCTCTAAGAGGTCTTTGGTTAGGTTCCATATAGAGTGGTTCAGGAATGTGAAGTGGTAGTTTATTCATAACAGCCAAAGATTCTAATTGTTTGAAATCAGGTACGACAGGTTTCATAGGTGTTACTAAATTAGTAGATCCAGTTCCATGTAAATGTGACTCAATATCAACAAAGTTGTGCGATAATTGTATAGAACCCATACGTCCTACAAGAAGACCATCACCAGCAATATGATTGGTAAAAGCTTGTCCATTTCCTTGATTAGTATATATACGATGATCAAATTGTAATTGTAATGATTTTTGTTGTGCGTGGTAGTTACCAGCAGTGTTATTATTTCTTGTAGATGCCATATTTATATATATCTCATATTTTATTTAATAATTCTTCATAATGATCATTAATTTTGTTTGGATCTTGTAAAAAATTTTCATATACGATTTTAAATAGCCATAGATGATCATAACAACATAAAATTGCTAAACCAATTTCAGGATCTATGGAAAACATTCTAGCTGCGGCTTTTTGATATAATTTTTCAAAATATTCATTATGTTTGGTATTTTTATAAATGGTTTCCATGGATTTTTTACAGGAATCATTATCAAATAATAATTCATCAAAAGATTCATCATCACTATCATCGTCATCTTTTTGAATATTAGATACATCCATATTGAAAAAAGTTCTCAAAAATTGTCGATAAGATTTATTATCATTATAATAATTATGAGTTTCCATATAAAAATATCCATAAGTGTATTTTTATATAGTTTGCTTAAAAAGAAGTATTTGGTCTTAACTCATTTTGTTGTTCCATGGTCATTTCACGTGCGGATATACCACCACGTCTCCATCCATCGAAAGCGAGTTCTTCAATAGAGTTGGAAGGATTATTGATGTATGATTTCAATTCATCTCTTAATGGGTATTTTTGAGGATCACAATAAGGTTTATCCATAATAGTAGAAACACTTTTTTTTTCTGAAATATTCTCACCTTGTTGAAGTTGAGATTCGAGTGTAGGATCACCATTACCACGACCTAAATAAGGCACAGTAATAAATGGTCTTTGATGAAGTTGAAGTTTTTCTAAAGGTCTTTCAGCACCGACTTTATTTAAAAGTGCAGATTCATAATCAACAACATTTGCAGAAATACCTCCAATACCGTTTCCGAACATAATACCATGATGTTGGGTAGCAAAATCTACTTGTGAGTTGGAAGCACTATCACTAAAATAGTTTGATACAGAGTAAGAACCAAATTTGGTATTTTGAACATTTACTTGTGTTTGATCAACCATATCTGATCTTAATCCGCTCACATTATTAAATACATAACTATGTAATGTCGACATTAATACTTTTCTATATAAGATACAGCAAGAAAATTATTTAGATTTAATTTGTATGACGATCTAAATTTCTTGCACAAGCAAATAGATTACCTTCTTTACAAGATACCATGCTTCCGTAACAAAAATCAGCAAAGGCTGCTTGATCATTTGGTATTGTTGTGCTGGGAGTGGAATGAAATGGTTTCAAAGATTGCTCAAACACAAATTGGTCTCCTAAATCTGTAAATAGTTTGTTTGAAATATCTGGCTGTCCGGGATTTGCTTCAGCAACCATTTGTTTGGCACTTTCTAAAATAGTTTCACCGTTACTTTCTGTAAAAGCAGGTGGTGCTGGTCTTTTATTAGCAGCATCGTCATAATCAGTTAATAATACGTTGGAAAGTGGATTTGTTGCTTTTGTTTCATCAAAAATGGTTGGACTTGAATCAAATTGATCTAAAACCGCTAAAGCTGGATTCTCGAAATTTTCTTGTTTTTTCAATTCATTTTTTTCTTGAATTCGTTTTTCTTCTTGAGTTTTGAAAAAATAAAGACAATAAATTCCAAAAAGAGTAATAATACATACTAATAATATACGTAAATTCTTACTATATACAAAGCTTAATAGTGTAAGAATCAATACAGTTCTAGTAATTGAATTCAGTTTTTGATAATATTCCATATCTTCTACTGGAAAAAATTCAAAAATGTAATCTTTTTGAAACAATATATTTGGGTTCTCGAACCAAAATGGAATAGATTTTTCTTCTTGTGATCCCTCCTTTAAAAATGATTCATTCGAAGATATATTTGTTTGAGTTTTAGCTTCATTATCCATTTGTATGTCCATTTGTTATATTCTTATATATATAACAAATATGATTTTTTATTTTTGTTTCATACATTTATCGTCTATTTCTAAAGATTCACATTTTTCTGTTTGAGGCACTACCTTTAATACACACTTCGATTTTTCTCCATAAAGTGGTTCTACACATCCCTTTTCTCCTTCTTTACTTTGGAGCGTTTTTTTCATTAGTTTTTTCATTATTTTCATTTCTTTTAAACTTTTTGTACATCGTGAACGGAAATGTTCATAACGTTCTCGAACATCGTCATAACTTAATCCTGACTTTTTATTTAACATAGTGTTTATGGTTTCATGTAAATCATAAATATATTTAGAAAATGTTTCTCGGGATTTTAAAGCCGATTTATTTAGCGGAAGTTTTTGTAAATTTTTACAAAGATTTTTCCTACATTTACCACAAGGTAAAACATACTTTAAACTAAATATAAATTCTTGATAACGGGTCTTATCTTTACAAGTTGGTTTCAAAGGATAATTGAAACTCATCGTGTGTAAATAATGCCACATACTTGGACCCCATACAGAAGTCAACATACCATCATTACTATTGTAATCATTATCTGAAAATATCTTTTTACGTGTTTTATTTTTTTGTTTTTTGTTTTTTGATCTTATTGTTTTCATTATGTAGTCATATATTATTTGTAGGAAATATATTAGAAAGAAATAGTGATGCTTTACTATTCGTAATTCTGGGTTATTCTAAATATCTATTTGTTATATATAATGCCCAGTTTTTCAAAAGTTGTAGGAGAAGTAGTAAGACCATATTATAATTATATTATTGCAGCAATCGCATTCGTTTTCTTCGCAGTACTTGCGTATTTAATTTATAAAAATGTATTTTCAAAGAAAAAGAAAAATATTAAATTCGATGATGTCGCTAATGCTAATAACCGTAAAGGATCTATTGATATTTTCTTCTTCTTTGTTGATTGGTGCCCTCATTGCAAAACCGCTAAACCTGAATGGGACCAGTTCAAACGTAATTTTAATAATTCTACCATAGGAGACAACGTCGTTAAATGTTATGATATTAATTGTACTGATGATAATGGAGAAGATATTGTTGAATTTGATAATAGTGATCCAGATAACCCAGTCCAAACAGGAATTAAACCAACATCTATGAAAACTACCGAGCTAATCAAATTATACAATATTGACGCTTATCCTACAATTAAACTTAAAAAAGACGATATTGTAGTTGACTTTGACGCTAAAATCACACAAGTTGCATTATCAAAGTTCGTCAATAGTGTTTAAGTTAGCTACTTCATTTAATGAAATATCTAGTGTTTGAATGACATTTTCAAGTACTCCCCATGATTCTAAATATTGTTTTGTTTCGGTGATACCTTTTTGAATGATGTTTGTACGGTATGATTGGGATTTTGCTATGGTTTCAAATAAATCTAAAATGGTCACAGGGGCGCCTTCGGCGCCCCCTTCTTCAAACATATTATCAACATCCGTATAATCCATCACTATTTTGTGTTTGATATCTTCTTTAGTGTCGTTTGTAAAAATCACTTTTTTGAATATTTTTTCAAACAATAAAAATGAATAATTGAATATATTTGTGGTTTCTGTTATTGATGTAGTATTTTTAGAAAAATTTCCGACTGCAATACCTAATATAGTATTTCGATCGACACCATGGTCTATGCACTTAGATACTGGAAAATTTAGTAAAATGCCGCCATCCAAATAACATTTATTATCGAATAAATATGGTGGAAACATAAAAGGAATGGCACATGAAGCGTAAACCGCGTCTACCACTTTCCAATCACCATGACTATAGTGAGATAATTCGATTAGTTCATAATTATTCATTTCGGTGGTGTAAATATATAAATCTGTATGATTGTATTCATAAAGGTCTTGTAAGGTCAAATTTGGATCTAAATCCAGACTTTTCAATAAAGGTTCAAATATATAATAAAAAAAACGTTTATGTAAGACCCCGTTGTTTTCAAGAATTTGAATCGGATTATACATGGCATTTTGAATAACATTTAGCCAAGGACGTTTTATCAAATATGTATCAACCGTTTCAAAGTCGATTTTTAAAGATAAAATGACAGATATAATGGAACCTACTGAAGTTCCATAATAAGATTTTATGTTGGATAAATTTATAAAACCGGATTCGCAACATGCTTTGACGGCACCGTATGCGTAAAGTCCCCAAATACCTCCACCAGAAATTACTATATGCTCTATTTGATTGTTTGATGTGTCCATATTTAATATATTTGTAAATATGGATTTATATGTTTTATTTGACAAATTTAATGCTTCTTGGATTGTCTTCTCTTTTTTTGGACCTTTCTGCGGGTCTTTCTTGCCTTGATCTTGCGGGTCTTTCTCTTTCCACCAGATAAAGGAGCCATTCGCGCATCCATCTGGTCAGGCTCAGTTTTCTTAGATTTAAAAAATCGGCTATTTTTAACTGCTCCTTCCAATCTTTTCAATCCGCTAGACATAGCGTTTCCTGTACCTTGATATAGTTTTCTTGTTGCATTTCCTATATTCATATTATTGTAACTTTTTCGGACGCTACTTGAAAACTTTTTACTCTTTTGTCCAATATCATTATAGACTCCGGTGTAACTAGATGATTCTTTAAATACTGGAATCTTACTTGCTGTGAACTCATAAGGTATAATCTTATTGTGAAATTGTCTGTAATCTAATGGATATGTTCTATTGTACTTTTCATTCCTCCTATCGTCTTTAATAATACTATTCATTTCAATTTCTAACTCTCCACCTAAACTTTTTGTAATTGGCTTAGCTATATGCTTCAATACATTTACTAGTTTTTTTAGATTATTAGAAACTGCTAGATAAAAATTATATCTTTGTTCCCTATCCATTCCACCTGCTTCGGTGGAAGTGCCATACTTTTTATTAATAGCCATTGCCATCCCTGGCTCCATCTTTCCAAGTGTATTATATTTTCCAATATCTTTTAATGATTTGTAATGATCTATGCTGCCAGCGAAATCACGGAAATTTTCACTAATTTTAAATTTAGTATCTAATGTATCAAGTTGTATAATTAAATCTTTAAGCTCATTCATAGCTTTTTCCAAATTTGCTTCAGAAGCTTCTTCTCTTTCTCTATTAACATCTGTTTCCATGTTTTCAGCAATAACCAAAGATTCTGAAATATTAAATTGTTTTCCGACAGCAGGATATTCTTTCAATGTAGTTTTCAATTTGTCGCAAAGTATTTTTGAAAAATTATCTTTATTTATTACTGGATCATCATTTGTAAATTTAGGTTTCTCCTGAGTAGGTGCAATACTAATCTCATTTTTCTTTAATTTTAACACATCCACACTTCCCACTTTATCGGTACCAACTATTGCTGTTAACTCGTAGAATTGTCCTCGTTCAACTGGTGCAGATTCAGGTGTTTCAGGTGTTTCATCTACGGGTTCAGGTTCAACAGCAGCAGGTGCAGTATCAACTTTTCTATATTCAGTTCCTTTTTTATTTAAAACTTTGAAGTCGGTACCTACTAATTCAGTTAATACTTCACTTGGTGTTTTATCGTTTTTGTATGTTGAAATATAATCATCAAATACTTTCAATATGTCCTCACTTAAAGAATTTCTATCTTCAATTGCAATTTTAGTTACTAATGCATCTTTTCCTTTTTCAGGACTAGGAATATCAAACCAAATTTGTTTCTTAGGACTGTCGGTAGCAGGAGTTGCCTTCTGTATGTACAATCCACAAGAATTTCCAATAAATCCAAATCCAGGATATGGATATGTTTGATATGTGAGTCCATCACTAAGTGTAACTATAACTCCAGAGCAATCTTCTGTGTTTGTCTCAGTTTCTACACCATCTATAAAATCCTTTATAATCTTTGGTGAGCTCATTTTAGAAAAATATATAATATAGTGCTAAAATAATTTAGTCAAAATTTGAGGAAATAAATATAATTTTTGTATATATGTCGTGTTTATTGTATGTCGATGAAGAAGAAGCAAATAATAAGATAAGTATAGATGAATTGTATGAAAAAAAGCATCAGCGTGATCTCAAACAAATTAGTATATTCAATAAGTTGCTAAATAGGATCCATAAAAGGATTCAAATAACTGGTCGTACTAAAAAGAGTGACAAACATGTTTGGTTTACTGTTCCTGAATATTTATTTGGAGAACCAAATTATGATCAAGGAGATTGTTTGGGATATTTAATTGCTAAATTAGAAGACAATGGATTTTACGTAAAATATTTACATCCAAATACTCTTTTCATAAGTTGGGAAAATTGGATACCTACATATGCACGAAGTGAGTTCAAAAAGAAGACCGGTATTGTAGTAGACGAACGAGGTAATGTTATTGATAAATCGGAAGATGCGGAAGAAATCGAATCTCACGATCCAAATGCACGATTACTAAATCTTCAAAAAGATAAAGAAAAGGAAAAGGAAAAAGAGCAAAAGCAATATACATCCATTAAATCATACAAACCAACAGGTAATTTAGTGTATGATCAAGATATGTTGGATAAAATAGAAAAGAAAGTAACCTTTTTATAATGTCCTAAACAAACAATATAAATCCTTTATTAATGTTTACGCGTACGTCTTTTTGACTTTCTTTTGGATTTTCTGGACTTTTTGGATTTCTTTACGCGACGGGTCTTACTCTTACCACCTTTTGAATTACGTGTCATATATACAGTTAATTTGTCATGATGCCAATCTGCAGTATTAAGAAAGTTCCTGCCAAGAAAATAAACATCAAAAACTTCATGATAGAATTCTCCCAATCTCTTATTTTTTGGGATAGCAGTATTTAAAGCATGTGTTTTATCTGCATCGTCTTCTTCATCTGTCACTGTGCATAGATCGTAAAGTTGTTGTAAAATCTCTTTTAATTTTTTTGGTTCTACTATTTTATTATCTTTGTCGTAGTATCCAGTATCTTTTTCATCATCATCCTTTATTGGAAATAATAATTCAATTTTTCCTTTGTCATTAAGAATTCGTGGACCAACATATTCAGGGTTTATTACTTTTTTCTTATATTTATTTTTTAAATCTGATTTTACTTTATCGTCATCAAATTTAAGTATATAATCCATTATATATAAATATCGATAAAATAAAAAATTGATTATATAATTATGAAAGTATCAGTATTCATAATTATGTCTCAATTCGTTCAAAATCCGAGGACGAAAGATTATGCTACTATAAACATGGAGAATAAGAAGACTAAAAAGAAACAGGTCTTGTTATCCAACGCAGAGAAGTGTAAATTATGGGATTTATATGATAATGACATAAAAGGTGATAGTAAAGTAGAACAACCAATTATTGTGTATGATAAACCGAACGAAAATCATGAACAAGGTTTATGTGAAACTTGTAATTCTATATTAATGATAATGGAAGATGGATTTCCAACATGTACAAATGTGAATTGTGGAATAATTGCTAAGGACACTTTAGACCATTCACCGGAATGGAGATTCTTTAATTCTGAAGACAGACATTCATCTGATCCAGCACGTTGTGGAAATCCAATAGACCCACTTTTAGTAGAATCATCATATGGTGTTAAAGTTCTTTGTAATAGTAAGTCTTCTTATCAAATGAAGAAGATTCGTAAATGGACAGAATGGCAATCTATGCCTTACAAGGAAAAGTCTTTGTATGATGAATTCCAATTTATTAAAACGATGGCTCAAAATGAAGGTATTCCTAAAATGTTGATAGATTATGCTATGGTAATTCATAAAGATATTTCTGAGCAAAAAATGTTCCGAGGTATGAATCGCGATGGCATCAAATCTGCGTCAATATATTTATCTTGTCGTTTAAATGGAAATCCACGTACACCACATGAAATTGCCAATATATTTAAATTGGATAAAACAAGTGCTACAAAAGGATGTTCTATGGCGGTAAATATATTAAATAATATTGAACGTAATTCTGATACAGAAAATAAAAGTGAATTATGTGCAACAACACCTTTATCATTCATAGAAAGATATTGTAGTAAGTTAAATATTACACCAGAACTAACACATTTGTCTACGTTTGTTGCTAAAAAAATACAAAAAGAAAATCTCATAAACGATAATACACCTCAAGCGGTTGCTGCAGGAATTGTATATTTCATTTCTATGATATGTAGTTTAAATATTTCTAAATCAGATATTAATAATATTTGCGGGGTTAGTGAAGTAACAATTAATAAATGTTATAAAAAAATGGATATACTAAAAGAATCTTTGATCCCAAATTGTATTTTAGTCAAATATTCGTAAAAATACACATATCACGTTTCATTTTTGAAATTAAAATATTAGTAAATACTATATATTTTTTATGGAACCTAATGAAGTAGGTAGCGTTAATACCGATTCGGTAGCAAAAAAAAAGAAAAATAAGGGTAAACAGAAACAAGATAAAAAACATCATTCTGGAACCAAACATCGACATAAAAAGAAGCCACATCTTGATGCAAGTGGAAATGAGATTATTGATATTTCTGGAGAACATATAGAACATGACTCACAAGATACTATTGAAAATAGTGATTCTAAAAATAACAACATTTCTGACTCATTTGATGAAATGATAGAAGAAGCTACAGAGGTGATTAATAAATCAGGAATTGAAAGTAGTGATTCTAAAAATAATAATCGTGCTGATTCATTTGATGAAATGATTGAAGAGGCTACTGAAGCTTCTGTTAAGAAAGATGAAGAAGATGCTGCTGCTAAGAAAGCTGAAGAAGATGCTGTTGCTAAGAAAGCTGAAGAAGATGCTGCTGCTAAGAAATCAGAAGAAGATGCTGCTGCTAAGAAAGCTGAAGAAGATGCTGCTGCTAAGAAAGCAGAAGAAGATGCTGTTGCTAAGAAAGCTGAAGAAGATGCCGCTGCTGCTAAGAAAGCTGAAGAAGATGCTGTTGCTAAGAAAGCAGAAGAAGATGCTGTTGCTAAGAAAGCAGAAGAAGATGCCGCTGCTGCTGTTAAGAAAGCTGAAGAAGATACAAAGAAGAAAGAAGAGGAAGAAACAAAGAAAAAAATGGAAGAAGATGCTGCTGCTGCTAATGAAGAAAGAAAGAAAAAAGCAGAAGAAACAAAACAGAAAATTAAAGAAGCATCTCAAAAAGTTGAAGAAGATATTAAGAAAGCCAAAGAAGCATCGAATCAAACTGAGTCAAGTGAAAATACAGAAGAAAATATAAGATATGTGATAAATCAAGATGAAAAAGTACCTCAATTACATGAAATTTATTCTGAAAATATTAATAATAAACTCGAAAATACAGAAGAAGTAGATAATCCTATGTCACCACGAACGCCCAAATTAATTTTTATTGTTCCATATAGAGATAGAGAGCAACAATTGAAATTTTTTGTAGAACATATGAAAAAAGTAATGGAAGACTATTCGCCTAATACATACAAAATACTATACATACACCAAAAAGACGAACGTAGTTTTAATAGAGGAGCTATGAAAAATATAGGTTTTTTGTATGTTAAAAATATGTATCCAAGAGAGTATAAATATATAACTTTGGTATTTAATGATGTAGATACGATGCCATTATCTAAGAATTTTCTGAATTATGAAACAAAAGAAGGAAATGTGAAACATTTTTATGGATATGAATTCACATTAGGTGGAATTGTATCTATAACTGGAGGTGATTTTGAAAAAGTAAATGGTTATGCAAATTATTGGTCATGGGGATATGAAGATAATGTTTTACAAGATCGTGTAATAAACTTAGGATTAAAGATAGATCGAAGTGAATTTTATCCTATAATGGATAAAAATATATTACAAATGAAAGATGGATTAACAAGGTTAGTTAATCGTGGTGAATTCGATAAATATGAAAAAGAAAATAACAACAAAGTGAATTTAGATGGAATTAAAACGATTCGTGATTTAAAATATGATTTTGATGAATCAAATAATTTTGTAAATGTAAGTTCTTTTAATACCGAAACACAAGAAAATAAAACACAAACAAAAACACATGATATGCGTCAAGGTTCGGTACCATTTAAACGTTCAATAAGAAGACCAAGAATGGCTATGTTTATGAATAAACGTTGAATAACTAAAAATTATCAACATTTTGAATCATTTTGACACATTTTTGAACATTTTCTTTTGAATTAGAATCTAATAATAAAGTGAGTTGTCCTTCGTGTAAACGATATAAAATAAGTGTTTCTTGTAAATTTATTAATTTTCCATATCTTTTAATTAATCGTAATTCTAAATCATAATCTTCTTGTATGAATTTTAATGTGGGATCATACACATTATAATTTCCGATATTTAAAATGGCGTGTTTTCTATAACATAGTGTAGGATGATTAGCAAACCAAGTAGGATTATTCTTTTTAACAAATTCCCAATCTATACAATATGGATGGTGTGTTTGTTGTAAACAATGTTTGTGAGTACTATTTTCAATATTTTTAAAAAGTTTCATATTAGAACCACATACATTTATATCTGGATTTTGATCCATAAAATTAATTTGTGTTTTTAATCTATCAGATATCATAACATCATCAGAATCCATTTTAAATATTAAATCATTAGAACATTTAATAATTCCAATATTGTTAGAAAAGGCAGTTCCAGAATTAGGGAAATGTTTGTGATATACAACTTCGGTAAATCGCGAGTTATCTGAAAACCATTTCAAAGAATCTTCTAAGTATTTTGTATGAATTTCGTCAGATCCATCATTAATCCAAACAACTTCAATACCAAAATGCCCATTTTGATTTCGTATAGATTCTAAACATTCACTTACATAACGTTTAGGAGTATTGTAACTAGTGATCATAACACTAACCCATCTAGAAGGATTTGTTAAAGAATCTGGTAAAATAACGGAATTAATAGTATCATATGATTGTTTTGCAGTACCCCATTCTTGATAAGCATAGACTTTTCTATGTCCTTGATAAGTAATTCCAGTAAAATGAATGGGTAAAAAGTAATGACTTGGATATATAGTCATAATATTTTTGTATTTTGTAGTATTTAGAAATTGTGTCAAAAGAGCTGGTCCAACAGAAACCCATGCACGATATTTTTGAATAGATTCATCATTAGTTCCATTTGAAATATAATTAATAATATCATTAACAAGTGTATGATTTGGAATAAATCCCATAGTTCCAGTAGCAATAAGATCATTTCGAATATTTTTATTTTCAAATGTAGCAAATCCTGAATTTTCAAAAAAAGAATCGTCAAAAGGTTCAATACAAATAGAATCAGCATCAACAAAAATTCCTCCAAACATTTTTAAAATTTCCCATCGAATAATATCAGCTTTTCCGTTAATTTCAGTAATCATATCAATTTGTTTTTGACATTTAAATATAATATTCCTTTTTTTGATTTCTTGTTCGTTCCAGAAAATATATTCTAAATGTGAATTTTTTTCTTTCCATGTTTTCATTAAGTCAGTAGGTGGTTCTTTAGGACCAATCCATATTTGATGTAATATTTTTGGTATAGTCATTATAATAAGTAATTCAAATCTATAGAATTCATAATCTATAGTATTTATATTTTTTTTGGTTTAATATTCAATAATTTTATAAGTAATACCATATTTAAAAGAAGACTCCCATATTCCAGATATTTTAATATAATAATTAAATTTTTCATCATAATTAATATTTTGTTTATATGCATTTTTCTCTTGATAGAATTTTATATAACCAGACAAAGAAATATTTTTAAAAGATAATTCTTTTGTCTTTCCTTGTAGTTGAAAATATGATGCATAACTATTTAGTAATTCTTCTTCTATTTTATGTAAAATATTAAATATATCTATGTTTAATTTTAATTCAAAATATAAATTATTTTTCATAATTTGTTTTACCTTTAGAGGAAATACAAAAAATAATCCGTTTAATGAAAAATGTTTATCTGAATAAATAATTTTTGAAAATTCACCGTCCATTATCATATTGGTTTTTTTTTCGCCAAAAAATATTCCAGAATTTTTATATTGCTTATTATTTAATAATAACTTCATTAATAAATTCGATATTAATCATATAAATGAGTTAATTTTATATGATTTCAAACACATATCTATTTGTAAAAAAGAAAAGTATTTTAAAAAAGAAAATATATAACAAGAAATATATAACAAGAAATATATAAGTATGTCTGCATTATTAAATTTGAATCAAATTAGATATGTTTCATGGAAAGGAAAAACATTAGATCAAGTGGTACCACGTCTCCAAAAAAACAAAAACAATCAATTCAATATGCAAGTTCAACAATTTATGCAAGCACAACCTTTAAAATTATATCGTAAAGAAATTGCAAGTAAACCTTCTGAAGTATGCAATACACGTACATCTATAAAAATAGATACTCTTAATATGCCCGGATCTACTCATGTGTCTGAAAGTCCTTATAATAATGCTGGTAATGGATTAGTTGGTACATTAAATATAAATGAACCAACAACTACATCTGAAAATCCCCCAGCTTGTCAAGAATCTTGTATTTTTTCCCCTGAAATGAATGCACGTAGACGTGTTCGTAGTTCTGGAATGATACCAAAAAAACACAATGTACACAAGAATAACGATCATTATCATACCAGTACAAAAGAATATTTAGTAAGTAGAAATAGAACTATTAAACAAAATGAATATAATTATATTAGAAAAGGTAATTCGGGTGTAGAACCAGGAACAGGATTGTCAAAATCTAACATATATAGTCCTGCTGGTCTTAGTCACTGTTATCAACCAGAAGTTGCAGAATCCCATAATAATAATCATTTCCAATATTTATGGTTAGATGGTGTTACATATGATGTATTCATTCCAGATGGAAAATATGATGTAGAAAGTTTAAATCAAATATTCCGTAATCAAATGACACTTAATAAACATTATTATATTGATAGTGCCGGCGAAAAAGTATTTTTAATGAATATTTCATACAATAATTTGACAGAACAAGTTATATTATATGCTACTCCTGATGTATTACAAGATACATATCCAGCTCCATCATATACAGTACCTGCAGCAACATCATGGTTGACATCTGTACCATATGTCGCACCAGGTGCAAATACATTTATTATAATTCTCAATAATCAATTTTCAAAATTATTGGGAACTTTACCTGGTCAATATGGATCAGGCTCAAGTTATTCACAAATGAGACCAGATATTACTCAAAATTATGTTGCAATACACTATAAACCAAGTAATCCCGGATTTGGTGTACAAGGTGCGGTGGATAGTAGTACACGTATTCATAGACGTAAATATAATACTATAAATGATGTAGCACATTCTATGGGAACTTCATATGGTTCAGGTACAGCAAATGCTATGGCATACGGCGTCTCTGAAACACCTTATAGTTTAAAACAACAAAAAGGATACGAAAATACAGCAACACCTATAATAAAACCAGATGGTACTTTGTGTATGAAACAAAAACTCATTTATCGTTATTAATACTTTCTTTATCATTATCATTATCGTAATTTATAAATAAATTATTAGGAATACTATTATAGTTAATCCTGTTTGAAATACACCACTGAATACATTTTTGAATATTTCCTCTTACAAGATTATTTATTTTATCTTGTTTAGTTTTATTTGACATTAATGAAATAGTATAATTAATATTCTTCAATTGTGTTTGACCAAATACAGAATTATATTCTTCTATTTTTTGTATAAAATAAAGAGGAATATCCTTAGATAAAAATCTACAATACTCATAGTCTTTTTTTAACATATTTTGAAAACAACTATGTATATATGAATAAAATTCTCTGTTAGATGTATATAAAAATCCTGAACAAACTATATATTTTTCGGAGTTAGCATAACGACTCGTTTTGGGCTTAACAATATACGTCTTTTTGTAAAAAGAAGACAACAAATATAATAAATCTATTGTATGATTCATAAAACAATCGAATATCTTTAATATAAAAGTTCCATCTTTCTTCTGAATACATAATGCATAAGCTATTTGTGCAAATAATAATTTTGAAATTACACTTTCTTGTTTATTAAAATCAAAAGAAAAATCAAATCCACCATCAGCTGTTACTAACTCAAATGAAGAGTCATATTTTTTTACTACATATTCAAAATTATCAATATTTAATATATCTCCTGTTCCATCTATTCCATTTTCTAATAATACATTACTATTGTCTTTTAAAAATAATTGACTCTTTTTCCAAGCTGGAATATTTGTATCTGCATTTTCATCCAATAAAGTCATACCTATATATGTATCATTTGGATTTGATCTTTGATGCAATAATGCTTCAATAAAACCACCAGGACCTTCCGCTAAATGAAAACTCTTTATTGAAGTTTTGTAATATATTGAAAATGTATGTAAAATTTCTATCATTTTAAAATAAGAACGGGATAAAGGCTTGTACTTTGATATTGGTCGTTTAAATTGAGGTGTACTTGTATGAATATATTCATAAGGATTTGTAAATTTTTTGTATACATCCCATGCTTTATCTATGTCCGTTATCTTTTCTTTTATTTCATACAAATATTTTGCTAAAGAATTTGATATTACAATATTATTTTCTATTTCTTGATAACATAAATCTTTATATATGTATTTGTTTGATCTTGGTAATAAATAATAAGTCATCCTAAATTGTTTATGAAAAAATATTTATATTCATTTTTTCATAGTAATTTTTTTAAATTATTTCTTTTTTGAAATCTTCTTTTTAGATGTTTTCTTTGGTTTTTCTTCATCTGAATCACTTTCTTCCTTTTCATCCTTTTCATCCTTTTCATCCTTTTCATCCTTTTCTCCCTTTTCATCCTTTTCTTCCTTTTCATTTTCTGAATCACTTTCTTCTTTTTCATCTTCCTTTTCTTTTTCCTGTTTTTTTTCCTTTTCATTTTCTGAATCACTTTCTTCTTTTTTTGATTTTTTAGAAATTGGCTCAAATTCATCATCGGACGATTCTGAATCAGAAGACAATAATTCTAAATTATCATTCATAGGTTTCAATACAATATTTGCCTTTATCTTTTTTATATCTCCTTTTATAGGAGATTGTAATTCTTGTTCTTTTTCTAAAGCTTGAGCTAATTCTGATTCTTCATCGTAATCTGTATCAAACATAGAAGACATTTTTTTGGCATTTATTAATAATTTTGCAATTTTAGCAGCAGGTACTGTAGTAGTTTTCTTAAATATACAATACCGATTCATAAATGATATATTTTTTTCAACAGATGTCATGTATATTGCTTGTTTGAAGTCTTTTTTCAATTTAGGATTCATTTTAACATCATTTTCTAATTCAGCATATAATTCACTAAATAATCCAGAATTACTCGGCAAACCCATTTGTTTAGCTTCATCATTAGTTATAAGTGTGAAACCATAATCATCCATAATTCTAACTAAATATTCAAAATTGACTAAATATTCCCTACATACTTTATTAATTGATTCTTGATAAACATCAATAGGATATCCAATCGAATTTTCATCTTCTGGAAAACCACTTTCATCATATTTTTTGATAATTTCACATATTTTTTTTGAAGGTCCATATTTAGGATCTGTCATAAAAGAATGCGATTCTCCCTTTTCTTTGTCTTTCAATAATTCAAAAACACTTTTACCATCAAAACACGTTGAAATGAAATATCCTTGTATTTTTGTATTTTCCGCTATGTTTTGCATAAATCCGTGTAATATTATAGGATTTTCAAAATAATAATGTAAAGCAAATTGACACGAAGAAATATTAAATCCAGATTCTCCAACACCATATCTTTTATATACACCTTTTCCTAAAACTGTAGAATCCTTCGAACCTTTACCAATCAAAGCATTAACAATCATTTTATCTTTTTCACTTGTAAATGCTTTACCATTTCGAATATTTAATCCAGTATTTCCTTGTAAAAATACACAATAAAACAATTTGGATGTTTTCTTACACTCATTTAAATATCTTACACAAGCACCATCAGTAGGATTCATAATGTTTTCACCATATAAATCAATACCTAATACAAAAGATAATTTAGATGATTTCCATTTTGGAATATCTCCTGCACGTCCAACAGCATAATCAATAAGTGTATCTTCTGCATCGGATACACCATTAATAAGTTTCTTTTTTACATATAAATTATGGAAATTACGTAATGAAACTGTTTTAGATTCATCGCTATGACACTGATTATAATAAACATCACCTTCACCAATATTAGTAACATCAGGAATACCTTCGCCACTTGTTATCATAGTGTCCGTAATTTCATTATGTATAGAATGCCAGTTATTATTAGCAACGTGATATGCATTACCATATTCTCGTGCACCAGACAATAATTTTTGTGTTTTATCATAACGTACCCTAATTGGAACCCATCTCCACTTAGATTCTTTTGTTTTATCATAACGAAATTCAACAATATTGGATTCTTCAAAATATTCACCTTCTTCTGTCATCATCAAGAAGTTTTCACCATCACTTTTCAACATTATATTACATAAACCAGCATCTTCATCATATGGACTTGTTGGAAGAAACTGAACTGGCTCATATGTGTTTTCATTTTCATCATAAGTAATATCAGGATTTGGTAAATTCTCATGCAAAATATCGTTGTATGGATTCTCATATCCATGTTTTTTATGATTAAACCCACACATTAAAACTAAAGTTTTATATTGTATAACTGATTCAGCTGTTTTAACAGTTGTACCTTGTTGGAAAATATTTGAAATTTTATCACGACCAGATTTATCTTTTTGAACCGATACAAGAAAATCAATTGTATTACTTTCAATAGGTTTCCATTTAAAAGACATATTCCAAGTAGTTTTTTCTAAAGGTCCAGCTTCACCAACTTTATTAGAAGAAACCCCTGTTTTAGACGGTGTGAAAATTAAACCATCTGTAATATATTCAACTAATCCATCATTAACTTTTGTAATAATTTCAGAACAACCTTCAAATATAGATGTTTCAGGAGATGTAAAATAGAAGTTTTTACATTCAACACGCATTCCACAAGCAGGATTTTTAATAGGTTCAGTTTTTTGTTTTTTTCCAGTACGTACATCAAGCCAAGTTTTTGATCCATCCTTAGAAACAACTTCTTTCCATATAGGATTGTTTTCTTTTAAAATAGAAGACGGTTTCAAAATATTAGCAAATTTATTCAATAATGGCAATCTATAATCATTTATATCAAATTTTTTCTTGTTTCCTTGATCATCTTCTTTTTCACCTTCACTTTTGTCTAAACTATCATACATAAATGATTTATTACGAACATTCTTGTTTCCAACGAAATAAATGTCAAATGCTGCATATAAATTTATAAAATTTCGTGCTTTATCGTATTTAATATGTTCACCATCAATTAAACTCAAAAATACAGTCTTTTCTGTTGTTTTACATCCGGTGAATGTAATATTCATATTTTTATCTATAAAATAAATACGACCTTCTTCATTTACAAACATCATTTTACGATCACCATCGGCTTTATCCGTTACAGAATAATCATTACGTATATTTGGAATATTAGTATCAGGATTGTCTAAAACAATATTTTCCATTTGTAATGTGTATGAATCTGGACCAATAAAATTAATTGAATGTATTTTTTTAAATTCAGTTTCATTATAATCCTTACCGTGTAACATTTTCATGTATGAAAAGTATGTTCGATTTCTTTCTGAAAAAGGAATAGGATAATTAGAACCTTGAATACCACTTAATATCATACGAATTCCTTTACGTAAAGCTATCATTAATTTTTCACTATTTTCATATTGTGTACCTACACCTACACGCGTATTATCAATTTCTAATTCAATTTCATATGTTGGAGTGTTTTCAAACAATTTAGAATCTTGAATTGTATAAGTTAACATAGGTACTTTGTTTGATTTCTTATTAGTTCTAATAATACTAATATCAACAAAAATTGGCAATTCTGGATGCTCAAATCTTACACGATTAATATTACGGAAATTTTTTTTATTATCAGTCCATTTTGAAACAATATTATTAATTAAAGGAGATGTAAGATTAAAATCTTGTTCAAACTTATAATCTACTCTAAAATTCATATCAGGAAAATCTATAGGTTTTTGAAATCGTCCGTCTTCACCTTTAGGAGAAATCTTTTTTGTAAACTTTATTTTATTAGATTGTTTTAAAGAATTTAATGCAATCTTATCCAAACTATTTGATTTACAATATTCTTGAATCATATCTACACCTAACAATTCAGCACGAATATTTGATACACGAACTTGACCGGTTTGTTTATCAGTATATTCTGAATAAATACGTAACATTTCCAAACCATCAGAATTCTTTGTAATAAATCCTTGAGACATTATTTGTTTTATTACATTATCATAATCTAACTTGGAAATAGGACGTCCTCCACCATATTTTGTATTTGTACCAAACCTTAATTCAAATTCCTTAGTTTTTCCTTCAAAACGTAAAGAAGGATTTCCACCTTCTAAATATTTATCTATACGTTTTGCAAATTCGATTTTCAATTCGTCATCATTATTTGGTTTATTTACGTGGTCTTTTGGTTTATCTTTGGATGATACATCGGTTGATTTCGAATCTGGGTTTGACATGATTAAATATATGATATATTATGTATTCATATATTTAAATTTTTAAATCAATTTTTTCACACTCATTTATGTTAACAATCAAATACTCTTATCCCATACACAATACTTCATTATATCTTGATACATTTCATTTTTCTTCTTTCCACAACTATCTATATTCATTTTGTATAATATGTTTCTTAAGTCGTCTGTTTTATATGTAGATAAACCTGTTAAAGGTTTATTGTATTGATGAAACTCATATTTACTATTTTGTAAATCCTTAATATAATGTTCTTTTTCATCTCTATTCATAATAAACAATTTATATTTACATTTACTTCTATTATCATCATTATACATGTACTCTAATATAATTGGATCATCGTCGTCATTTTGACCAAACTTTATAAAAATATTTTTTGAAGAATGAACTAAATAAATACTTCGTTTGTAATATACGACTAAACCAATCAATCCTAATAATGAAGTTTTGTTTTGTATACACATAAACTCTGACATAATTTCTTGCACCTCACCATTTGTTATTTTTTGATTACTATTTTTCAACATTTTTACATCATTATTTCGAAAATATTGAATTATATTTTGCTTTTCTTTGATTTCTCTGTTTGAATAACGGTCACCTATTTGCAAATATTCCTTCTCTCCATAAATTTCATAAAAAATACACCAAAATAATGTATCGGACTGACGTGGAATGAAATAATTCGATTTTTTTTCTTTTTTTGAATCAACTGCTTCTAAATGTTTTGGTATATTTGACTCTAAATATGTTTCAGAATTTTCTCTAATATCGTCTGAATTAAATAAATCTTTTAAACTTTCAGAACTATCGTATTTGTACATATATGGTTCTAACTCAACAATATCTTCAATATTATCAAATTTATTAAATCGATAAAAAATTTGATATAAAAATCTCAAACTAAAATTATCTACATGATAAGGATCTTTTTCTTTTCGGTTATACATTAATATAAAATTAAGGTAATCTGTTAGACTTGATAACTAAACATATTTATAGAATTAGCTTTATCTTCTTTTTCTATAAAAAAAGTATTTTTAACATCTTCTTTTTGTGTCTCTAAATCAATTAATAAATTTTCTTGTTGATTTAAATAATCTAAATAATTTCTGATATTTTCTACAGTTTCTTCTTGTAAAACTGATAAATTCACAAAAACACCATTTTTATTTTCATTAAGTGTATGATTTACAGGTGAATTTTTAATTATTTTCAATATTTGTATATGATGTTCTTTATCTAAAGTATCTATTTTCTTTTTCATTTCTTCTAAATCCATTCGTAATAAAAGTAACTATACAATAAATATGATTTATTTTTATATTGTTTGATTTTTTATTTGATTCATATAATTTAATCTTCATGTATTTGTAAAATAGGTTTTTCAGATACTATATCTATTAATTTACCGATTGCAGATACATGATCATCATTCAATTCAAATCTTACACCAATAATTGAAACGATCATTTTAGTATTTTCACGAACATTTTCATAAACACTATTCATTAAATGATGATCTCTCGCAATAAAAATTACAATAGGAATATTTCCTTTTTTATCTATTACTTCACTATGAATACCGGCTTTTGTAATTGTTTTACATGTACATTCAACTTTCATATTCTCAACTGGATAACATATCCAAGATTCATAACTACATATATATTCTACGTACTCACCATTTACTTTTCCAGATGAATAATTCTGAATTCTTACACTATCTGGTTTTATATACCCTTCAACAGTACAACGTCCTTCAATCAAAGAAGATATTTTTTTTTCTAAATTTTGTTTTATATGTCTTCCAATATTATTAATAGGTAATAAAATTTTCATAGTAAGAAGACTTCTAAAATATGGTTGATCTTCTATTTGTTGTTCTGATTTACTTTTCTTATTCGATTCCATTATGTATATATATATGAGATATATGAATTAACTATATTTATATGTGTTTGTATTATTTAAATCAATTTTTCAAAGTTTCAATTTTACAACTTTATTTTCAACCGCTTGTTCAAAATCCATAAAATAAACTTTATCAGTAGTTTCAGTTAAATTTCTACACAATATTTCCAAAATAATACAAATCGCTTGTTTATCTACACCAGAACTCGTATATACGTCTTTATCATTATTTAATGATGTTAATTTAGTTATTAATTCTTTTTTATCTGCACTGGATGCTTTTGCACCCATATTATTTCTTGGTTGTGTAAAATCCTTTATCTTGAAAACAATTTCATTGTTCTTGAACTCATACATAAATCCCATTAATTTAGCATTTATTTTTTTAATATCTACATGTAATTTTTTTTCTATTATAGGCATTAATTCTTCTTTATCACTATATGTACCTTGTTTAAAACGTTTTGTAGATTCATCATAGACATATATTGTATTTGTTGCTTTTAATGCCAACAAAAACGCATGCTTTTTTTGAGAACTTATAGCAAACTTCTTTTTATCAAAATACATTTTAATATATTTTTCATAACCACTTAGCTTCTCATCTTGTGATTTTAAATAATATAATTCTTCTATAAGTGTTTGTTTATCTTCAAGTTCGAGAAGATCTATCCAGTGATAAATCAAATATTTATTAATTGTTTGAATACTAAGTTTATGATATTCTATAAGAATATTTACAATCGTATTTGCATACTTGTAATAATTGTATTCTCCTGAATACACAATAAGATCTTCTTTATGAACCAATTCCATATTATTCTTAATTGTTGTTAATAAATCTTCATACGTTCTCGAATCTGATTTTCCAATTTCTCTATCTTCTACAAAATCATCCTTTTTCTTGTCGTTTATTATTTTTTGAATAGAAAATTCTTTAGGAATTTCGAGAACCAAATTCTCATTTTTGTATAAAACTGGTGTATTTCTTTCATATATAGATGCATATTCATCACCTATTTCAGATGGTTGAAATGCATAGTATAATCCTTTATTCACTAAATAACCTTTACGTCCATATTTATCAACTAATTCAATATTATGATTATTAATAAATTGTGTAAGAGTAAAATAAATGTGCTCGATTGGATATCTTTTATAGAAATTAATACTAGATATTAATTGGTCTCGATTATATACTGAACGGTCTTTATACAGTTCTTGTATTCTCTTAATCAATCCAATAGATGTGTTTTGAATGTAAATATTGTTATAAGTATTTTGTATAATCTTATTTTGATTTTCCGTTGTAGTTATATCAAAAGATGAACCATTACATTTAAATTCACAATTATCCATATAATCACACACATCAGTATATGGTTTATCACCTGGTTTAAAATCTATAGTTTTTCCACTGGATAATTTAATTCTAATATTTTGATTTTGAATAATTTCAAATAATTTTTCTTGTGTGAAATTGGTTTGTGAAATATTTAAATGACAATCTACAGCAACTTCTTTTAATAATCGCGTAATACGACCAATTTCTATTGCCTTCTTTTCAGCAATTCTATAAACATATAAATCAGCCATTTCAACTTCATTATCTTTTGTTTTTGTTGAATGTAAATATATTTCGACATTCCTCTCTTCAAAAGGTAGTTGACAACAACTTAAATGTCTTACACCACGACCAATAATTTGTTCATTACGATTCATATTATACCAAGGATCTAAAATGTGTACTTGACGAATATTTTTGAAATCCAAACCTTCATTTGCCGCTTTTGATATTATAATTACTTTAACTAATTCTCCATTTTTATTATTAGATGATGTTATGTATTTTATATCTTCACTATTGTTTGGAGAAAAATGCTTGTCTCCTGTAATCATTACATATTTAGCTTGCTTAAAATCTTTATGTTTTTCTTCTCCGTCTTTTGCCGGTTTCATAGTTAATGAATTAATTGGAGGACTAGGAGGCTTTTTAAATAGATTCTTAGTATAATGTGCACTACCATAACGTGTAAACCCCATTTCTTCTAAAGCCAAAGCCATAGGTACTACACCACCATCTATAAATTGTGAATATATCAAAACAATACCAGTAGATTTTTTTATAATATCACAAATATTAGAAATTTTATGACTATATTTACAAATTTCATCTGGAGAAAATATTCGATTATATTGTTTGAGAATTTTTGGTTTATATTCATAATTGTATCGTAATGGGTATGGATTATCTTGTTGTTTCATAGACATAACATTTTGTAATCCTTCTTTTCCAATAAAAGATGAAATAATCGATTTTCGTTTTTCTTGTGGTATTTTCTCAATTTCTTCAATATTGATTTTGTCTAAAGATTCATTTGGATATACTATATTTAAAGCTTCCATAGGAGCCAATAATAATGTATATCCGAAACTTTCCATATTTTCAAAACTAGGCATTTGTATTGTATTTCCCTTATTATTGTTTTTATCATAAGAACGATTTAACATATCTTTTATAATAAATTCATAACCACGTGATTGATATGATGCAATTATATTAGTATATACAGGAACATGCATTAATGGATTTTCTACAAATGATAAATTCATTTGTTTTTTAGGATATTCTTCTGAAGTCATTACGTGTTCTGGTGCAAAGATTTTTGGATATACACGATATGGAAATGTAAATGGATTTTCACCTCTAACATATGATACATACCCTTTCAATTTACGTATTAATAATTCTTTACCATTTTCTTTTTCAGAATTTCCTTTTATGAAATTTCCAGATTTATCAAAGACATCATTTTGTTTAATAAGAGCACGTTTATCATTTGCATTTAATAAATTTGTTAACCATATTATTTCAGCATAAGAATTATACATAGGTGTAGCGGATAAAACTACTAAACGCATATCATCTGATTTAAATGCAATCTCATTTAATAATACAGCAGTTCTTTTATTTTTATTAGCATCACTAAGACGAAGATTATGAACTTCGTCAATAATTATTAAACGTTTATTAAAAACTTGTCTAATATTCTTAAATCTACGATTTTTGGATTCTTCTGGAGAAAGACCACTATCTTGAGATACATTAATATTCTTTTCAATAAAATTAGCAAATTCACCATAACCCATAAATAAATATGATTTTAATATTATATTACGTATTTGCTGTATGATACGTTCACGAGTATATCCCATTAAATTCATAGGATTAATCTCATTTAATAACTGATTTCCAACACAAGAATCAATATTCCATATGCCATCTATTTGTTCTAATTTACGTTCATCAAACAATTGAAATCTAAAGTTTTGTCTCACGTTGGGTGATGCTATTACTATTATTTTTTTATTGTGACCCATTTGTTTCATAAATATACGAGATTCTTCAGCAATTCCAATAGCACTACATGTTTTACCAGTTCCTAAACCATGATATAATAAAAGTGTATTATAAGGTGTTTGAAAAGATAAGAAATTTTTAACAAATAACTGATGAGGACTTAATTCAAAACTAGCTTGACATAATTTTTCAGCTTCTTCCATAATAGATTTATTCTCAATTGAACCGTTGTAAATTGTATCTGCAAATTCTTTTCTAAGAGCGATTTTCTTTGCAAAGTCTTTCTCTCCCAAAATAGGATATAATTCACTATCAAAAGTTTCAGCTTGTTGACTTTCTTTTTTCTCTTTTTCATATTGATATTGATTCATAGATGTATTTCTTATTGGTTCAATAGTCGATTCTTCATGAGTTTCAATAACTGGTTCTTCTTTTTGTATATATCTAGCAATTTCAATTAAAGGTGTATTTTTCTGTGACTTTTCTGTTGTTTCAATATCCAAAACAACAGGCACAAATTCAATAGTTTCTTGTTTTTTAACAGGTTCACATAAACCAGTTTTAGGATTTCTTCTTTGACCTTTTGGACAATATTGTTTTCTAACTTTTTTAGGTTTTTCTTCTAATTTATCTTTTTCAGATTCTATTAAAGGTTTTTCATATTCTATTAAAGGTATCTTCGATTCTATTAAAGGTATCTTCGATTCTATTAAAGGTATCTTCGATTCTATTAAAGGTTTATCAGATTCTATATTTGAGACTGAATCCAAATTTTTTTCAATAGGATCTGAAAAAGGTGTAGGTAAATCGAATGTTTCAATTAATGGACTTTTATTATTTTTATGAATAGATTCACAATCTCCTGTTTTCTTATTTCTTCTGGTTCCATTTGGACATTTAGGTTTTTTTGATTCCATAATGTATTTTACAATATTATGATAAAATATATTATACTGTTTAAACTCTAAGAATACATGTAGTTAGAAATACAGTAATTAACATTTGTAATAACCTGTTTTTTTTCTAAATTATAGTTTCTAATAGATTCTAAACATTCTTCATATGTTTTCCACTCAATTTTACTTACTTCCGATTTGTCATAATTCTTGTATGATTTTATATCTAATTTATAATTATTTTTCATACACATCAAATAATAACGATGTTTATATGACTTATAATTAGATCCGCTGAATATTTCTTCAAATGGCATTAAATTATCAATTAGTGTTAAATGATGACCTTTGTAACCAGTTTCTTCTGTAAATTCACGTAATGCACAATCAATATCACTCTCATTCAAATTTCTACGACCTTTTGGGAATCCCCATTCAGGTTCAATCCAATTACTACTTTTATTAGATTCATCAATTAAAGACTTTAAATTATATTCGTTATTATTTTGTATAATTCCATCTCTTAATATTTGAAATTTTTCTTCACTTTCAATATATTCACTTGAATATTTATCTTGTTCGTTGTCATTACTCCACAAAATTTTCCATAAATTATCAAAATCTTTTTCTAATAAATTATTTTTTTCTTTTGTTGTCATTTCATTCAAAATATTCAAAATATATTCTTTATTGTATACACTATACTTTCCTCTCATAAAATCAACATATCCTAAAGTATCTTTTCTACATATCATAAGAAATCTAATTTTACCATCTATAATTGATCTTTGAAATGCAATTATTCCTGTACTTATTATTGGAAGTTTACACTGATGGTAAATGTGTCCAGACTTACCACAATTATTACAATAAATATTATACGTATTATTATAAATTTGTCGGTTATTGAAATAATTTCCATTATTATAATTCATTTTTATTATTAAATTCGATGAAACTAAATGAATATAATAATACGTTTCTATATAGTTTATATTTGACGGAAATATATGAAAAATAAAAAAGATGAAAACGTTTTAAAAGGTGAAACATGGGGTCCAAAATATTGGTTTTTTATAATGACTTTGGCTATGTCATATCCTGATAATCCAAATAAAGTAACAAAAAGAAAATATTATGATTTTATACAAAATTTACCTATTTTTATACCTGATGGTGAAATAGGTAATCGATTTAGTAGATTGTTAGATAGATATCCGGTATCACCATATTTAGATAATCGTGAATCATTTATTAGATGGGTTCATTTTATACATAATAAAGTAAATTATATGTTGGGAAAAGAAGAAATTTCATTTTCAGCGGCTTTAGAGAATTATCTTGCAGAATATAGACCTAAACCAGTTTATTTATCAGATAAAATTAAAGTTCGTAAATATTGGATATTTTCAGTTTTTATAATAATATGTTTTATTTTAATATGGCAATTTTATGTATGATATTTTGTATATAGATGAGAATCGAAATAATTATTTTTTTAATTACCGGTTTTTTAATAGCAAATTTATATTATGATGGAAAATTGGTAAAAAAATTGTTTTCATTTAAAAAATACTATCAAATGGCTGGAATTGGATTAGCTGGATTATTTTTTTATTATATGATAAAGAAAAACCCTTTAAATGCCGGTCAAATGATTTCTACTACAAATGATTATTTAAAATATTTACCAATAGATAAAGGAACATCGAATTTGTTGAATCCCATATTAGATTTTACATCTAAACAAAATTATAATAATGATCAACAATTAAATACCGTTGGAAATTTTATTGTACATCAAGAAAATCAAATGGGAGGATATGAAAAAAAAATATTAAATTCAGGAAAAAAAGCCACAAAACGTTCTGTTAGTGAAACTAAAAAAAAGTTCGTTGCTGCTAGACAGAATTGGAAATGTGGAGATTGTCAAGATCAATTAAATGCATGGTTTGAAATAGATCATAAAATAAGATTAGAATATGGTGGTAGTAATCATGTAGACAATTTAGTAGCCCTTTGTAGAGATTGTCACGGTAAAAAAACAACTATTGAAAATCTTTAATAACCAAACTTGGTTTATAACACATCTATTATATATTTTATAACTTGATATATATAATAGACTAAACAACAAATATCATGGAACAAGAACCTTCATTTTTTTCAAGTATTTCCAAATTTTTTGAGTACATAAAAATATACATAAATGAGTCAATCGAAACAATCAAAAAAAATATTCCTTTGTTTGTTGTTGTATTAATTAGTATATTTATTGTGTATCAATCACATTTGGCATCAAATGATCCTTACGCTTCAACTAAAAATTTAATGACTTATTTATTTACCATAATTATTCCTATTATAGCAATTTTTCTTTATATGGTGTTTGTTTCCTTTGATGGTCCAGTTATATCTTACATTATAGGTGGAACAGGTATTTTTGTTGTTGTATTTGCAATAGGATTTTGGTTATTGAATAGTTTTATTACAAAATATATATTCAACGTCTATGTCTTATATGCAATATATGCTTTAATGGCTTTAGTATTATTGTCAATAGCATATAATGTATTGAAAAAATATCTGGTAAAAATGAATGGCTGGATCGGTCTTTTAGCCAATTTACTGTTTTACATACCTTGTTTAGTAACAGATGCAATTCAATATATTATGGGTGATTTTTATTCAACTCCACGTTCAACTTTAATTTTAGTAGGCGTTGAAGTCGCACTTTTAATGTTGTATTTCTATATTATTCCATTTTTGAAATCTAAAATAAATACTGGTGCATTCCCATTATTGAAAGAACCCAAGTTTTTAGATAAATATGTAGAAATAGACCGAGAAATGAAAAAAGAAAAACCACACATGATTGAAAAACCCTATTATAAACCTAATACAATTTATGATGAAATGAATGAAGACTATCAATCCAAACTAGAAATAAGAAAAACATATGCCTTGTCTATGTGGATTTATTTAAATCCCATGCCTCCAAATAAAGAAGGTTATGATAAAGAAACAACAATATTCAAATATAGTTCAAATCTTGAAAATGGACATCCTAAAATAACATACAAAAATGTTAACGGTGAAGATCAATTCTTTTTGTATTTTTCAGGAACTGGAAAACCATACAAAGTAAAAATGCCTAAACAAAAATGGAATAATTTAGTTTTCAATTATAAAAGCAATTCTGTAGATGTTTTTATTAATGGAAAAATTGAAAGAACATACACATTTAGTAAAAAAAATATTCCTAAATATAGCAATAAAGATGTTATTTCAATAGGTCCAGAAAATGGACAAGAAGGTTTATACGGTTCTATTAGCAATATTGTGTATTATCCATATTATTTATCTAAACATCAAATAACTTCTCAATACAATCTTAATTTTATGAAAAATCCACCGTATTATGAATAATATAAAAATCAAAAAAATATATTCATATAAATTATATTATGTCAATTTTAATCATATCTTTAGTTGTTATTATATTATTAATTTTGTTCTATATTTATCTTTCATTTAGTAAACAACCTACAGTAGTTAAAAATCTTTACTTAAATGGACCTGATATTACACCTGTACCATCAAAAGATATTAAAACACCATATTCTGCATTATATAGTGTAGGAGTATGGATTTATGTTAATTCATTCACTACTGTTGGTCAACCATTTGTTACTTATGGAAATAGTGCAAATAATGGATCCAGTCCTTCAAATCCTTGGTTATTTGATCTTCGTCTTGATAATACTACTCCTACTCTTTATGCTGATATTGCTGTAGGAACACAAGCTGCTAATAGATCTGAATCTATTGTGATTTCAAATAACTTCCCAATACAAACTTGGGTTTACGTTGTTGTTGCTGTATCTAGCAATTATGTTGATGTATATATGAACGGAAAATTAGTAACTTCCAAAAAATTAACTGTTCCATCTATGTCAAATGCTGCTACCGATAAACCAACTTTTACATTCAAAAAATCCGATATTTACTTAAGTAATCTATATAGATGGGATTATTCATTAGATCCTCAAACAGTTTGGACTTATTATACTAAGGGTAATAGTTCAGCTAAAGGTGGACCTAATTCTAAAACACGCTCAACCAAGATGCACATGAATGTTAATCTACAAAGAGATTCAAGAAACTACGTATATAATGTTTTCTAAAAAAAATGACTTTATGTAATACATTTCAAATGTAAATATATTACATTCTTTTATCCGGTTTGCCGGAATCGAACCAGCGACATTTCGATATTTGTTTAAACCGCTACAGTCGAATGCTCTACCAACTGAGCTAAAACCGGACAAATATTACTATTTAATAATCTTTATATTAATTAATCACGAATTTAATAAATGATAGTATGTATGGTATATGAATATAATATGTGTGATTTTTATATAATAATTCTATATAATTAAATGGATAATCAAGAAGAAAGTCAACAAGAATTCTCTCAAGAACCTCAACAAGAAAATGAAGGAGGAGTAATGGATTCTTTAAATTCTATGAAGGATTCTATGACAGAAAATTTAAACGAAGATGCTGTAGAACAAGAATCTGCATCAGCGCCTGATGGATTTATGGAATCAAATGGATTTATTTCAAAAATGGGATTTATATTAATTGTTGTTATTGTATTTATGATATTGATGAATTTAGGAATTTATTTAATAGGATTTTTTACTTCCCCTTCAAATAATGTATATTTGTTAAATGGTCAATTACCAGGAAATAAAGATAAGATAATTAAGCAAAATCCAAATGATAAATCATCAAAAATGGTGAAACGATCAAATAATGAAGATGAAGGAATCGAATTTACTTGGTCGACCTGGTTATTGTATAATGTTATTGATGGTGATACTTCTTCAACATATAGACCTGTATTTATTAAAGGTGATGGTAAAAAACATGGTGAATATTCATCTGTAAATCATGGTCCTGGCGTATATTTTGGACCCGGAGAAGATGTGAATTCAAACACTTTATATATTTTAATGGATACTGTAGCAAATCCTGCAACACGTACAAGAACCAATACAGAAATTATAAAAATAGATAATTTACCCATTTCAAAGTATTTCCATTTAGCAATTCGTTGTAAAAATAAATATATTGATGTGTATGTTAATGGTTCAATTGTTTTTAGGAATAATCTAGTAGATGTTCCTAAACAAAATTACTATGATGTACATATTTCACAAAATGGAGGGTTTAGTGGATATATATCGAATTTACAATATTTTGAAAAAGCTTTAACTATTACAGAATTAAATAGAATTGTAAATGCTGGACCTAATTTGAATAATGCAGATAAAGAAACCGGTAAATATGGTTCTACATATTTATCCAATCTATGGTATAATTCTTTCATTAATTAAAGAATAAAAATACATAATCATTATACTTTATAATTCTATTTATATAGTATATAAATGAGCACTATTAATACAAAACCTATTGGAGTTGCACAAGGTGAACTTATTGATGAAGGTATTATTTTAAATAGAAGTAAACAAATTAAACAAATATACTTGAACAGCGAAGATAATTCAAAAACTGTTTTATATCGTTCAAAAGGTGCATTAAATACAAATAATTTTGATATAAAATATTCTAAATCAGAAAATGATAATGATATTGATATTGAATTAAAAAATACAGAAAATCAAAATGTTGTAGGTAATATAAAAATTCCTAAATCTATACATGTTTCTGTAGGAAAAGATTATCAAAATAAAATGTTATGGTCAAATGATGGAAAAAGTTGGAATGGTTCTACTAGTATCTTTACATCAAATGCATATTCTGTGGCAACTAATGGAACTCTATGGATTGCTTGTGGTGAAGGCACTGATAATACTCTTGCATATTCTTATGATGGATATACTTGGGAAGGTATGGGTAAATCAGTATTTACACAAGAAGCTGTTGGTATTGGTTTTTATAATAATATATGGGTTGCTGTTGGAAAATCAACAAATTCAATTGCTTATTCATTAAATGGATTCGAATGGACGGGTCTTGGAATGAGATTTAGTAATGCTGGATTATGTTTAAAACATAATGGTTCACGTTGGCTTGCTGGAGGGGACTCTATTGGAAATACTTTTGCATATTCAGATGACGGTATTAATTGGACTACTGTAGATTGTAGTCTTAATGTTGTAAGAGATATTGCTTATAGTGATTCAATTATAATTGCTGTAGGAGATAGAACAAATACATCTTGGCAATTAGTTAGTAATACTATGACTAATTGGAACGGTAGTTTTGAAGACGATGATCTGTCATCTTACATAACATCCAGTTCAGGATTTAAAAAATTAGGTGACGATGGACCTGCTACTTTAACTGGATGGACATTTACTACTGGTACTCATGCTACATATGGACCTACTTTGTTTAGAGGAAATACATATAATTCATCAGATCCACCATTACAAGGACAACAAATTATTGGACTTAGATATTCACAAGAATTATCAAAAACAATTAGTAATTTGATTATGGGGAAAGTATATAAATTATCTTGGGAAAGACATATACGACAAGACGATCAACCTGAATATTGTATTTTATTGGATTCAAATCCAACACCAATATTTAGTGAAATTCCTAGTACACCTATTGGAGCTTCTACTTCAGCTGAAAGATTGAAAGAAGTTTCATTTGTAGCTACTTCAACAAGTCATACAATTACATTTAAACATTTGGCTGGAAGTGATAAAACTGTTTATATTGATAATGTTGAATTGTATAGAGATTTAGATACGATTTCAAACATTTCATATTCTCAAGACAACGGTGTTACATGGACAAGTACTTTAATTGATAATTTGAAAAATATTAATGGAATTGGTAATAGTACAAATACATGGGTTGCTGTTGGAGAACCTAATTCATTAACTTCAGCACGTATGATATATAGTCAAGATGTTTTAGGTATTTCCAATTGGACTGATATATCTAATTCACTTTTATCATCTGTTGGAAATAAAGTCATTTGGAATGGACAAAAATTCATAATTGCAGGAGAAGGTAATACAAATACAGTACTCATTTCAGATGATGGAATTAATTGGACTGGAAAAGGAAAATCGGTATTATCTTCTGGAGCAAATCAAATTAGTTATGATGGAACTAAATTAGTAACTGGTGGATCTATCGATTCAAGCGGAAATACTATGTTTTATTCTTTAGATGATGGTGTAAATTGGTATCCTTTAAATAGTACAACAGGTATTTTTTCAACTCAAGCAAATGATGTAGCATATGATGGAACAAATTGGTTAGTTGTAGGAGAAGGAGTTACAAATACTATGGCAATATCTAAAGATGGAAAAAAATGGAAAGGATTGGGAAAACATACATTTTCTCTAAGAGGTAATAGTGTTTATTTTGATGAAAAAACAAAAAAATGGGTCGCTCTCGGTGAAGGAACGAATACTATTGCTTATTCATACAATTCATATTTATGGACCGGTTTAGGTACTTCTATCTTTTCTGTAGCAGGCAAAAAAACAGCATCCAACGGAAATATATGGGTTGCTGTAGGAGAAGGAACAAATACTATTGCTTATTCATATGATGGTATTGAATGGACTGGTTTAGGTACTTCTATATTCTCTGTAAGAGGTAATGATGTTGTATGGAGTGGTCTAACATGGAATGTTGTAGGAGAAGGTACGAATACAATTGCTTATTCTTATGATGGAATTAATTGGGAAACAAATGTTACAAACGATTCTTTAGTTAATAAAGTAAATACAATTGAATATTTTAATAATCTATGGGTTGCGGGTGGAGATGGTGTATCTGGAACACAATCGTCTTCTGCAATTAATCCTGAAGGTACATGGAATACAATAGGAACTGTTTTACAATCTGAACGTATTGGTGATCAATTAGGTAATTCATTATCTTTATCTGGTAATGGTTCTGTTTTAGCTGTTGCATCAAATTATAATGATCCACCAATTGGAGGTGTAGAAACTGGAATTATGAAAAGTATAAATCCTCTTATAGGAACAGGAACAAGTGGATATTCTGGTGATGGTGGATTAGCAACAGAAGCACAAATAAATGTATGGATAAGAGCTTTTGGATTTTTTGATAATTGTTTATATTTTGGTGATTTAGACAATAATCGTGTTAGAAAAGTTGACTTATCGACCAATATTATAACTACTGTTGCGGGTATTGGATCAAACTCATATTCTGGAGATGGAGGATTAGCTATTGATGCTGCTATTGGAAGACCTGAAGGTTTTGGTATAGACAAATTTGGAAATATGTTCATCGCATCAAACGGTGGTGGAGGAAGTTATAAAATGAGAAAAGTTGATGTTAATACAGGAATTATTGATTTATATTGTGGAGATGGTACTGCAGGTAATTCTGGTGATGGAGGACTTCCAATTAATGCTAGAATTGGATTTACTTATCAAATTGATTTTGACAGTCAAAATAATATGTATTTTCCTTCTTATAATCATAATCATGTTAGAAGAATTGATTATCAAACACAAATTGTATCTACCATTATGACTGGAGTAAGTATTGTAGTTGATCTTGCAATTGATTTAAGTGATAATGTTTATGCTGCGGGTATGACCGCTCAGAAAATTTATAAATGGGATAAAGATACTGGAGTACAAAGTGTAGTTGCTGGTTCAGGAGGTCAAACAACTACTCAAGGTTTACAAGATCCTTCTATTGGTGATGGTGGAGATGCATTAAGCGCTAAATTTAGATATCCTTGTGGTGTTGCAGTTGATACTAATGGTGATATTTATATTTCAGATGCAAACAATTGTAGAATACGTAAAGTAGACAAAGCTACAAATATAATTTCTACTGTTGTTGGTGATGGATTTGGAGCCACAAATAGTGGTGGTACAAATGGTGAAATATCTGGTAATGGCGGAGATCCAGCCAACGCACGAGTTAAAAATCCACAAAATTTAGCATTTGATAATAACGGATTGTTATATATTGCAGATTCTGCAACAGTAAGAACAGTATATTTAACTGAAACAAATATTAGTAATGCTGGTCATGTTAGAGTATTTGATAATTCATCTGGTTCATGGAATCAAATAGGAAGTGATATTGATGGTATTGCAGAAAATGATTATACTGGAACATCTGTATCTTTATCAGACGATGGTACTACAGTTGCAGTTAGTGCTATTGGACATAGTGGAACAGGACTAAATGGAAATGGTTGTGTAAGAGTATATGAGAATCAATCGAATAATTGGGTAAAAATTGGATCAGATATTGAAGGAACCAGTACAAATGATAATTTTGGAGCATCGGTTGCTATTTCTCAAGATGGTTCTATTGTTGTGATTGGTGCAACTAATTACCAAAGTGGAAATCAAGGATATGCCAAAGTATACAAAAATAATAGTGGAACTTGGACACAAATAGGTGATACTATTGTTGGTTCAGGTGCATCTGATAGATTAGGTAATTCTGTTTCTATATCTTTGGATGGTTCAATAATAGCCATAGGTATAAAAAGCAGTACAACTGCAAATGGAACAGAATCAGGAGAAGTAAAAATATACCAAGATGTATCTGGAACGTGGACACAATTAGGAAATAGTATATTGGGAGATGATTCTAATTATAATTTTGGGTATTCAGTTTCATTATCTGGAAATGGACAATTAATTTCAGTTGGAGCATATAATGCGGATTACATGGATACAAATTCTGGACAAGTAACAGTTTATGAATATGTATCTGGAACAAATACTTGGAATAAACTTGGAAATGATATTTATGGATATGAATCAAATGAACAATTTGGAAGTGCAGTTATGATATCAAAAGATGGTTCAACAATTGTTTCTGGTTCTTGGAATAGTGATATTGGTGGAACAGATACTGGATATGTAAAAGTTTTCAAATTCCTTGATGGTTATTGGAAACAAATTGGACGTAAAATTATAGGAGAAAATTCCAGCGATAAACTTGGATTTGCTGTATCAATCAATACAGATGGATCAATTATTGCTGTAGGATCAATCGGGTTTAATAACAATAGTGGTAATGCTTCTACATATCAAATACAAAATGCATTTAGTGGAGAAGATGTTGGTATAGGTCATACATTAGCTTATTCGCGAAATGGAATTGATTGGACTGGATTAAATGCAGAGATATTTTCTATTCAAACAAACAGAGTTTATCATAATGGATTGTTTTGGATTGCTTGTGGAGAAGGTTCAAATACCTTGGCATATTCAACTAATGGAACAACATGGAATATACTTAAAGATAATGTATTTTCTGATACTGCTATGAGTGTTATATCAAACAAAAATACTGCTAACTTGGATTTAAATAGTAAAATATTGGCGTTTGGTCAAGGCACCAATACTATTGCAAAATCAAATGATGGTATTAATTGGACAGGTGCTGGTGCAAGTGTATTTACACAATATGCTAAAAATGGATTTTGGAATGGTTCATTATGGGTTGTTGTAGGTAAAGGAACAAATACATTAGCAACATCTACAGACGGTGAAACTTGGAATGGATTAGGTACTTCAGTTTTTTCACTTCATGGAAATGATGTTCTTTATGGTGGAAATATATGGGTTGCTGTTGGAAATGGAATAAATAAATTCGCATATTCATTAGATGGAATTACTTGGACAAAAAATTCAAATACAATCTTTTTATCAGAAGGAAATAAAGTAGCTTATAATGGTTCATTATGGGTTGCTGTAGGAAAAGGTGGAAATACAATAGCAACATCAACAGATGGAATTAATTGGACAGGACGAGGAAAAACAATTTTCACATCAGAAGGAAATGGTATAGTTTGGACTGGATTTAAATGGATTGCAACTGGTAGTGGAACAAATACTATTGCATATTCAAGTGATGGTATTAATTGGACTGGTATTGGTAATACAATATTTTCTTTGAAAGGAAATGGGTTATCTTACAATAGTGAATTAATAGTAGCAACTGGACAAGGTTCAAACACGATTGCTTGTTCTATTGATGGAATTAATTGGATACCACTTGGTGTTGATACTTTTAGTCAAGAAGGTAAAAATATTGATTGGGATGGTACATATTGGATAGCATCTGGAATAGGTAGTTCAAATACTTTAGCATATTCAACTAATGGATTTAGTTGGACAGGAATTGGAAAAACAATATTTACTACTCAAGGTAATGGTATTAGTTCAAATAATCCGCTCATATATAATTCAATTTCAAAACAAATACATGAAAAACAAATTGAATTCTCAACTGGTTCAACATTTGAAGGGGATGTATCAATCAAGATAGAAAAATAAATTCATAATAAATGTATCTATAAAATAATATATATAATTTCTTTTAATTTTATATATTATGTCCAATATTACGAATGAATTTGTATTTGGAAAAAATCCATCTTTAACAAATTCACGATTTTTAATTAATCAAAAAAATAGAGAAGATAATGTAACATTCGACTCAAGTAAAAATACTATTGATGTTTTGTATGATAAAAAATATATAATAAAATCAAATAATATTTCAATAATTCAAACTGGAGAACATCAAAATAAAAAACAAATATCATTTGGATATACTACTTCTGATTATACACATGTTAATCCATCTACAAGTGCTAATATAATTATTATTGGAGGTGTTTCTTCTGGTAAATACGATGGTCTTTCATATTCATATGATGGTGTAAATTTCTATGGAGTTTTAAGTGAAAATACACCAAGTAATACAGTTTATGATATTATAAATACTTCTGGTATTTGGGTTTATATGAGTACTAATCCACACAGTATTGTTTATTCATATGATGGTATTACTTGGACTGGAGCTGATAATATTTATAGTAATAATGGTGAGTGTATAACTTATGGTAAAGGATTATTTCTATCCGGTGGTTATGGTAGTGTAAATACTATGGCATATTCATATGATGGTATTAATTGGACTGGATTAGGAAAAAGTAGTACAAATGGTATTCATACAGATAGATGTAGAGCAGTTGCTTTTGGTAATAATATGTTTGTTTCTGGTGGAGATGATGGTGATATGTTAAATTATTCATATGATGGTATTAATTGGAATTGGGGTACTAATGGTAGTTCTATTTTCAGTAAAGTTAGAGGTATTGCATATGGAAATAATATGTGGGTAGCTGTAGGCTCTGGAACAAATACAATTGCTTATTCAACAAATGGTATTGACTGGACTGCAAATGGAAAAACGATTTTTACAGGAACTGGATATGCAATTGCATATCATGATGGATTATGGGTTGCAGGAGGTAGTAGTACAAATTCTCTTGCATATTCTAGTGATGGTATTAATTGGGTTGGATTAGGAACTACTGATGTAAGTCAAATATATACAGTAAAAAATATTAATGGAATTTGGTATGCAGGTGGAAATCAAGGTTTAAAAAAATCTTCTAACGGAAAAACTTGGGTTTACGAAGGAACAATTGAAGGTTCAGATACAAATATTTATTGTATGAGTGGTAAAATGAATAATATTCATACTTATTCTGATACAGATATAACTCCCAACACAATAACTTTTCCAGAATCTAAATATATTGCAATTGGTAATGATAAGTCTAAAAAAATATTATATTCTACTGATAATACTAATTGGACGGGAGGTTCTACTATTTTTTCAAGTGAAAGTTTATTTACAGCATCTAATGGAACTATGCATATAGCTGTAGGAAATGGTGTAGATAATACAATAGCATATTCATATGATGGAATTATATGGAAAGGACTTGGAAAAACTATATTTAGTACTCAAGGTAATATGGTTTCTTATAGTTCGGGTAAATGGGTAGCTGTTGGAGAAGGTACAAATACAATCGCATATTCTACAGATGGTATTAATTGGACTGGTTTAGGTACAACTATATTAAGTACTAAAGGATTGTGTGTAAAATATTATAATTCACGTTGGATTATTGGAGGCGAAGGTTCAACACATAATTTAGCTTATTCTACAGATGGTATTAATTGGACCGGTTTAACAAAACCTCTTTCTACAAGTTGTAATGATATAGATTATAATGGTTCGCGTTGGATTGCTGTAGGTATTGGAACTTCAAATTTAATATATTCAGATGATAATGGTTCTTCTTGGACAGAATCAAATATTTCAATAATTAATGATATTTACGCAATTTCATGGAGTGGAAATATTTGGTCAGCAGGTGGTTCAGGATCAAACAGAATTATATATACTAACGATTTTGTAGGAATTACTGGTTGGACTGCATCTTCTTCATCATTATTTACAAAAGTTAATAAAATATTTTGGTCTCAAGATAGATTTCATGCTGCTGGAGAAGGAAGTAATACTTATGCTAACTCAACAGATGGTAATAATTGGACTGGAAGTGGAAATACTATTTTTTCACAATATGGTAATTCTTTTTCATATGATGGTGAAAAATTATTTATGAGTGGAAAAGCCAGTAATAATAATAATGTATTATCTTTCTCTTTAGATAATGGTTCTAATTGGACAAACATCAATACATCTACAGAGATTTTTACAACAAATGTTTATGATGTAGATTGGAATGGTTCTTATTGGGTTGCTGGAGGAGAAGGTTTAAATCATACTTTAGCATATTCTAAAGATGGAATTAAATGGACAGGATTAAAAAAAGATATTTTCTCAGTTAGAACAAACGGTATTGTATATGATAATAATAAATGGATTGCTTTAGGTAATGGTTCAACAAACACTTTAGCGTATTCTTATGATTCAATTAATTGGTTTGGTTTAGGAAAAACTATATTTTCTGTTCAAGGCAAAAAAACATTATACAACGGTACAATATGGGTAGCTGTAGGAGAAGGTACAAACACAGTTGCATATTCTGATGATGGAATTGAATGGACTGGATTAGGATCATCTATTTTTTCAGTAAAAGGTAATGATATTGCTTGGAATGGAATTATGTGGATTGTTGTTGGAAAAGGTACAAATGGAGTAATTGCACGTTCATACAACGGTATTAATTGGGTAATGGATAAAACAAACGATCCATTTGTTGAAGAAGGTACTGCAATAGCATATAACAATAATATATGGGTTGCTGGAGGTTCTGCTATTTCATCAAGCACTACTTTTAATACTCTTTCTTATTCTTATGATGGAATTTCATGGACTGGATTAGGTAAAACTATTTTTACATGGAAAGTAAATAATATTAATTGGGTTAATAATAAATTTTATGCTTGCGGTCAAGGTTTAAATACAGTTGCTACTTCAGCAAATGGAATATCTTGGACAGAAAAAGGAACAAGTTTATTTACTACAAGTTGTCATAAAGTAAAATATAACAATAATGTTGGAAATGTATACATTCAACAGCCAACTTTAGCTTTTGGAGAAGGAACACACACAATTGCTTACTCTTATGATGGATTACTATGGAGAGGATTAGGTAAAACTATATTTACCGCTTCAGGTAAAGATGCATTATGGAGTGGCGATAAGTGGGTTGCTGCAGGTTCTGGAACTAATAGTTTAGCATATTCTAAAGATGGATTTGAATGGAAAGGTTTAGGTAGTTCTATATTTTCAAATAATGGAAATAGTATTGGTTATAATGGAAAAATGTATATAGCATTAGGAAATGGAACAACTAATACATTAGGATATTCATTAAATGGTATTGATTGGTATGGTTTAGGAAATACTATATTTTCAGTACAAGGAAATAGTGTTGCGTTTAATGGTTCAAAATGGATTGCTGTTGGTGAAGGCGATAGTCATACAATTGCCTCTTCTACAGATGGTATTAATTGGACAGGTCAAGGAAAAACTATTTTCACAACTAATGCAACAAGTATTATTTGGGCAAAAAATAAATGGATTGCTACAGGATCTGGAACTAATTCTTTAGCATATTCGACTGATGGAACAAATTGGACTGGATTAGGTACAACATTATTTAGTGTAAAAGGTAATAGTATATCTATGAATTCTAATATGTTAATAGTTGGAGGAGAAGGAACAAATACTTTAGCAACTTCTACAGATGGAATTACTTGGATAGGTCTTGGACAAACAATATTTAGTAATAAGTGTTTGAAAGTAAATTACAACGGTATTAGATGGATTGCTTCTGGAGAAGGTACAAATACTCTTGCATATTCCACAAATGGAACAAATTGGACTGGAAATGATAAAAGTGTTTTTTCAACAATTGCACATTCTGTAGTATCAAATAATCCGTTTGGTGGTTTTAATTTACCAAGTCAATTATTTATTGATGAAGATATAGGTATTAATAGAACATACAAACTTGAATTTGTGAGTAATTCTATATATTTAAATAATTCTATGGCATCCATAAATATTACATCTGAATTTATTTAAATATAAGATATCATTTAGTATTTATAATAATTATAATTATTATATATAATGTCTGTTGAAACACTCGATAGTACATCTGTCATTAATATCGTTCAAGATACATACGGTTCAAATAAATATGCTTTGAACGGGAGTACTACATATAATTCCAACTTGAAATATTCTTTAGATATAGGAACTTATTCATTTAATGGAATCCCATCTAATCACCCTTTATCTATAACAGATATTTCTGATTCTAACTTTTTAACTTATACTGGTTTAATTGCAAATAAAGTTACTGTAAGTGGTATTGATTATTATACAGGAAATGTTACAATACAAGTTACTGGAAATTTTGGAACAGCTAGTATTAAATGCCTTAATCATGGATATATGGGTGGACAAGATCTATTCAAATATGTTACAGTTCAAGAAACTGTTAGTGATACTAGTGGAAATAGTACTTATGTAAATTCAAGTGTTTATACATCAAGCTCTTCAAAAATTACAAAAAAATATTATAAAGATTTAACCGGAAATTCACAATTATTTTTTAATGAAAAAGTACGAATAAAATCAAATAATATTATTTGTTCAAATTCTAACACTACTATTGAAATAGATCACATCAAAAGTGATGAACAATTTATTATTGGAAGTAAACCATCTAATGGAACAAGTCCTCTTGTAGAATCTAAAAATGGAAAATTTTGGAGTCAAATACCAAATACTATTTTTACACATGTAAGAGGTATTGCATATTCTCCTGAAAGTGAATTATGGATCGCTTGTGGTTCTGGAACATCACATACATTAGCTTATTCTATTAATGGAACAAATTGGATTGGACTTGGAAAAACTATTTTTGGTGATGTTGCTTATAGTGTAGCGTATGCTAATAATAAATGGGTTGCTGTTGGAGGAAATACACCCAATACTATTGCTTATTCTTCAAATGGAATTAATTGGACTGGAGTTGGTAATACTATTTTTACAAATTGTGGTAAAGCAATTGGATATGGTAATGGTTTATGGGTTGCTGGTGGTCAAGGTACAAATAGTATGGCATATTCAGTTGATGGAATCAATTGGACCGGATTAGGTAAAACAATTTTTGATGAACAATGTAATGTTGTAAAATATGCCGACAATATGTGGGTTGCCGGTGGTGGAAATGATATTCCTAATACACTTGCTTACTCTACTGATGGTATTAATTGGACTGGAGGAAGATACAATAATATTAGGTATTACACACATGGTGTTGATTATGCTAATGGTCTTTGGATTGCTGGAGGTGGTCAAAAAGCTGAAGCTTATGCCGGCGATACATCTACTAATTGGGTTCTAGTAAGTGATTCTATTCCTGATTGGAATGGAGGTTTTGAAGATCCTGTTGTTAGTAGTTATGGAACATTAGAAGATTCGCATAGTGGGCTTGCTATTACTGGATGGTCATGGTTTGTTCCTAGTAATGCTGGTACTTCTGCTTTGTATGGTCCTTCTTTTGGTAAAAATCCTTGGAACGGCACTCCTATTGCTGGTTCCGGAGATCAACAAGTTGGACTTCGTTTACAGCAATCTTTAACTAAAACAGTTACAGGTATATTAAAACATGGAAGTGATTATCAAATTAAATTAATGGCTATTACACGATATGGACAATATAATCAAACTAGTCGACCAGATCCAACAATAAAAGTTTACTATAATGGAACTGAAATATCAGAATTCAGTTTAAGAATGATGGATGGAGACTTACCTGTATTAATAGACAATATATTATTTACAGCATCCGGAAACAATCATGAATTTACGTTTGAACATCAACATGATACCGATTATACTATGATGATGGATGATATACAATTATTCGAAGATACTAATAGCGACCTTGATATTAGTGCATCTGATCTTAGTGGAATTGATATTAGTGCTTCTAATGTTGGAACAACACTTAGTGGTTCTTGGATATTAAAAAGTAGTACAATGACTAATTGGAACGGTGGGTTCGAAACAGATATATTAGATGTAAATCATTTTGTTAAAATAGGACGAGATGACCCTTTCGGTGGTGTACTTACGGGTTGGACATACACTAAAGGTGATCATACTACTTGGGGACCTACTTTAATGAGTGGTAATAATAGTGGTTTTGGTAATCAAGCCATCATACACGGTACTCAGATTATTGGATTAAGATATGGACAAACATTATCAAAAACCATGAGTGGATTATCTATCGGAAAATCATACAAATTACGTTATCAAAGACATGCACGTGTAGGACAAACCAGTATTGAATATAGATTATATTTAGGTGATACTTCAAATATTCTAAAACAAGAAACTGTTACTACCGCTGCAATTGAAGTTGAGGCAAATAGATTAATTGAAATTGATTTTGTTCCTCAAAATGCTTCAGAAACTTTCACTTTAGAGCATTTAACAGGTGAAGATAATATAATTTGGTTCGACAAATTTGAATTGTATGAAGATCAATCAAGTGGTTCGTTTGATATTAGTGGTTTAATTATTGATAATAGTAATGTAATTATTGATTTTGGTGTAATTAGTAAAATTCCAAGCGGTACTATTGGACTAGAAACAGCTAATGATAATGCTTTCGACAATAACTGGACTACAAATTATGATAATACAGTTATGTTAAATATTGACTTTAATACTTTATTTGATAATCAAGGATTATCAATCGCATTAGCTGGAGATGCTGGTTCTTCTACTAATTATGCACCTAATACCGGACCTTTAACATGGCATTTTAACGTTGATTCTGTAACATCTGGATTGCAAAGTAATCAAACATTAATACCTGGTGTTTATAATGCTACATATTCATTAACTATTCCAAATACTACATATACAAAGGCATTAGGAATAGGTGCTGCGGATAATAAAGGTGTGATTGTATCAAAAACATTTGCTGATAATTCTATAGTATATCTTGTTTATGGTTATGGGCGTATTGATTCTACTACAGGTGCTGATTTAGGCGGTACTGATGATGGTGCGTCTGCTATTATTAAAGTAAATAGTGTACAAATTGATTCTACTACAGATGTTCAAAAAGATATTAGTTTTAATGTTAATTCCGGTGAAACTATGGAAATTATTGGTTCTTTATTATTATATTCTATAGAATTTGAAACTCTTCCTCCATCAACCGATTCTGGTCCTCCAGGATTTATTGGTTGGAAAAAAGTTTTTAGACAAGATGACGGTTATTTATGGACTTCAGGAAGTGAGTCGTCAGTAGAAGATAATATGAAAAATAATCAATTAAACACCGAAACTGATGATAACTATTCTATAATGAATGAAATATATAATTCTAGCACAAGAGATAATTACAAATACAACGGCGTTTATAAATTTAAAATGGTAAATACCCAAGGCTATGAATTAATATGGACACAAACAGGAAATCCATTTGATCATATTGATGAACTCCCAGGAACGCTGTCAATTATTTCATGGAAGAATTATGAATTAGCAACAGGTGCCCAAGAATTTGATGGATTACATATAGGAAATGAAACCAACCGATTGTATTCAGTATTAGATGGAATAGTAGGTGCTTGGGGTAGATATTGCATAGGAATGATACAACTATGGTCTCAAATACCAACTGGTAAAATCCCTACAATATCTACAGAAAATGATCATTTAATAACTTCTGATTGGGTAGAATTATATTCATATGTGGTAAATGGAAACGCCTCAAGTATTGAGTTTTGGGACAGTATTCCAGATGCTAATACACGCAATATTCACACAGATGACTATCCAAACTATTTAACTGGTAAATCAACGTCAGATTATACTATATCACATCCTGGAAAGTTATACTTTAATTATGTAGGGAATAGTGGTGTTGGTTATACCACAACTCCAAACCCGCTTTTTGAATCCTACGTACCAACAAATAGTGAATCTTTAGATTGGTATTATAATACATGGAAGGCAAATATACCATACCCTCAATATCCAATTGCAGTAGGTGTTCATGGATATGATTCGAATAACCCAAATGGAGCCAGCGATATTGTATTTGAATTTCATACTGCTGGAACTGTCCAACTTTATTATGGAACTGTTGGTGTAGACAGAAGAACTGGACAGAGAACGGGTACTACTTTTAATAGTAGTGGAGAATATGGAGATGTAATATTAAATAAAATAGATGCTAATGGCATAGAAACTGAAATTGAAAGAGTAACAGTTGTTCAAAAGAAAACCGAAATCGTTGTTTCTGTTGGTGAAAAAATTAAGATATCAGAAGTTGCTGTCGCCGGAATTAATTTATTTGCATTTGAGTTCTATATTGCAAGTGGAAGCGGGGATAGTGGAAGCGGGGATAGTGGAAGCGGGGATAGTGGAAGCACCGGTGGAGTTTCATACAACACCTCTCCTACGTGGTCTTTGATTAGTGATTCAATCACTGATTGGAACGGTGGATTTGAAGATGATGTATTATCAAGTAATTCATTTAAAAAATATGGTCACGATGATTCATTTGGTGGTACAATTACTGGTTGGACATATACAAAGGGAACACATAGTACTTGGGGTCCTACACTTTTAAATGGTAATAGTAGTGGTTATGGAAATCAAGCTATTTTACATGGTTCTCAAGTAATTGGTTTAAGATATAATCAAACACTTACAAAATCCTTAACTGGATTAACTGCAGGAAAACGATATAAATTGAGTTATCAAAGACATAATCGTGTTGGACAAACTGATATTCAATATAAAGTATATTCTGGAGAAGAAACAAATGTGTATTTATCCGAAACAGTCACAACAGCATCTAGTGAAGCTGAAGCAAATAGACTTGTTGAAATAATATTTATTCCATTTGATACTACACATTCTTTTACTATAAAACAACTTAATGGTGGAGATATTCAATCGTGGTTTGATAAATTTGAATTGTATGAAGATACCAGTGGATATAGCGCAGGATCTGCAATATTAGAATATCCTCCACCTGAAATGGTAACTCAAATTAAAACAAATAATGATAATACAGCTCTTAACAGAGATGGTCATGGTGGTTCCTATGATGGTCCTAATGCAGCAAATAATGGTGAAACATTTACATGCACAATTTCTGGTGCATCACACGGAGATGGAGCTTATACTTTACAAACAAGTTCTAATAAATCAAATTCTTGGGCACATCATCCAAGACATTTAATAGATAAAGATGATACTTCTTCGTATGGGTTTTTATACAATTGGGGATGTTCATCTGATGGAAGATATAATTCAGACGGAACTGTTACTGGAACAGCTTCTGAAAAAATTACTGGAGTAAATGGTGAATGGGCTGAATTGACTCTTCCAGAAAGTATAGTTCCTTATAAATATTATATTCGAGATAGAAATGCAAGCCCAAGTGGTAATGCTACTCCATTATCTTGGAAAATTTATGGTTATAATGGAACTTCATATGATTTATTAGATTCTCATGATGATTACACAGAATTGGTTGATTATGCTAAAGTTACCATGAATATAGTCCCAACTAATAGTTATTCCAAAATTGTATTAATAATTACTAAAGTAAACAACAAAACTTGGTTTGGATTAAGTGAGTTTAAAGTGTTTGGAGTATCTGCCAGTAGTTTTAGTAGTAGTGGTGGTGATAGTGGAGAATCCGCATATACTTGGGCAACTCCTGCAGGACCACCATACGATTTAACCGTTAATGTTTTGAAACCTTATACAGGTGATGTTGTTTCTCGTCCATATGTGTTTGAAGATTTCTACAAAGATGCTGTTGAAGTAAGTGAATCTTCCTCTGAAATTCCAGCAACTACTACTACGCCGGCGGGAGATTACAAGACGTACAAATTTGGCGATGAATACATTCGTACAGGTGTATTGAACTTGTATTTTAATGGTAGTACTCCTATGTATAATTATATATCTGCATTCTTCGATAGAATGGACTCTGGAAATACTTCATTTGACCGTAAAGGGCGATATATTTTTCAATCAAATAATTTTACAAACACAACTTTCGCAGATATTACCGTAAATGGAGCCGTACAATATTTTACATTTTTAAGTTCAGATACCACAAAGGTTTCATATATTAGAGTGTTTAGATGTCAAGATACTTCAGCATATTTTGATAATTATACTCCAAGTGAATTGAAAATATATGGAACAAATGATGATTCAACCACTACATTATTAGCAACCAACACTACATTTAAAACTGATTTACAAACAAATGCTACAAATGCAACTAATAATAATTTATATACCAATTATTCATTCACAAAACCAGATGGAAATGTAGAAGACGATATTCCAGCATATGTTGATATTACTTTAGATTCTTCAGCAGAAACTACTGGATATAAAAAATATTATCTTGCGTATAGTGGTTCAGTAGGTGCTGGTAGAATGCTTGGTGGATGGGTACAATTTTACTATAATTTGCCTACTGGTGGATCAAGCGGTGGAACAACAACCGTATATAATTTCTGGGACCATGGATTATCAACTGACGGAGCTTCAGGAACGACTGCAGCGACTAACTTGACGCAATGGGCTGCACAATTCCCGATTATTAGCTCATATGTTTTAAATTTCTGGAACTTGGTTGGTGCGTCTGAGAATTATACAACACCTGGAGTAAGAATACATCAAACCCAACAAGATTTGTTAGACACAAATTATCAAAATGCAGTATCTGTATTCAATTATCCACATGGTACTGACACCGGAATTGTTGAATTTACCTTTACAGAAACCGCTTCTTGTAAATTAGTGTATGGTGGTAGTAATTTTAATTATTTAACTGGTGCATCTTATAGTTTGGATCCAACTATCGTTTATAAAAATGGAACACAAATAGATTCAACTTTGGATATTCAAAAAATTCTTACATTTGATGTTGTCAACGGTGATGTTATAAAAGTATGGGAAGACGCAGGTGGAATTTTCTTGTATGCATTAGAAGTGACTACTGGTGGATCTAGTGAATCCACACCTGGTTGGAAGAAGGTATTCAGACAAACAGCACCTTATTTATGGACTTCAGGAACTGAGTCATCCCCTCTCGATAATATGAAAAATAATCAATTAAACACCGAATCTGATGATAACTACTCTATAATGAATGAAATTTTCAATTCTAGCACAAGAGATAATTACAAATACAACAGTGTATATAAATTCAAAATGGTAAATACTCAAGGCTATGAATTAACATGGACTCAAACAGGAAATCCATTTGACCACAATAATGAAGCTCCAGGAACGGTATCAAATATTTCTGCAGCTAATTTTAGTTTATCATCTAATGATGTAGTAGATTTTGATGGATTGCATGTTTCTCAAACCTACGGAATTTTAGATGGTGTAGTAGGTCTTTATGGAAGATATTTAATTGGTCAAGCACGAAATAGTTCCGATTGGAATGGAGTGAGTGATAAAATGATAACTATACCTACAAATAATGCAGATATCACACACTCTGATTGGGTAGAGTTATATGCATATGTTAGTGACAGCGGAAGTGGATCCACACCTGATCCTCATGCCGCCACACATTCATTTATTTTGACCGGAGCTTCCAAAAGTCTTACTGATGTGAATAATTCTAATATATCTTTAGAATTGATAGGATACCCAACTTTCTCTGAAGCAAACGGAGTTGAATTAACAGGAACTAACAGTCAATATATTAAAATTCCTCAGTCAGTAATGGATGTTGGAACAAATGATTATACTTTATCACTATGGATTAAAAACGCTGTAACAGGTTCAGGAGAACGAGCTTTGTTAAGTATGGAAAGTCACCCTCATCGTATGCCTCCAAGAGGTGGATCTGTTATAAAAACAAATTCAAGTGGATTAGTTCAATATCGTAGCAGAATGTTAAACCCAGCTACTACTTCACCGCATACAAATAATGCGCAATCTGATTTTGTTTATGGTGGTGATAGTGATTTACATAATTATGTTGTTTCCAGAAAAGGTACAGTTACAAGATTATTTATTGATGACGTTGAACGTGCATCATTCGATGATGTGGTTACTTATCCAACTAATGAATATGATGATAATTATATTGGTATGGAGTTAAGTAGTGATTCTCCTGCAAAGCCTCTTACGGGTGACGTCACGAAATTTGAAGTGTGGTTAGGAAGTGGGTATGAAACTTGGCCACCATCTGTTTAAAACGGTAATTCTGGTTCTAGCTAATACAAGAAAAATAAAAATATTTATAAATACAAATAAAAATATTTATAAATAAAAAGTATATTTAGTATATATTAAATGTCTACTTATACAACTGCTAAATCAACTGATGGTATTAACTGGACTGGAGTTGCAGGAAATACTGGAAATGGAATTTTACTCAATCGTGTGAATTTTGTCAAACACATAAATGATACTTGGTTTGTAGGAGGTGATGGAAGTTCTGTATATTCTACTGATATTAATGATTTGGCATATTCAAATGATGGTGAAACTTGGGTAGGACTTGGAGATTTTATATCTGGAGAACCAGAATGTATGGCTGTAAAACCTAAAACTACATACAGTAATATAACATTTGATAATAGTGGAAATCCAAGTGTATATTTACACCATCCTACATTAGCTTTTGGTAGTGGAAATCATACAATATATTATTCTGAAATTGGTAAATCATTTGTTGGATTAGGACGTTTTATTTTTAGTGAAAAAGGTAATGGTGGATTTTGGAACGGAGATTATTGGATTGGTGTTGGAAAAGGAACGAATACAATAGCACATTCAATAGACGGTATTGAATGGACAGGTTTAGGACAATCCATTTTTTCAGTTCAAGGTATGGGTGTTTCATTTGATGGTACAAATATGCTTGCTGTAGGAGAAGGTACTAATACAATTGCATATTCAAATGCTCTCAATAAAGAAAATTGGACTGGATTAGGAACAAGTATATTTTCTACAAAAGGAAATAATATTGCATATAATGGAACTATATTTGTTGCTGTAGGAGAAGGAACAAACACTATTGCATATTCTATTGATGGTTTAACTTGGACTGGAATAGGAACCAGTATATTTTCTACTAGAGGTAATGGAATTACTTGGACTGGAACAAAATGGATAGCTACAGGTTCTGGAACAAATACTTTAGCATGTTCATCAAATGGAGTAGATTGGACAGGTCTGGGTGAAACAGTATTTTCTACTGAAGGGTTCAACCTAGATTCAAACACAAATATAATTGTAGCTGTTGGACAAGGAACTAATAGTATTGCATATTCTGAAAACGATGGTCTAAATTGGACTGGATTAGGTTTGACACAAATTCTAAGTTATGGAAAATCAGTTTGTTTTAATGGAAAATATTGGATACTTTCTGGAAATGATCCAAATGTGTTTTATTCACTTGATGGAAAAAACTGGAGAGAAATTTCCACACTATATTGTTATAATTCTATTGTAGGAAATAATCCAACAAAACCACTTAATATTCCTAGTCAAATAACAGTAGATAGTCGAAGTGGAGAAAATTTGTCAAACATATTAAAAATTCATTCCACTAATTCTGACTATTCTCTACACATCGAGGCTGAAACTTATTAATTCTGTAAAATGTATGATTTTATATTTCTATTTATATATTAAATCATATGGCAGATAATAATATTTGTAATAGTGCTGCATATTTAAATGCTGTATATCAAAAACAAAAACGATTATTATTTAATTTTCCTTTAACTCGTTTTGATAATCTAGCAAATTCACCTTATCCACAATATAAACAATTCGATTTAGATATGAGAAGAAAAGCAGAAATATTAAGTTACAAAAGTAGTCGTATGAGTACTCAAACAAATAGTTTAACAAGAGCCCAAAGGTATCAGCAACTTGTACAAGGCTCATCACAAAGACGTACATTAACTAATGCTTTTATAAATGAAAATATTCGACCAGATGGAACTCTTCAAACTTGTCCAGATACAATTATCAAAACATCAACAACTGCTGCAGGTGTTCCTGGACCTATAATGGATCTTTATTTAGACCCAGATATTCCTCTTTATAATCTTAATAAAAATACAAATGATTATGGACAAATAATGGAAGAAGATAACGAAACATTATGGGTAATTACTGATATTTCAAATATAGATTGTTTTAATACAACTACATATGCAAATCCGTTATACTCGAATTTATTGAGTGTTTATATGCTAAATATTGAAGACCCATCATATTACTTCACAATTAGTTTTCCTTTTAATATTTATATTGAAGCTCAAAGTAAAATAAATTCACCTACCGATTTATATAATGAAACAAATATTATTAATGTGTTTGATATTAGTTTTGGAGCATTTTATAGTAATAATATAGTTAATTTATCGATTAGTCCAATAAAAAATGTTGAAGTTAATACAGTTTCAATAAAACCACAAAATACCAATTCTAATCAAGGGTATTTTGCAAATATTTACGCAGGAATTATAAGTTTTTCAAATATTTTATTATATACAGAAAAAGGTTTTATTTATGATTTTAATATACAAATGTCTTTCTCATTTTCTAAATCTGAAAATTATGACCAATATTTTCATAATCCTACAATAAAAGGTATACTTAATACTGGTCGAAATATTCAAACACATAATTGTCATGTTATTTCTCCAATAACAATACCAGATACTTTTCCTAAATTAACATTTTCAGGTGTAGGTTCCAATTCTTCAAATGGAAATTCCAATTCTTCAAATGGAAATTCTAATTCTTCAAATGGAAATTCCAATTCTTCAAATGGAAATTCTAATTCATATTATTAGGTTTAAGCAGCATTTTGAGTTAGTGTTGGATTCAAGCACAACTGTTGTGAAGGAAATACTTGTCCAGACATACATTTATCTCTGTCAGCGACTTCAATACAACCACGTTTATTATGATATTCTCCTACTAAACACCAGCTATTTTTATTGGAAGAAACTGGATTTTGTATAGGATTTGTAGAAGAATCGGCATCAGGTTCACTTGGTCTCATAGTAGAAGGAGCTGAATTAACAGATTCATCTAAAGTTCTAGATGTTTTTCCTTGATCACTTGCTTCAATTAATAAATCACCAGCATTTAATACAGAACCATGTAAAATATCAATACCTTTTTTTCCTGCTCCACTTAAAACATTTGATGAATTATTTAATGCTGAACCAGTAGCATATCCTAAATCAGATAAAGCCCTTTCAATTATAGGACTTATAATTTTCAAAAATTTATCTAAGATATTACCTAAAAACAATACAATATTTATTCCTAAAATAGAAAATGTTAATAAAATAACTAAGAATGTAATCAAAATAATATTTGTTGTTGTGTATCCTGAAGTTTGTTCTCCATTTGAAGAATCATTTTGTAATGGTGTCTCTTTTTGCTCGTTTTCCATATTTATAATAAATGTATATTATGTTTTGACAAAATATTATTTAGACAAAGAAAATAATTAAAAGGTGTTCGTTTTATTATAACATATATTTTATTGAATTATATAAAATGGCATTAATTAATTTTATAGAAACCTTCTTTTTTATTAGTTTAGCTATTACATTTATTTTAATAGTTATGCTTGTTTATCATTTTAAAGATAGGCTTGGTTTACTAGAACAAAAATGTGATACTATGTTTGAAATATTAAATAATATGATAAAAGAAATGAAAAATATAAAACAACAAACGATGATGCAAGTGTCTGAAAGACAAATACAAATGAATCAAAATCATGTTTTACCGCAACCTATTCAATCAAATACTGATTTTGATGATAGTGATGTTGATAGTGATGTTGATAGTGATATTGATAGTGATGTTGATAGTGTTTCCGAATTTAATGAAGAAGTATCTAATTTGATTACAACAAATAATAGTGAAAATAGTTTCAAAAAAATTGTTGTCGAAGATGTTTTAGAAGAACCTCATAAAATTCAAAAAATAGATAATGATATTGAAGATGATATTGAAGATGATATTGAAGATGATATTGAATTACAAGAACAATTTATTAATAATATTACAGACAATTTAGAAGAATTAGAAATTGATTCAATTGAAGAATCTTTAGATGTACCATCAGAAAATGGTTCATCAGAAAATGATGAATCAGAAGATTTAGTTGATAATAATGAAAATCATATGAAAATAGATTATAAAACACTTGAAATATCTGTATTAAGGGCTATGGTTACTTCACGGGGAATATCTGATGATGTTAAAAAAACAAAAAAATCAGAATTAATAAAAATGTTACAAAATGCAGACACCAGTAATTAATTAATAATATTTTAATTTATATACCTATAAAAATAAATATAAAAAATTATATAATTTGAATATATAATGTTTTCATATTTAACAGAACACGATAAAATAGAAAATCCAACACCAACAAAATTAGGTTATTCATCTAATAATATTTATGATGGTTTTCCACCATTAATGGAAGATGGTCGTACTATTACTGCATCACACCAACCTGAGGCTGTTCTTAATAATTATTTATTAAAAGATACTGGAATTAATTCTAACTGGGAATATAGAAGATATTTAACAAATAATAGTACACAAATTGTTTCACAAAATCGTTTGAGTTCTATGAATGATATTGGATATGTAAAACGTTATGAAGATATTATTAGTAACTTCACTACCCCAAAGATTCAACATTCTTATGTAGAAACTGAACCTCAAAAAAGTGACTTAAAAAATATTTATTTATCGAGAGAACAATTAAATTCAAAATTAGTAGCACCTGAGATGACACAATATGAATTATTGAAACTTATGAAATAAATCATTAAGTAGAAATACATATATAAATATAGTTTAAAACAATAAATTATGACAACTTTAAATATCAAAAAACTTATTAGTTTCGATGTAGGTATCAAAAATATGGCATATTGTATTTTTGATATTGATTTATCAAATAATCCATTTTCAATAAAAGAATGGAAAATAATGAATATGTTAGAAACAGAATCACAAGAAATTACAAAAACGTGTAATTGTGAAATTACTATAAAGAAAAAAGGAAATCCTTTAGAAACAAAAATATGTGGAAAAACTGCCAAATATTTCAAAAATAATATTGAAGATACCTTTGGTAATAAATATTATTGTTTAACACATAGTAAAAATTCAAATTATATTATTCCAAATGAATCTTTTTATCAAAAAACACTCAAAAAGAAATCTTTAGAAGAATTAATTGAATTTTCTAAAAAGTTTGAAATACAAACATCTGAATGGAAAACTAAAAAAAAAGCTTTAGAAACTTTAGACACTTTTTTTAATGAACGTTGTCTAGAAATTTTAAAAAAAACTAAAAAAATTAAAGCTGGAGAAATTGATCTTATTTCATTAGGACATAATATGAAAAATCTACTTAATCAAATACCTAATATACATGATATTGACCATATTATTATTGAAAATCAAATATCACCTATTGCAAATAGAATGAAAACTATACAAGGTATGTTAGCACAATATTTTATTATGACAACACCTAATGCCAATATCGTATTTGTTTCATCTGCTAATAAATTGAAACAATTCCAAAAATCTCAAACAATATCTAATAATGCTACTTCTTCTGATTATAAACAACATAAATTAGATGGTGTGTATTTTACAAAAACTATTTTACAAAATAATCACTTTTTAACAAAATGGGAAAATATCCTTGAAACTAAAAAGAAAGATGATTTAGCAGATTGTTTTTTACAAGGTATTTGGTATTTATATTCTAAAAAAATAATTTATTATGCGGAGAACTTAAAAATAAATAGTGTATAAATATCATAAATATGGAAGTTGTTGATATTGGATTAGATGATTTAGAACCTATTTCTATAGATGTTGGATCAAATAATAGTAATTCAGAACTACCTTCTGTCAATTTTGGTTCTGGTGTAGAATTATTAATGAATGAAAAACAAAAAGCCTCAGCTGGTCCTACTAGTATTGATTTAGGAGAATTAGATAAATTAGAAGATGATTTAAATAATCTTTCATCTGATGCACCGTCCACTTCCGATACTAAATCTATTGGAGGATTAGGATCTTTTGGTGGTTTAGGATCTAACTGGTTTGGAGGAAACAAAAAACAAGATAAACCCGATGAAACCATTAATGATTCTAACTTAGGACAAGCTACAAGTAGTAGTATGGGAAATACTAAAACTTGGGATGGATTCACTAAAATTGGAGAAATATCTCAAACACAATCAAATGTAACTAATATGACAGATCGTGAAAAAAGACGGAAGAAAAGAATGATGATACATAAATTAACTGAATGGTACGAAAAGGGACTCATTAAAAATAATTCTAATTTTACCATGGAATCTAATTATGAAGAAGTTGAAGATGAATACGAAGGAGCTTTAGAAGATAAAAGAAAAAAAGATAGTATAAAACTTCAAGGATGGTGGTTCACCACTTTTGTAAATTCTGTTGAATATGCAAATTCTGCTTTTAATCCATTCGATATTAATTTGGATGGTTGGGGAGAACAAGTTAGTGAAGATCTTGATTCATATGAAGAAATATTTTCAGAATTACACGAAAAATATAAAGGAGGAAAAATGAGCCCAGAAATTTCATTACTTCTACGTCTCGGATTCAGTGCTGCTGTTGTTAACTTCACTAATAAAGCTCTTTCATCCGCTACACCTGCTTTTAATGACGTCATCAAACAAAGCCCTGAATTAATGAAAATGTTTACAAATGCAACAGTTTCTAGTATGTCAGAAAATAGTCCAGGATTCAATATGGCTGCTAATATGATGAAAGATTCTCAAGGACCTTCAAGAAATATGGGACCTCCACCTGCACCTCTAGAAACTAAAAATATGCCACCGCCTCAAAGACCTGGCTCTATGGGATCTATGAACTTTACTGAAACCCCTTCTAACAGACCAGATATTTCCATGGGACGTGGAGCTATGTTTAGAGAAGAAGGTGTTGATATTTCTAATCAATATGAAAATCCAAACAAAAGACCTGAAATGAAAGGTCCTCAAAATGCCGATATTGATAACATATTGGCTGGATTAAAACCTAAATCAGCATCATCACTTCAAGAAATTCCATTACAAAATACTGTTATTGAACAAGGTGGAGATGATTCTGTTATTTCTATTGCATCTTTAAAAGATATGCAAAACGCTAATATGCCTAAAAAATCAACTGGAAAACGTAAAAATAATGGATCAAACAAAAATATCGTTTCTCTTGATATTTAAACAAATGTACCTTCCATCTAACTATTTATACAACATATAAATAAACAAAAACTGGATAAACATACATATAAACCTTTATATAAATAGATTCTCTCGTGATATATTTCATTCAAAAAACATATACACTCTATTAAATAGGAATATTCTGCTATTTTTTTATCATAAATACGCATAACACCATAACTCAATATCCAATATCCCATATATTCAATATTTATTTTTGAGTTCACTTTTATCATATCTTTATGAAGCCTATTTAATATCGGTACTTGATACTTCAAAGGTATTATGAACATTACACCACATACTATATCATAAACACCATTCAATATTATTATGTTTTTAACATTCATAAAATGTCTACCAGTAATAATTATATATTCTTTTTAGTATATATAATTTGCGTTTATGAGTATAGAAGATATAACTAAAAAACAAATTATTAGAAAAATTAAAATAACCAAAATTAAACAATATTTTTTGTGTGAAAATATTATGAAAAAACATTTAATTTACATTAATAAACCTAATTTATATTCATTACTTAATATTCAAAATGAAATATTACCATTTTTTGAAAACAAAAATCTACCCTATGACATAGAATTAAATATTCTTAGCTATATTATGTAAACTACTTAATTACTACTATTAACTAACATACAAACCTCTTCATATAATTCACTACATCTACATAAACAATTACTTTCATAACGACACTCTCTATTAGCTCTTTGTGTCATATGTTCATGACAACATCCACACGCATTCAAATTATTTAAATGAATATTACCTTCTTCATTCGTCATCAATAATTCATCATTATTACGAAATCTTTCCAACTGATAATCTACGCTATCTACTAATCGACATATTGCACTCTGATATATCAAATTCTCATGCTCAGGAGTTTCACTTTCATATGTATTATTTACTAACAACGTTTGAACGTGATGTGTGTATGTTGGTTCTTCATATTCAATTTCATTTGAAACTTCAAGTATTTGACTTTCTTCAATCACCATGTCGACTTCATCATCTACAGGTATAGGTCCTGGTTTAGAAGTGATATATTTAACTTCACTACACTTATTAAATATAATTGGAGACATTTGATTTGGATTAATAAATTTAACTAATTTAATAAAAAGTGTATCAATTTTTTTAATTTATCATTATATTATAGATACTACAACACCTAATATGAGAAAAACCAAAAAAATTTATTCAAATACTAAAAAAAATATTAGAAAAAAATATAAACATGGAGGGGAAATTTCAATTGATGCAAAAGAAATACCTAATTTTGATGTAAATAATAGTTACTCAAGCGAACAACTTGGACTCATACATAAACATTCACTCTCGTTGCATCATAATAAAATGAATTTGTCTCTAATCGCTGATATCAATCTACATACCAATAAAAATTCTATTTATACCGATAAACGTCAAGATCCAAAAAATCATATAAAACAATTACTTCAAAAATATGGTATAAAAACATTCAATAAAAACGATTCATCACTCAGAATAACTATACTTGTAGGAGAAAGTATTAAAAATAATTTAGTCATACCTATATTTCTAAATGATGATGATACGGGATATTTCTATGATATAGAAGGTAAGCGTTATATACCAACTTTCAAAAAACAAATATCTAAAATATTGAATAAAACTGTTTACTTATTCTCATTACCCGATGAATATGAAAATGAAAATATTGACCAACATTCAGAAGAAATTGCCGGAAACCTTCAAAAAGGAGAAACCGTTTCAAACTTTCAAATGTTACAAACTGTCGGTATTGATGACCATTTACAACAATATATATACAAATTTAATCGTATTCATATTTCAAAAGAACAAAAAGAAACTATTTCCACATGCTTCTTAGACTATAAATTACTGTATAATTTGAATTATGATGACTCAAAAAATGAAAATGGAAATTATGTGTATAAATCACACCAAAAATTTAGTTTCTTTTCATACGATAAAATCGTAAAAGCTTCTTCTAGTTGGTACTCATACATACCTAATGAACAATTCAAAAAATGTTTACTAGTAGGATTTACAATACCTTATGGAGGAATACGTAGAGCTGTTTATTTGAAATCAAATGGATTCTTCTCTGATGGATATGCTGACTATTTTCCAACATTTGAAACAATTCAAATCACACAAGATATTATTTCAAAATTATTTAAAGAAAATGGACAAACTGATTTAGACTTTTTAGTTAATAAAATTGCATATGAATTTAGTTATGGAACTGAAACCGCATATAATGTTGTATATAATCAAGACTTTAGAAATACTTTATATGAAATGTATGTTTGGGCACCATTAAAATCATGTGCAATAGGTTTAGTAGTTGCATTATTATTTGCTGCACTACCCATGGTTTGGGGAACCGTCTTTGTTCTTCCTAATATTGCTACAACTGTAGGAACATCACTTGTTGTTTCTACAAGTGTAAAAGGATCAGTTGCTGCCATAGATTATACTAAAAATAATAAAGTAAGAGGCAAAGATCAATATAAAGAAGGTGGACGAAAATCCAAAAAAATTCGTTACAAAAAATCTCAAAAACGAAAACATTATCAAAAATTAATATATAACAAAACCTTACGTAAATAATATCATTATAAATAAATGGATTCAATAAAAGAAATATTAAAAAAGCCAAAAACAAGAAAAATATTTGAAGAAATGGCTAACTTAAACATAAAGGATAAAAATATTGGAAAAAAAATAAATAATGTAAGCCTAAAATTATATTCATTAATTAAAGATATTATTAATACTTTACCTAATTTATCAGAAAAACAAATTAATGAAAGTATAGAGAAAATATTAATAAATAAAGAATTGGATAAAAAAACGAAAAATAAATTGAGATTTTACATAAATAACCTTTTTAATAATTCTAATAGTAAAAAGGGAGGTGATCCAACAGACGAAGAAGACAATAATTGTCCAATTTGCTTGGACCCACTAAATAATATGCCTATTAAAACCTGTTTTAGTCGACAAAAAAGACACAAATTTCATAGTGAATGTATTGAAGGATGGATGAATACTGGAAAAAACACATGTCCAATTTGTAGAGGACCTTTAGATTTTAGAAGTTATTTTAGAAGAACAATTGATTTTTTGACACCACGTGTAAACATACAAGAAGTAGACGAAGACGAAGACGAAGACGAAGACGAAGCACAACAAAGATATGATAGACAAGATTATAGAAATATGACATATATTAGAAATTTATTATTTTTAATTCTTCTTATAATTACAGCAGTAAATATGATAATGGATAATTACATCTATAATAATAGACCACATCGTATATTACCTCAATATATCATAGTTACGTCATTTTATTCTTTGATTGGACGTATATATAATGATAATGCTGGTCAAATAAGATTAGTAATAATTTTTTATATATATTTAGTGACGTCTGAAACATACTATGTTTTTCACGATCCAGAATTTATTCAACAACAAAATATTATAACAGCAACTGCAAATAATAATAGGGTTTTGGCAAGTCCATACTTAGAACAACATAGAGATCTTTTAACGCAGTATAATGATCCAAATTTACAAACAGATATCGATACTCTGAATCAAGCATTACAAAATTTATATAATTCTATTGGTATAAGAGGAGGTAAAAAAACAAATAAAAGAAAAACAAAAAAGAGAAACATTAATAAAAGGAAAAAAATTAATAAAAAATCAAAAACTTTACGTAAATAATAACATTATAATAAAATAAATATATATTTTATTATAACTATGAATGGTGGAGATGAAATAGAAAATCAAGGAAATAATATACCAACAGCAACACCTATTTTGGAAACTCAACAAAAACCAGTTATAGTATCAAACGCAAAACCAATTGAAAAAACACAAAGATTTAATTTAGAAAAATTAAATAAAGTATATGAAAAGAAATACAAACAAAAAGAAAATTTTGTATCTACTACCAGTTTCTTTATAGATCAATTTATAACAAATGAACAAATTATTTCCATCCATCACGCTATGCTGAACGTCGATGTATTACATACTTTAAATAATTGCTCTACAGAATTAGGTAATTCATGCAAACAAACTTTAGAAACCTTGAAAATCATACACATACAATTCGGTATTGAAATAACAGATGAAGATGTATTGAAACCACTTATAGATAGTTATTTTGTAGGAGTATATCACACAAAAAAAGATGATAATATTGAATTTAAAATATTACCTATTTTTTTAAACATTCATGGGGATTTTAAAGATTTTAGACAACAATTTGATTATTGGGTTGATTATAGACAAAATATTAAAAATAAAGAAAGTATAGAAAAACCATCAACCGTGTATGATGTTAATTCCTATAAAATTTCTAAATATATTGCCAATCTAAAAGAAACATTAATACATACTAAAAATCAAGATAAAATTGACAAAATTAATGATACACTATCTAATTATGAATCCATAAAAAATAATAGAACATATTACAGTTTTCAATATAAAAATAGTTTTTATGATAATGGAGGATTTAAAATGTCAGACGATTATGTTTATACTAGAAAAAGTATGTTGCCATACAATAATAAACTAAAAGAAGTTTATGGAAAACAATTCAAATTATCACAAAAACAATTAGACAAAATTAAATCACAACTTTTTGATATGAATATACTCACACAAACTCTTGATATTCAATCAACAACACTCACTATTGGAAATAGTATTTTAGTTGGTATGTCAGAATATACACGTAATCATCCATCAAGATATATTTATATGAATTTTGAAGGGACTTTTCTTGACTCTCATGGAAACTACTTTTGGCCACTATATGAAACATCTATTGTAAAAATTACTTCAAATAATAAAACTAAACCTTACGGCATTTACTTATTCCAAAAAGTTAAATCTAATGATACTGACAAGGAAAAATTAAAAGAAGATCTTGTTGGATATAACTATTATTTCCATTTTCCTGAACAAAAATCTTTAGATGAAACCAATACTGCATTAGCAAAAACCATGAAAACTATTCTATTATCTGTTACTATTGGACTTGTTATTGATGCCAGTTTACTTTATGAAACCTACTTACAACAACTAGCAAAAGAAACTGCTCACCATAGTTGGTTAATGGCAAATCATACAGAATTCAAAACTGATATACATTCGTTAAAAGATACAACCGGAATGAAACAATCTCAAATTGATTCAATGAAAGATTTTGTTAAACATTATAAAGATACTGTTCATAAACAAATTGATTTAAAGGTTGAACTAGGTGAAAAACCATTAAATACAAAAGACATGTATAATCATATGCAAAAACATCACTATGATTCTTGTTCGAATAGTATTCAAAAACTATTAACATTATATCCTAGTTATGACTTTCCTAAACCACAAGAAATGACTGGAGCTACTCACTGTCAAGAAAGCTTTTTAAAAAGTTGGCAAAAAAAATATAATGATGATTTTAGTAAAAACTATGGAGATGGATCCGGTATAGGAGATACCGATGGTTCAGCATATTGGTTTCATTCTGCAGGTCACGGAAGTGTTACAGAATCTTCTAAGGTTTTCCAACATGAAATGGAAAAAATTAGTAATAAACATGCAAATAGTATGGTAGTTAAAGACAAACTCACTATTGATAAATATTTAAACAACATTAATAATTATTCAAACACAACTGCTGAAACTAATATTCTGAATACCATATCATCAACAACACATTTTTCAACTAATGTTGCTATATCTACAGGACTTACTTTACAAAATAAATCACAAAAAGAAGCAACACAAAAAGAAATACAAGACCTTCAAAAAATAACACAACATGCAACAGAATCTATATCCAAATATAATGATACCAACTCCGAATACAGAAAAAATAGTGACAAAGAAGTATCTGCTTTCATCATAAAAAGTCATATGAATGATATTGAAATTGATATTGAAGATTCCGAATTTATGATATATGTAATAAATTCAAATAATGATGAAAATATAGATCAAAACTTTAAAAACGAACAACTAAAACTATTTGAAAACAATAAAAATGAATCTAATAAACAATTAGAAGTCTTAAAAACATTACAACAAAAGGCAAATGAAAAAGAAGGAGTACCCACTATTTGAGAACCTTATTTTCTTTATTTTCATATGATGTATTCAGTTTATTATAATATTCATATTGTTCTAAAAAATATGTACAAGGATGTGTCAAAACCTTCTTCCTTTCATCACTCAACAATAAACATTTATTATAAACATCTCTGTAATAATCCATTTTCATTTTTATTTCAGAATTCTCCATTTTACTTCCTAAATAATAATATAAAATACTTATTTTTATATTATTTTGTTTTAGGTTCTCGAAGGTTCTCAAATACCTCCAAAAATTTTCTCTCATAAAAATTCAATTATTTTTCCTAAAGTATTTTTTATTGTTTTTTTTCACACAAATTTATTTTAAGAATTTGAGAACCAAAATAGTATTCGAGAACCTAAATTTATCAAAAATAGTGATTTTTTATTTATTTTTTATAAAACGTTTTATTGTTTTTCTTTTTGAATTCTTATTCTTCTTTGTTTTACGATTTCCGCCTTTGTTAGGTTCCAGACTTTTATATAACTCAGTATCTGATTCTGACCATCCATTTAATATCGTTTCTATTACTTTTAGAACTTTCACATCATTTCCAATTTTTTCTCTATTTTCTTCTTTTTTCTTTATTTGTTGTTCCAATTCTTTTTTCCTTTTAAATAGAGCTGTAATTTCGTCTTTCTTTTCTTCTTCTCTTATTTCAATACCAAATATTGGATAGTTACGTTCTTCCATTCTATTACCAAAGTTCATATAATATTTTAGTTTGGATTTTGTTTCTTTGTTTGTTGCAAATACACTTGTAATTTTCCATTTTGTCAAATTTTGGTTGAAAGTTTCGGCACGATCGAACATTCTGTCCATATAAGTCACCTTCGACACATTCCACTTATCGATGGGTTGGTTGAAAGCAGCGGCATCACGGAACATCCGAGTCATAGTAGTCACCTTCGACACATTCCATGACCCGATGGGTTGGTTGAAAGCAGCGGCACTATGGAACATGCCCTCCATATTAGTCACCTTCGACACATTCCACTTGTCGATGGGTTGGTTGAAGGAATTGGCAAAAGCGAACATGCCGAACATAGTAGTCACCTTCGACACATCCCATGACCCGATGGGTTGGTTGAAGGAATTGGCAAAAGCGAACATGCCCCTCATATTAGTCACCTTCGACACATTCCACTCGTTGATGGGTTGGTTGAAAGCAGCGGCATCACGGAACATGTCACTCATATCAGTCACCTTCGACACATCCCACTTATCGATGGGTTGGTTGAAAGCAGCGGTACTATGGAACATGCCATCCATATTAGACACATTCGACACATTCCATGACCCGATGGGTTGGTTGAAAGCAGCGGTACTATGGAACATGCCCTCCATATAAGTCACATTCGACACATTCCATGACCCGATGGGTTGGTTGAAAGCTTTGGCACCCCAGAACATGCCGAACATAGTAGTCACCTTCGACACATCCCATGACCCGATGGGTTGGTTGAAAGCTTTGGCACCAGTGAACATGCCCCCCATATTAGTCACCTTCGACACATTCCATGACCCGATGGGTTGGTTGAAAGCAGCGGCTGTATCGAACATGTCACTCATATCAGTGACGTTCGACACATTCCATTTTGATATATCGTTATTAAAATCATTTTTATCGTTAAATAACTGACTCATATTCGTCACAGAAGATGTATCCCACTCTGATATGTCTCCATACTCAGATGTTGCTGATTCTTTGTCTTCACACCATTTATTAACAGCTTGATGTATGTCGCCATTTGTGCGTATTAAATTCTTTCCTCCTTTTTGTTTTTTACGGTTCTTTAATGTATTTCTTGTATTTTTACGATTATTAACACGATATGATATGTTTCTTTTATTCATTTATATATAATCCTAAAAGAACACATTATACATAAATATTCATCTTTAGGTTCTCGAAGGTTCTCAAATACCTCCAAAAATTTTCTCTCATAAAAATTCAATTATTTTTCCTAAAGTATTTTTTATTGTTTTTTTCACACAAATTTATTTTAAGAATTTGAGAACCAAAATAGTATTCGAGAACCTAAATATTACTAAATGTATCAAAAATAGTAGTTTTCTTGGTTCTTAATTATAATTAATAATATATTTATATAATTTATATAATTTATGAATGATATATTAAAAAAAGTAAAAGAGATAAGTAAAAAAACTAAAGACCTTAATGTTAATGAACTTGCTAAGAATAATAAATTAGATACATTAATTAAATTACTAAAGGAAACAATGAAAATCAGTAAGGGAACAATGGAAATCAGTAAGGAATTAATGGAAGGGTTATCTTTAGATAAAAATAAAGTTATAGAAGTTATAGAACAATTGGAGAAACTGTTCAATAATAAAGAAAATAAAAAACAATTGGAGAAACTGTTCAATAATAAAGAAATTAAAATTTTTCCTTTTCTTCAAGATAAAATTAAAACAAGAAAATTTATAAATAATTATTTTTCAAATAAACACGGAGGTAAATTACAAAAAAAAATGGTAGGTGGAGATCCAACTGAATGTCCTATTTGTTATCAATCATTTGAAAATGATGGAACACAGATTGTAATTTGTCCGGCTACAGCAGATGGAGAAATAGACCAACAACATAGATTTCATATGGATTGTATCTTATCCTGGTTATTTCTACCGGGCAATATTGATGGCACATGTCCAACTTGTAGATGTCAGTGGAACCCCTTTGAACAAGAATTGCGGATGGCGCTTCCTGAGGATGAAGTTCAAGAACCTAACCAAGAACCTAACCGTTTAACACCTTTTCATAATATTCACAGTTTTATGGAAAGACAATTTAATTCTATAATAACTCAAATAAATAATTTGAATTTTTCTGAAGGAACTCATTTAGGAATTACAGCCTTTATTTCTACTATGATGTGTGCTATGGCAACTTCTCGCAGTTACGACGTTGATGATTTAGGGAAAGACATTTTTTATTTGAATATAATACTTTATTTTATTAGTTATTTTAGAAGATATTTCCCTTCTTTCGGTAATGAGACACCTCTGATAACTATTTACAGAGTTCAACAATATATTTACATATTATTGTTTATAGTAATTTCATTATCTTTCTTTCAAAATACAAGAGATACTGCATCGCCTGCATCGCCTGCATCGCCTGCATCTTTTGAAGGGGATGTTACACTATTGATGTCTGATGTAAAAAGTGAATTAAATAAAGTAACTCTAACTCTTTTGAGGAATATCACTGCTGTTGACCCAAGTACTATTGAAAGATATATACAATTTCTTGACTCCCAACAAAGTATGTTGCAAGAACGTAGAAATAGTAGCACATTTTCTGCAGGAAGTAATAAATTAAGAAGAAAAAAATCGTATAAGAGATCAAAAAAAATTAATAAAAGACGAAAATCAAATAAGAAACTTAACAGAAAAACTCGTAGAAAGGTTATGAATTTATCTTAGATATTCATCTCTAAATTTATCAACAGAAACTACAGGTATTCCATGTTTTTTTGCGTATTCAGTTTTTGAAGAAACATCATCCATAGATTTCACAACTAAAACAAATGTATCTTTTTTCATAGAGTTCTCAACAAATGCACCGATTTCTTCTAATTTATCATTAATTGTTTTATCACGAAATTTTGTCATAACCACCTTCTTTTTATACAATTTGTGATTTTCATCACCGATTGAAACAACTTGTTGAAGTTTTTGAGGACTGTTTAATTTTTCTTCCAATTCACATTCTTTCAAAAATTCCATAAATAAAGGTATGTGTTTGACAAATTCTGTAGCATTTTCATGACCTATCCCATTAATAGTTTTCAATTTATTTATTTTTTCTTGATCATCATCTTTTTCAACTAATATGTTAGGAAATGCGTCTAAAATAATTTTGAGTTTTTTCTTAGCAAGACCTTTACCTAATTTATTAGAACAATCCATAATTTCCAACAAGTCTGCATTTTTTATTTTGTCTTGAATATTTTTGTGTATTTTTTCAGATAATTTCTTTTTGAATCCTTCTATTTCTAATAAATCATTAACCGACATTTTTAAAATTTTTGGTATAGAATCATATCCCTTATCGTAAATGCGTTTAATATTACCCGGACCAAGACCATCTATATTTGAAAAGAATGTTTCAATATTTTTGGAACGCACCGCAGAATTTTCATGTGCATTTTCTATTAAAACTTCTACGTGATTTTTGTCCCAAATATAGTCAACTTCCGGCATTTTAGGTGTTTGAGCACGCGTTATTATCTTCTTTACATAAGGAATAACATCCCCACTACGTACAATTTGTAAAACAGCTCCAACACCAATTTTATTATCGTTTATGAATTTTCCGTTGAATCCCGATGTGTATTCTATTTTCACACCCCGTAATTGTATAGGGTCAATTTTAATACGAGGTTTTAATAAACCATTTTTACTGGCATTCCACTGAACATCCAACACACGAGCTTCTGCAACTTGATCACCAATAACCATTTTGAAAGCAAATGAATGGTCTGGATTACCTGATTTACGTGTATAAATTTCGTCATTTGTTACAATAACACCATCAATTTCATAATCATAATTAACACGCCAATCCATTAATAATTCAGACAAAGACTCATTAGTAATATTTTCATTATGTATGTGTTTGACAACTTTATGCTCAAGATCTTCTAGTTTAGCTAATTGTTCGCTGGGTTTTAAAGGTGGGTCGATCAATTCATATGCAATAAAGTCCATATCTGATGCTTTATTATCGATGGATTTTGTGTTTATTATTCCAGAAACTAAATTTCGAGAATTTGCAAATTTAGATTTATATTTCTTATCAAATACATCTTTCTTTATAATAAATTCACCTCTAACAACATAATTTTCATGTTTGGGTAAATTGAGAACTTCTATTAAATGAGATACATCTTGACCGGTTTTTCCATCACCTCGTGTATATAATTTTCCATTACCATTTCTATCAGTAATATACATACCACTAACTCCATCTAATTTACAAGAACATACGTAAGGTCCTTCGTATTTTGATATGTATTTTTTAATAGCACCAGTTTCAGGTTTTATTTTATCCATAGAAGCCATTTCATATGGTAATTTGACTTTATTTTTGCCTTGTATAGGTGCCCCAATTTTTTTTGTTATAATATTATTTGGATATTTTTCTTTCATAAAATCAAACACAATATCATATTCATTATCAGTCATGATAGGGTCTTCATTTCGGTAAGCTTCATTAGAAACTTTCAATATTTTTTCAATATCTTTTTCTGATAAAGACTCGATATGTTTTATTCCGGATTGTTGGAATGCCTTAATGTGTTGTTTTGGCGTAAATGTTTTTTGAATAGATGTAGGATTGCTTTCAGATAATATTTTTGAACGTGTTTTCATAATTTCCTTTTTGAGAGATTGTGATTTCTTTTTAAGATTCTTTTTTGTATTTTGTATTTTTTGTTTTGGTGGTGATTCTTCATTTTTTACACTATATTTATTAATAATATTTTCACGTCTTTTTTTAGTAATATTTTTAACGTGATTTTTTATATTTTTTATTTTTTCAAATATTTCATTACGGTTTATTTGTGTTTTATTCATGTTTTGTTTATTATAAATTATATATATATATATTTAGATATTGTAGATAAAAAATATATAAAAGTTACAATAAATATATTATAAATATGAAGTTTATAGTATATTTTTTATTATTTAATCAAGCATTTGGATTTGTTCGTCGTTATAGTCTCGGAGTCAAAACACGTTTATATAATTCAATTAATCCTTTAATATATGAAGATGAATTACAGCAAAAAAGTATTAGTGAACTTTTAGAACATGTAGAAGATACAGATAAGATTTTTTTGAGGAATGATATGAAAAAAGCATACACAAGGAAAGATATTGGTGGAGATGGAGTTTATGATATGGAAGATTATAGTGTTACTAATATTGATGCAAGTTTATCAAATATGATAATAGATAAAGCATCAAAGAAAAATGTTCCAGTAACAATATTAGAGCCGTATAATTCTCCTTTAAATACTTTAATAAGTGGTACATACTCAATATTTAATGGTTTATTTGTATCTACATTAGTGTTATTATTGATTCGTACAATAATTGGTGTATTTCGTTCAAATGGAAGTCCTATGGGACCAATTGGACCTATGGGTACAAATAATAGATTCAGTTCTTTTGGAAGTATGAAAGATAATGATAAAGAAAATATGATTAAATCTAATATATCTTTGTCAAGTTGGGCAGGTAGTCCTGAAATTTTCCGAGAATGTACTGAAGTTGTTTCGTATTTAAATAATCGTACAAAATATCAAGAAGCTGGAGCTGAAATACCTCGTGGAATTTTATTAGAAGGACCACCTGGTACAGGTAAAACATTAATAGCGAAGGCAATTGCAAGTGAGTGTGATGCTAATTTTATTTCAATTGCAGCAAGTGAATTTGTTGAACTATATGTAGGAATGGGTGCATCTAAAGTTCGTAGTTTATTTCGTCAAGCAAGAGATCAATCACCTTGTATTATTTTTATAGATGAAATAGATGCTGTAGGAAAACAAAGAGGAACAGGTGTAAATATGGGTAATGATGAACGTGAACAAACATTAAATCAAATATTGGCTGAAATGGATGGGTTTTCATTAAATGAAAATGTTTTAATTATTGGTGCCACAAATCGCAAAGATGTATTAGATGATGCTTTATTGAGACCTGGACGTTTTGATCGTATAATTAATATACCTTTGCCGGATAAAAGTAGTCGTCTTTCTATTTTGAATGTTCATTTACGTAATAAAACTTACGATGAAAATATAAATTTACAAGACTTTGCTGGTGATACATCTGGTTTTTCTGGTGCACAATTGAAAAATTTAATAAATGAAGCAGCAATAAATGCTGTACGTATTGGAAAAACAAAAATTTCAAACAAAAATATGAAAGATGCATTAGAGAAATTAACTGTAGGAATTATAAAAGAAAATGATACACGTAGTGATGAAGCATTACTTAGAATTGCATTACATGAAATTGGACATGCATTTTTAGCAGCATCATTTGATCAATATTTTGAAGTAAAAAAGGTTTCAATTCAAAGTACATATAGTGGAGCAGGTGGATATACTTTGTTCAAAACTCATTCAGATATTAGTGAATCAGGATTGTATACAAAAGATATGTTAATGAAACGATTAATTGTTTGTTTAGGAGGAAAAGCGGCAGAATCAGTATTTTATGGTGATAATTTTGTTTCTTTAGGAGCTCAACAAGATTTAAAACAGGCTAATTCTCTTGCAAAAAATATGGTAGGTAATTATGGAATGGGAAATAAATTAAAAACATTCTATAATGATAATATGGATAATTCCGATAATCCATTTTTAGGTAGAGCTTTAGCTACAAATTCAGGTATGTATTCGGAATTTATAAAAGATTTGTTTGATAAAGAAGTAAAAGAATTGGTTGACGAAGCATATAATTATGCGTTTCAGATTATTCATAGTAATCAAAATATAATGAATATATTAGCAAATATTTTATTACAAACAAATACTATGGATGGAAAATTCTTAATGGAATATATTCACATAAAAAATTATAATGAAACAAGTAATGGATTTCAAGAATAATTATAAAAATCAAATTAAAAAATATATAAAGATTTTTCTTAATATAAATTAATGGTGTTATTAGAGTCTATTATGGGTGAAGCTGTTGTAGATGTTTCTTTAAATGGTATAGATAATGGTTATGAAAATGGTAATGAATCTGAATCTGAATCTGAAGAAGATTATATTACTGAAGAAGAACTGACATCAGATTCAGTTAATACTTTTATTATTCAATATAAATATATGTGCAATTTACTATTAAATTTATTTTATAAATTATCATTAAGTTGTGTTTTGTGGTTTGGTACTTTTATGTATTATTTAAAAATATTTTTAAACAAATTACATGAGTCTAATCCAAAAGTAGCTTATTATATGGATTATGTTATGTATTTAAACAAATATTATTATGGATTAATTATAAATGCAAAAACAGAACCATTTAATAATAATTGGACAAGTATTTCATATATAGATTATCTAAAGTATAATCATGAAGAATATAATTATACAACATATGCAAATCCAAAATATAATGAAGTAATTATTAGTTTAGATAATAATTGTGAAAATCTTAATTATGTTAACACCATTAATAATATATATATGTTTGAATATTCTAAAAATAATATTAAAGAAACAACAGAAGGACCCTTATTTATTTCAAAATATAATAGTTTAGGTGCTTCGAGATATTATGTGTCATATAAAATTCCTAAAAATCTGGACTTTAATGAACATATTCCTTCAAATATACGTTTTGTATCGATTGTATACAGTCATCCAAATATACAGAAACAAATTATTTTTGAAATACATAAAAGTTGGTTTATTGTGGGAAATCAATTATTTAGTTCTGAATTTGTATTTAGACAACTGGTATATCAATATGAATCGTTTGTTTTTGATAATAGATATAAGATACTTTTACTTGATAATAATGTTAATAGTTTGGAACTAACACATAAGCAATATATTGAAATTCTAGAAGATGAATATAAAGTTCATACCATTTCAGAATAGATTCAAAACTATATAAAGATAAATATTACAATATATGTATAGGTAAGTGTGCCCTATGAGTGTCACTAAAGCTCTAAAAGACACAAAATACAAATTGTATGATAAATGGAATTTGTATTACCATTTACCAGACAATAAAAATTGGGATTTATCCAGTTATACAATTATATTAAATAAATTGAGTACTATTGAAGAAGTTGTAAGTGTTAATTGTAAAATTGGTGGTCATATAATAGTAAATACTATGTTGTTTTTAATGAGAGATGGTATAACTCCACGTTGGGAAGATGAAAAAAATCGTAATGGTGGATGTTTTTCTTTTAAAGTTAGTAATAAAAATGTAGACCAAGTATGGAAAAATCTGTTTTACCTAACATGTGGGGAATCTTTATTGAAAAAAAATAATGAATCTGTAAATGGTATTACAATATCTCCAAAGAAACATTTTTGTATTGTAAAAATATGGTTAGATAATACTCAAATACAAGACCCAAATATGATAGTCCCTATAGATAATGTATCTATTCAAGGTTGTTTATTTAAAAAACATGAACCTGAATTTTAGAAATAACGTTTTTATATATTTATATCCAATAATAAATATATAACTAACCAATAATCCATATAATGTCTGACTTAGTATATGACACTGGTTTAGCATCTTTTTGTATACAAATTCTTACAGGAATTATTGATGTATATGTATTAACATTAAAATATGATGCATCCGCCAATATAGTGAAAGGACTTTTAATTATTGAACTATTTGTTCAAGTTATTGAAGCAACCTTTTATATTTGGATGGTTTCTAATTTTGCTAATATAAATAATATTACACCGGTTCGTTATTATGATTGGTTAATTACTACACCATCCATGTTATACACTTATACGATGTATTTGAACTTTATTAACAATAAACACAATAATTCTTTGTATGAAATGACTATCAAAAATATTGTACCATTAACAACAATAGGTATTTTAAATACTATTATGTTAGCATTTGGTTATATCTCAGAATTAAAATGGTTATCTTATAGCACTGGTGCATTTTTCGGTTTTATTCCATTTATTGTTATGTTCTACATTATATATCATGAATTTGCAAAATTTACAAATATTGGAAAAATAACATTCTGGTATTTTGTAACAGCATGGGCGTTGTACGGAATATCTTCATTATTATCATACAAATGGAAAAATGTATTTTATAATATTCTTGATCTCTTTTCCAAAAACTTCTTTGGATTATTCTTGGCTTTTGTTTTATACAAAATGAAACGTTAGTTCATACATAATTCACGTACAAAACATGTACCATATTTTACGTGTTTGAATAAATGATCTCGATATTTGTTACTTGAATTCATATGAGTCGTTTCATCTCCACCATAAAGAAAAATTATTTCATGTTTTCCGTATTTTTTAAATACTGATGACCATAAAGGCAGATTTTCTAGAGAACCTTCTTCCAATTCATCTGGACCTATTTTACCATAAATTATAAAATCAAAAAATCTGGTTTCTATTTTATTCATTAATTCTGAAATAGAATATTCGTAGTCATATTTTAAACGTTTTGAATATGTAAACCCATTACCATATAATGGAACTCCTTTATTTATATAATCATCATACATGAAATCCATTTTTGGATATTCTATTGCACATCCGCCAATCGATTGTATATACCTTTTATAACCTATCCAAAATAACTCTCGTGTGTAATTTATACCCCAATTACAACGCAATAATAATACATTCTTAGGACGTTTTATATTACTCATCTTATTTAATATATATTGTGTTTGAAATGAAGAACTACAATTCATACGAACATGATTCAGTAAACGCATAACATATTCATCATACAAAGACTTATTGTTATAATTCCAAGGTAGTAATTTATCACAAGCCTCTTTTATTAATTCTTTTGGAAAAGTTGTCAATATTGATTCTGGACAATGTTCCAAATCTTTGAAAATTGGAATACAACCATTTGCCAATATTTCATAATGACGCAAACAATCCCATCCACCCTTTTTTTCTGTATGTGCAAATAAAGATTTCTGATACATCTCATAATAATTATTTTCATCACCTACTCCAAAAATATATGTTGATTTGTCACCAGGTATTAAACTTGCTATTTTATTTGTTTTCTTCTTTAAAACATCATAGTCTACTATTAATTCATCTGGAATACAATATGGTAAAGAATATATACTTTTTTTATAATAATTTTCTGAACTCAATTCATACACTTCATTATGTTTTAATGGAATTACTGAAAAGATTTGATCTCCTTTTTCTATTATTCCCAAACTTTGACCACTATAAAAATTCGTTTGAGGAATATAACGCTGAACCTTTTTACGAGAACAAAAACTCATAAACCATGATAATGTGCTATTACTGTGAATAAATAGCGGACAATCTAACATAACCGCACAATCTTCCAATAGAGTATTTTGTATTAATATTGGTGACCATTTTTCGAAAAATCTCATATATTCATTTTCCCAATAATGCGTCAGTTTGTCACACACAATATACAAAGTATCAAAATATATAGTTTCTAATATGTCCAAATAAAATGATGGAGGCAAAATATCACTTGTAGGACACGGCAATTGTAAAAAATCATCCAAACGTAAAGAAATAACAATATCCGTCGATCGAAACGAATACTTTTGAGAACTTTGTAAAAAACTATTTATATATTCTTTATTACCAGAAAATCCATACCAATAATCGTGTGAATTATAAATTTCTTTCAATAAATCAGTTCTATAATCTATAAAATATTTATCTTGTTGGAAAAATCCACGACATATTATATCCTTCTTAACTAATTCATGTTTATCTGATTCAAACAAATAATAACTTGAATTTGTATCATTTATATAAATACTATTTTTTTTACTTGTAATTTCTTCTATTGGTATATATGTGTGACCATATTCTAATGAAATACGCTTTGTAAATAAATATTGAAATAGTATATTACCTGTACGTGCTGAAGGAATCTTTTCAAAAGTCACATACACCATTTATAAATATAAAAATTTCGATTTATATTTATATTTTATTTAAATAATTAAAATTTATAATGGAGGTAAAGGAGCCAAACATAATTTAATTTCTCCCAAAGATGCAACATCATATTTAACAATTAAAGGCAAATCATTACCCAAATACATCTCCAAATTACTACATAAAGGTGTACATTTTATAAAATGACTCAAAGACTTTAAAGAAAATTCACCTTGAATTACTACAGATGCATCAGGTTTTTGAATAAACTCCATAGATCCATCTGACTCAGAACGCAAAATACGACTACTTGCAAAATTTCCTTCACAAGAAAATATCAAATCCGATCCTACTGATTTAATTTCAATACGGTCCGATATACCATTCAAATCACGAATTATCTTCTGAAAATCAGATGTTGGTAAATTTATCACTGTTGAATATGTCACATCAGGAACCACCAATTCTTCATTATCTGGCTCTATTAAACGTAACTTTTGTGTATAACACTGCTTTATATCACCATTATCATATTGTAAACCTAAATGAGATACAACACCATCATGATAATCGTCCTTTTCAATATATATAGAAAGAGTATCATCATTTGACATAGTGGAAATCACTTTGAATAAATGTAGTGTATTTGCACAAATAATTATCTTATCAGGATCACAAACATATTTCTCAAATTTATTAGCATGTAAAATTACATTTACCAATATTGTATGAGTTTTATCAAAATTAATTATACGTAAACCATTTTTTGAAAACATTATAGAAGCATCAGTAAGAATATCCTTTATAGCTGTTGCCAAAAATTTAAAAGATGAAACTTGAACAGTTTTTAAAGTCATGACATTATTAGATTCGTTCATCTTACACAATATCCTTTATAAAAATATAAAACACATTTTTATATTCTATTTTTCAAATATATTTAGAAATATAATTAACAATATGTGTTTGACGATTATTTTCTAAAATTACTAAACAATTTGGAAGAAATTTCCTTCCAAAAAGACATACTGAATCCATCAAATAAGTTAATTCTTCTTTAGTTATTATATTATAATTTTTCAAAATTGATGTTTTTATTTTATGTTGGGATTCGTGTTTAGCATCCTTGTATTTATAATCCATACCATTCCAATATATAAATGTTGTTGCATTATTTGAAGCAAACTTTGTTATTTTTACTTCATTTTCCAATTTATTTAATTTAATAAAAGAATAATAAAATATTTCATCAGGTGCCCAAATATCTGAAAACCATTTATCTATTACTTTATCATCTACTGATGCAATACGTTCTACTAATAATCTATTTAAAATTACCCACTGACTACATTTTGCCAAATAATGGGGATATGAAATATTAAACTTTGACTTACAATAATATCCACAACGGTCAATTTCAAATGAATTCAAATGACCTTTATTATCTTTTGTTAAAAAATCATACACATGATTAAATGACTTCAACGGAATACACGAATTACTTAATAATATAAATTTATAATTGTTTGAATCCTTTTTAAAAGCTGTTGTAAATAATAAATTTGAAGCCTTTACAAGTGACTTATCTGCCCATTTTGTATTCACACAATTTGATATTTTGTATTTATTAAAACTTCCTAGATCATTGTTCGATTTATAATGAATATATATATTGTATTTATTATGATCTACATTCTCAAAAAATTTCTCCCACAAATCTAAATTATTTATTTTATCATATATCAAAAAACAAAATGCTATCTTTTTAGTTGGTTCTAATTCCAATATTGCTTGATTTGTTTGATTATTAAATGTTTCGAAATTCTCTATTTTTGTTTTTCTCATATAATCATGAATGTAATACATATAAATGTATATTGCAAAAACTAATAATAATATTAAAAATATAATATGTAAATTTTTTAAAATCTTCATATGTTTTTTATATAAAATCTATAGAAAAAACAAACACATATAAATCTTATTTTGAGAACTCAATACCCCATCCACTTCGTGTCTTTATGAATACTCCCACTTTTTCCAAAGAACCTTGACCTTGACGAGCTCTATGATAACTATCCAAATTATATACATCCTTTGTTTTTTCATTTAAAGCGTATTTCTTACTACTCAAAGGATCTATTACTTCAATACCACTCCAACTAATCTTTTCGTACTCATCTTTATCCTTAACTTCACGATCTTCTTCAAGTCTTGGATATGAATTAAAATCATTTGATCGAACTTGTTTTTGAGAACCATAACATACTATATTTTCATCCGATTTACTACTGTATAATGAACAATCTATTGCTGTTTCTTTCATAGACATTAATATTTGTTGATTTATATCCCTTTTAATATCTGCTATTTCTAATAAACTTTCATCCGTTGTATAAACGGTTTTACCATCTCGTTTAGATAAATCATTTATACGCATTTCCTCATTCTTATCACTACTACGTTGATCTTTTGATAATGTCGATACATACAAAAATACCTTTACTGTTCTTAATTTATCATCTAAATCTTCATGACTACAAATACGACGAGCTCTACCAATAACTTGATCTATACGTACCATATTCCAATATGGTTCCACTATATGTACATATCGTGTATTACGTAAATTTATACCTTCTGCACCAGAAGATGTTATCATAAATACCTTTATTATTTCACCCATAAAATTATTAGGAGATATCTTTTTCAACTTTTCAACTATATTTGGAGATACAAATTCCCAAGAACTATTATAAATGTTACGAATTATTTCCTTTTCTTCAGTTGTCTCTGTACCTGTGTATAATACAAACTTTGGCTTCTTCTCATCTTCCTCAGACAAATCAAATGACCATTCACCATCTTCCGTTTTCTTTAGTTTAAATTCTGCAAAACCATTTGCTTCTAAAACCAATTTGAAAATTCCAATACCTTCAATTGTTCTAAATTGACTGTACAACAAATGCAACCCTTTATTTGATTCATCTTGTATGTTATTCAATATCTTTAAAAATTTTGGACTATATAATTTTAATCCATCTTTTGTCAAATATTCTTGTTCTCTTGGTTGTAATGGATTATACTTTAATATTTCAAGAACTTTATTTATTCTTTCTTGATATGAATTTATTTCATCATCATTTGTTTCTGTTGAATCACCTATATAATCATCCATATTACGTAACATATTTTGTGTAAGACCATTTAATTCATTCTCTGATACTGCTTTTCCATCCATTTTATCCGGCAAAGGACGAGGATATTCCGCTGGAAATGCAAAATTACATGCTGAACGAGAAAAAATACGATAAGAAGATGACACTTCTCCTGTTGTTGCTTCATTTACCGCCTGTGCCATAGTTGACTTCTTTTTTGCACGTTTTTTATTACTCTTTTCTCTATCACGCTCTTCTTTTCGTATTTTCTGATAAATACCAAATTGAAAATCACTCATTTCAACCATTTCTTTGTGAATATTCACACCACGATCATTTGATTCTAAACGAGGCATTAACTTTTCTTGAGAACTACGGAAATATGATGTTAAACCTAGTATACGACGCTTAAATAAATCCTTATTTATTACTTCTCCATTATTTGGATTTATAAACATCTCCAAAAATTTTGATGAATCATCTGGTAAACATTTATACTTTTCAACAGTTACTCTTCCAACTATATCTATTTTCTTCATATTCAATATCTTTGTTATCATCTTCTTGAAGTCTGTATCAGACAAATTACCTGAATCATCCAACTTCATCCCTTTATAATCCTCTAAAATACCTGCACCTTTTTGTGGTACTTCTTTTGTATCATTATGATAATCTGTTGTTTCTTCATAATCTAAATCATCTAAATCTAATGGACTTATCGTTATTTTTCCATTATTTTCTTCGAAAAATTTCAAGTCTTTTAACTTTGTATCCTTCTTTGTTTTTGATTTTTGTGTAGAAGGCTTCTTTGATTTAGTTTTTGAAACCTTTTTTGCACCACCTTTTGAACTCTTCTTTGAATTTAATGCATATGTATTTACAAATCCAAATGGATTACGAGTTATTGTTAAAAGACCATTCTCTTTTCCACTATAATCAACATAATCGTAATTTGTAAAACCATTATTCTTAAAAATTGACATTATTATTTCTGTATCTATTTTCTTAATTGTACTTTCACCTGTAGTACGCAAATTAAATTTCCATGTCTTTATATATCCTCTCAATATATTGTATAATACAGCAATTTCATTTGGATAATTTATTATAGGAGTTCCAGTCAATAATACAATACGTACATCTGTTGCATCCATCAAATAATTATACAATATGTTTGAAATTGATTTTTTATCTTTTAAACTATTTACTATACGTGAAACAAAATTATGTGCTTCATCTATTACTACAGTACTATGATCAAATGGATTTTCACTATTACCATGTGTAAATTCTTCTAATTTCTTTCGTGTAAGACCATTATAATTTACATCAATATACTTTGCACGTATCATATTGTTTAATTGATCATCTACACTTTCTTGATCACTTTCGGATAATTGAGAAAAATTAGATGGTTTCTTTACATCTACCATCCATGCTCCACGCTTCTTCTCAATATATGCTTTTGGTAAACTCAACGCCTTCATTAATATCTTTAATGTTTCTTGTTCTCCGTCTAAACTTATAAATTCCCAATACTGATTCTTTCGATACAATAAATCTCCACACTTTTTCAATTCCGAGAAAAAATTCATCTTTAAAGATGCTGGTGTCATCAAAACTACACGCTTTTCACTCTTCATTCCTTCAGCAATTGCTATAGATGTACATGTTTTACCTGAACCTAAAGAATAATATAATAATAAACCTCTATATGGAGTATATAAATTCAAATAATCAGTCACAATCTTTTGATGTGTTAATAATTTGAAACTATTACTTTTGGAATTACGCAAAGTATCACAGCTAATTGCATCATCACTCTTTTCTAATTCTTTTCTATATGGATCCAATATTTTTGATAATTTTTGTGTGAAAATTTTACGATTATACATATAATATGGAGATGTCTTCAATAATATTTTTTCAGGAGGTGGCAGTCTTTGACTTACTATTTTTGAACCTAGTTTTACTTCTGTAAAATCAATATCATCAATATCTTCATCTTCATTACTACCATCTTTTGATGATGATTTTTTTTGACGTTTCTTAGGAAGTACTTCTTGTATTTCTTCTACTTCTTCTTCCGTTTCTTCTACTTCTTCCGTTTCTTCTACTTCTTCCGTTTCTTTCTTCTCTTCTTCTTCCTTTTCTTCTGACTTTTTTTCTATTGATGTATTTTCAAGAACCACAGGTGCTTTTGAAATAACACGGTTTTCTATAATAGTTTCATTAATTCTTTCCAAAATATTATTACGATTTATGTGAGCAGTTTTACGTTTATCAAACACCATTAATTTAATAACATCATCATCTTTATCATCATCTTTATCTTTGGAATCTTTTTTAGATTGTTCTTTTGTATTTTCTTCTTTTTCTTGTGTAGATATTTCTGTTTCATCTTTTTTATTTTCATCTAATACATCATCTATAGAAATATCAGATGAGTTTTTAGAAATAGAACCAAAAATAGACTTAGTTGGTTTAATAGATATTGAAACAGATGTTTTTGTTGCTGGAGCTTTTTTTATTTTTAATGAAGCAATATCAAAATTTTCCATACTATATTACTATTATGTATATAATATAATGTATATTTTTATATATTATATACTACTTTAAAAAGTTTTCAAAATTCAAATAAATGACGAATTGACTCGTCACAAGCGATTTGTTCTGCTTTTTTCTTAATTTTATGTATACCTTCGCCTAAAAATAAAAATATCTTGCCTTTTTCTGACATATATTGATGTATGTCTGAAAATGATGAAAAATTAGAATATGATATACTGTCATAATGTGTTAATCCAAATGTAGGTTGTCCTAAACATAAATATACACCCATATGATAACCTGTATCTAGATTATACTCATTAATTTCCATGTAATATGGAGTAGTCTTAAACTCTTTTTGAATTCGTATTTGTAATATATTTTTATAATTATCATCATTTTGTATCAAATTCATCCAATCTACATGTTTTTCAAATACATTTTCTAAAAATATTTGTACCATTTGAAATCCTGGACCTGTTAAAAATACATTAGTAAACCATCCATCTTCATCTTTCACATTCAACTTATTAAAATCTAAAAACATAGCACCAAGAAAAGCTTCAAACAAACAACCTAATTTTTTTAAATTACCACGAGTATTTTTACTTTCTGTATGTTTAGATAATATGAACCATTTATCAAGTCCCATTTCTTGTGCTAATTTACCAATCGCTTCATTTTTTACCATTGCAATCTTTTTTTCAGTCATAAAACCCTCATCAGCTTTAGGAAAACGACGATATAATAACCATTTTGTTATTGCTTCTAATAATCCATCACCAATAAATTCTAATCTTTCATTTGATTTTGTGTGTAATGGCATACAATCATCTGGTTTGGGAACAATAACAATATTATTTTCATCATTTTCGTGTTGACTACGTTTTATGTATGATTTATGTATAAATGCTCGTTTATATAAAGTAAAATTGGTAACCGTTAAATTTATACCATATTTTTTCAAAATATTGTGAACATCATTTACAGTAATTTCTACATTTAGCGGATTATATGGATCAAATATAAATGTATCAACTCCGTTTGAATTCTTTTCAATACGAATATCATCACTATTAGGATTCATGTTATTTTTGGAAATAAAATGAATTCTATTTAATGTATTTCATAAATTATTTTTATATTGTTTCGCAAAATAAAATATATTTAGTAAGTATATATTATGGGACTTTCAAATTCTGCATCCAGAGCTAGAAACTACGCTCAAACAAACAATCAAGATCAAGGAGGAGGAAACAAGAAGGCTGGATTTCCATATCAAGTCGGACGTGAATCCTGGACTTCTATCCATTTCGGTACTAACGGTGTAGGAAAATCCGTTGTTCCTTGCGGTAAATTAAGTTGTTTGAGAACTCTTAGATTGACCAGCCACCCACGTCCATCCCGCCCTATTGGTGGTGACGTTAGAACTACTTACTACCATTAAGTTTGTAATTTTTATTATTTAGTAAAACTACTTAATGTTTTAATTCGATTTCATTATAATATTTGTAATATAATGAAAATTACTTTAGATCAAAGAGAACAAGACTTACATGAAAAAATAATACAAATTATGAAAGAAAATCCATCAAATGTTCATCAAATAACATATCATCTACTTACAATTGGAGATATTTTAATTCAAACAGATGATTTAAAAGATGTTATATTAATTGAAAGAAAAACATTAAAAGATCTTTTAGCAAGTATTAAAGATGGAAGATATGATGAACAATCACACAGATTAATTCATTCAAGTGGATTTCCAATTCATAATATTATTTATATAATTGAAGGACCTTTAAATACATTAAAAACTTTAGCAGAAAGAAAACTCGTTTATTCTTGTATTACATCTCTTAATTTTTTTAAAGGTTTCAGTGTTTTAAGAACCAGTTCTCTGCAAGAAACTGCTGAATTAATTATGCAAATGGCAGACAAAATTGGACGTAATTTTATTAAAGGATCTTTACCTTGTTATCAAAATAATGAAAATAATGAAGAAGAAAAAAAACCTTCTGATTATAGCAATTTTGTTAAAAAAGTCAAAAAAGATAATATTACAAAAGAAAATATAGGTCAAATAGTTTTGTGTCAAATACCTGGAATATCTACAAAATCTGCTTTAGCAATTATGGAAAAGTTTGGAACATTTTCTAATTTATTGAATTGTTTAGAAAATGATCCGAATTGTATGGAAAATATTTTATATTATTCAAGTGATGGAAAACCAAGGAAAATCAATAAAACATGTGCAGAAAATATTTCTAAATTATTTATTCAACCAAAGGTAGATTCGATTCAACCAAAGGTAGATTCGATTCAACCAAAGGTATCTTAAAAATAGTCTATTTACATCATATTTGGTTTTGTTGGATATTTATCTTTTACAGCAAAAATATTTTTATTTGGAGGTTCAACTTCACGATGTTTATATTTTCCGGATTCTACTACTTTTTGTGTATATAAAACTCCTCCCCAATTTGTATCCATAGGATTATCACTTGTAGATGACCCTTTTTTTGTAGATTCATGTATTTTATCTATTGGTGTATATTGACCTTGTTGAAGACCATGTGGATCAAAACTATTATACATATTGTTGTTGTATATATTACTATCATTTCCAGAATTAATTACAGGAACTATTTTAGGTGTTTCTTTAAATAATGGAACTGTTTGAGGTAAACCACCTTGTGGATCAAATGGACTTGGACGATTTCTGTAGACAGTTTCACCTTGTGTATTTTCTTCTTCTTGGAAATACAATATTGGACATCTTACACCTTGTTGACGTTGTGTGTCTAAATAATTGATATATTCATCTAAATTATAAAATGGAATTGGATTGTTTTCTGATTTAGGCTCTTTAGAATTATATAACAATAATCCTTCACTTGTTTTAATTAACATATCAGGACATGTTGATGAAGACAATTTAGGTAAATCATTTCCAGAAACATCTTCATCTTCATCTTCATCTTCTTCATCATGTGTTTCTTCTTCAAAACCTTCAATTTGTTTCATAGACTCTTTCGCATATACATATCCACCAGCGGCGAAAACCAATATAGAAAATAATAAAAATAAATGTTTTTGAATATTCATATGTATTAGTAATATAATATAATGTTCTAAAATATTTTCAAATTTTCATTTTAATGTACTATAAATATATAACTTAAAGTATCTTTGATATAATGCCCAAAAATACTACAAAAAAGAATAATAAAAGAAATATTAATAAACAACTCAAAAACTCCAAACAAAAATCATTAAAAGAAAAAAACAAAAAAACTAAAGACAAAAAAATCAAAAATAAAAAAAATTTATTACAAATAAATAATGATAACTATGAAGATACCAAACCAAACATTATAACTACATTCCAAAATATTGAAAATGATCCTGATGAAACTTATGTTGGAAAATTATATGCAGATTGGTGTACACACTGTAGACATATGAATAATGATTGGCAAATAATGCAAAATACTTTAGATCAACAATCTGAAAAAGGAATGAAAGTTCCTATTATATTAAATATTGAAGCAACTTATGAAGATGGATTCAAAAATAAAAACCCTACTTTTGTTGCATCAGGATATCCTACTATTTTTAAGAAAAAACCAAATATGTCATTCGAATATTATGGTGGTTCTCGTAAAAGTAAAGACTTTATAAAATGGGCTAAAAAGTAATATAAATTTTATCAAAAATAAAAATTGATAAAATTGATTTCAAAAAGTGTTTCATATAAAATCATACAAAACGAAACACATATAATTAATATGGCATCTAATAAATCTCGAAAATTAATTGGAAAAAACTTTAGACTCATCGATTTTAATGTGTATGATGAATCCAAAAAAGATAGTACAGGAAATAGTGATAATGAATCTATTTCATCAAATGATAGTCGAGATAAAAAATTACCTTATGCAGAACAACAATTCTATATACAAATGTTTGGAATTAATGAAACAGGTGAAACTGCGTCAATTACTATTACTGATTATAACCCATTCTTCTATTTAAAAGTTGGTGATAATTGGAAAGAAAATGATGCACTTGAATTATTACAATTTCTCAGACAAAAAGAGTCTTTAAGAAAATTTTCACAAGCTATATTGTCTATTAAATTAATCGATCGTAAAAAATTGTATGGATTTACTGGTGGAAAAACACATAAATTTGTGTTTTTAGAATTCAAAAATACCAAAGCTATGAACTCTGTCAAAAATCTATTCTTCACTTATGATAGTGAAACCAATAATCGTAAATTTAAACCATTTGTATTCAATAAAACAACACTTGAATTGTATGAAAGTAACATACCACCATTACTTAGATATTTCCATATTCAAGAAATTAGTCCGTCCGGTTGGGTCTTTATTCAAACAAATAAAGTTACAACCGTACAAAATAAAAATACTACATGTAAATATGAATATACTTCTCTTAAAAAATATGTAAAACCAAACACATCTAAAGAAACTCGTGTACCATATAAAATATGTAGTTTTGATATTGAAGCTAGTAGTAGTCATGGAGATTTTCCAGTTCCTATCAAAAGTTATAAAAAACTAGCCACCAATATTGTAGACATATTTAATGCACAAGATAATATGGATAATAAAAGAATCGTATTATTATTGGAAAAAATTATAATGACCGCTTTTAATTATGGTAAATTTGAAGATGTAGATAGTGTATATCCAATTAATAAAATTTCAAAAGAAAAAGTCAAATCTGCTATTAAAAAACTCCTAAATAAATCAATAGGATCTATTGTGTTGGAAAAAAATAATACAATTTTAGGTATAGAACAAATGTTTGAAAATTCCAAACAAGAAGAAACACAAGAACATAATGTAGGAGATATTGAAGAACCAGATAATGAAAATACATGGAAAAAATCTAAAACAAAAAAGGAAAAAGTTGATGAAAAAACCACTATTATTGATATTTTGAATAGTAATGAGTTTGAACGTGATCGAAAAATAGATGAAATCAATAAATTATTTATGGACATGAGTAGTGGATTTCCTAAACTAGAAGGTGATCGTGTTACATTTATTGGATCTACATTCATGAAATATGGAGAAACAAAACCTTATTTAAATCACTGTTTGGTATTGGGCGATTGTGATGAAATATCCAACATCGAAATTGATACGTGTACTACAGAACAAGAACTATTATTAAAATGGACACAAATTATGGAAAAAGAAAATCCAGATATTATTATTGGTTATAACATATTTGGTTTTGATTATGAATTCTTGTTTAGACGAGCACAAGAAAATATGTGCACAAATGAATTCATGAAATTCTCACGTATTTGTAATGAATTTTCAGCAAAATTAGTATTTAATAAAGAAACACAACAAAATACAGAAGATTTGGAAAATACTAAAGTTGTATTAGCTAGTGGAGAATATGATTTACGATACTTCAAAATGACGGGGCGACTACAAATTGATATGTATAGTTATTTTAGACGAGATTTCAATCTATCTTCATACAAATTAGACGACGTAGCCGGTGAATTTATTAGTGATACTATTAAAAACATAGAATATTTAATTGAAGAAGATCATACACATTTATATAGTAGTAATTTGGCTGGGTTGAATATTGGTGATTATATTCATATCGAAATTACTAAATTTTCATCTGACTATTATAACGGTGGTGAAAAATTTAAAGTGTTTGATATTATGAAAAATGTGGAAAAAAATGGTAAAAAATTCAACGTTATTGTAATAAAAGGACAACATGATTTAGATATGAATTTCAAATTGAAATGGACTATGGCTAAAGATGATGTTTCACCACAAGACATCTTTCGTTTATCAAACGGAAATAGTAGTGACCGAGCGGTGGTTGCTAAATACTGTATTCAAGATTGCAACTTAGTTCATCATTTGATGAACAAAATAGATGTATTAACGGGATATGTTGAAATGTCTAGTATTTGTAGTGTACCTATTTCGTTTTTAGTCTTTAGAGGTCAAGGTATTAAATTAACCAGTTATGTCGCTAAAAAATGTAGGGAAAAAAATACATTAATGCCTGAACTACAAAGGTCTAATAATGGAGGTGGTTATGAAGGAGCTATTGTATTACCTCCTAAATGTTCTATGTATATGGACAATCCAGTTGCTTGTGTTGATTATTCATCACTATATCCTTCATCCATGATTTCACAAAATTATTCACATGATAGTAAAGTATGGACCAAAGAATATGATCTACAAGGTAATTTAATAAAAGAAACAGGTGAAAAAAATCCTAAAACAGGAGAGTATTTGTATGAAAATTTACCTGGATATGAATACATACATATTGAATTCGACGACTATAGATATTTACGACCTCAAAATAATCCAAAAGCTCGGGAAGTTAAAACTAAAGTCGGTAAAATCATATGTTGTTGGGCGCAATTACCAGATGGTCAAAAATCTATTATGCCTTCCATCTTAGAAGAATTATTATCCGCCAGAAAAGCCACCAGAAAAAAAATCAAATCTGAACCTGATCCATTCATGCAAAATATCTTAGATAAAAGACAATTAGGTTATAAGGTTACTGCCAATTCTTTGTATGGACAATGTGGAGCCAAAACATCGACATTTTATGAAAAAGATGTTGCTGCTTCTACTACAGCTACAGGAAGGTCCATGATCATTTACGCCAAAAAAATCATAGAAGAAGTTTATGGAGATCGAATGTATGAAACAAAAGAAGATGGTGTTGTTCTTACCAAAGCAGAGTACGTGTACGGAGATACCGATAGTGTATTCTTCACATTTAACTTGGAAGATCCTAAAACAAAAAAACCTATTAGGGGTCAAAAAGCGTTAGCACTTACAATTGAAATTGCACAAGATGCTGCTCATTTATGTAGTCAATATTTAAAACCACCTATGGATTTAGAATATGAAAAAACTTTGATGCCTTTCATATTATTATCAAAGAAACGTTATGTAGGAATGTTGTATGAAGATGATCCAAATAAGGGGAGTTTGAAATATATGGGATTGGTTTTGAAACGTCGTGATAATTGTGATCTAGTTAAAGATGTATATGGTGGTGTGTTGGACATATTAATGAAAGATACAAATATAGACAATTCCATCAAATTTTTGAATAATTATTTAGAAGATCTCATACAGGGAAAAATTCATATGGATAAATTGGCAATTACCAAAGCTTTACGCGGATATTACAAAAATCCAAAGCAAATTGCTCATAATGTATTAGCAAACAGAATGGGAAAAAGAGATCCTGGAAATAAACCCAAACCAGGTGATCGTATTAAGTATTTATATATAAATACTAAAGACAAGAAGGCACTTCAAGGGGATAAAATCGAAAATCCAGAATACATCATACAAAATAAATTGCAAATCGATTATAATCACTATATCACAAATCAGTTAATGAAACCACTTCAACAACTCTTTGGATTAGCTTTGGAACAAATATGGAAAAAACAAAATAAAACTAAAAATATCAGAGAGTATACCAAAGAAATGAAAGTGTTGGAAGAAAACTATGGCGATGATATTGAAACATTTATGAAAAAGAAGGAAAAATATTGCTCCGAAAAAATCAAAAAAATGTTATTTGATCAGTTTCTTACAAAAATATACAATAAACAACATGGAATTCAAACTATGGATATGTTTTTAAAGTAAAGAAATCGATGGTATATTTCCTGAAATATCCGACGTATTATTGTATGAAATATCAACTACATCATTTATAATAATACTTGTACTAGGTGTTGTATTATTTGAAATAATAGGTATATCAAAAGAATACAATAATTGTCCTATAGAACTATCCACATCTATATTGTTCAATTCATTTGTAAGAAAATTTTCTAATGATTCTCCAAAACGATTTATTACATTTTGTCCATTTCTATATGGATTAAAATTTGTATTTGTATTTGATGTTGAAGAAGTTGATGAAGGAGGATTAGAACTCGTTTCATTTGAATTTTCTTCTGTATCTTCATTATTTGATTGTGTATTATTTGAAATATCTACATAATCACGTATATCGTAACGACATACTGGGCATCTAACACTGGTATTAAACCACTCCATTATTGATTCTTTTTTAAATATATGACTACAATAATTAATACGACATATTTCATCACCTTCTATAAAAGGCGATAACGATATTGGACACGTACTTACGGGCATACTGTTATCATGTAGATAAAAATGACAAGCATTGATAATTTGTTCATATGTTGGACGAATGACTACATCCTGAAAATGTCTTTGAATAGGTCTTTGAATTGGCTGTGTAAAATATGGTTGATTAAATAAATTATAACCTAAACCTAAAGAACGTTGATTATGAGGGACTGATGGTTGTTGAAAAATATTAGTTCTATTTGGAATACTATTTCTATTAACTCTATCAGTATTATGTAATAAAGGCTCTGAATCTAACTGTAAATCTATAAAACGATTCATCGAATTAATTAAATGACGCATATTCGAATTATAATCACTCATATTATCGCTGTAATCATCTAATGTACGGACAAGTGTTTGAAATGCGTAATTATTTGAAAGATCCATTCTTTTTATATAAATAAGTATAAAGATATTTATTTATATTATTTAGAAAGACACAAATGCAAAATATAAAAAAAAACAAACAAGATGAACCAACTTTAGTTGGATTAGCTAATTTAGGAAATACATGTTTTTTAAATTCATGTTTACAAGTTTTAAATCATACAGATGAATTAAATCATTTTTTAGTATCTAAACCATGTGAAAAATACAAGAAAAAAGTAGATGATGTTATTTTATTAAATGAATATAGTGAATTACAACAATTAATGTATAAAACCACAGGTGTTATTTCTCCTAATAAATTTGTGTATGCTGTACAAAATTTAGCACGTAAAAAAAATCGCGATTTATTTACTGGATGGGCACAAAATGATATTAGTGAATTTTTATTATTTTTGTTTGATTGTTTACATAATTCTGTATCACGAAACGTTCCTATACAAGTAACTGGAACAGTTAAAAATGAAAAAGATAAAATTGCTAAAAAATGTTACGAAATGTTACAAGAAGTATATAGTAAAGAATATTCGGAAATAATAGAAACTTTTTATGGAATTTACTTTACAAAAATTATATCAAAGGATAATGATAAAATACATTCTGTAAAACCAGAACATTATTTCTTATTAGACTTACAAATTTTTGAAGATAAAAAAAATTGTTCAAACATATATGATTGTTTTGATCTCTTTATTAAACCAGAAATTATGTCAGGAGATAATGCTTGGTATAATGAAAAAACTAAACAAAAAGAAGATGTCTATAAACAAACTGTATTTTGGAATTTACCAGAAGTTTTGATTATAATATTGAAACGATTTTCTATAGATGGAACAAGAAAAATTCAAACACATATTGATTTTCCTATTGATAATTTAGATCTTTCTAATTATGTTTCAGGATATAAATCTAATAAATATATTTATGATCTATACGGGGTTTGTAATCATAGTGGAAATATTATGGGTGGACATTATACTGCATATGTGAAAAATATATCAGGAAAATGGGTTCATTATAATGATACACAAACTACTACTATTGATAATTCGCAAATTGTCTCTCCAAAAGCTTATTGTTTATTCTATCGTAAAAAAAACATATAATAGTATATTATATTATAGTATTGTATACATCAAAAATATGGAAAATAGTACAGTCAAACAAGATAAATTGAGTGAAGTATTAAATAAGTCAAACGTCATGGTGCTAGTTATGTTTTTAGCCATATATTTTGTAATATATTTCTTGATGGATGTATTTAATAAAGAACAATCTACTGGAGAACAAAAGGATGTTCGAATGAGTAAATTATTGGATATTATGGTATTTTCATTTGTATTGATTTACTTAGTATCTAACTTCTTCAATATGAATGAAACTGAAAAATCAAATATCGTATCAAATAATTTAGATGAATTCTTGGAATTCTCTAATGACCCTTATTCTATTTTCTATGTACTTATTTTCATTTTAACTCTATATTTAGGTATTTATGTACTTAAAATACCTATGGAACAAGGTGTAAAACCTGTATCTATCAATATTATTGATAACTTTGCCATTATTGTATTTGTTATATTACTTGTATCAGACTTTTTCAAATTAGTATTCCAGATTAATATTATCGAAATATTCATTACTTTCTTAAAAGATGGTTGGGATAGATTAGATACACGTGAAACCGATGATGAAGATGATGAAACCGATATTTCAGGAAATAAAGATGTTTCTGGTAATGATGAAGTATTTAATGTTGCTAATAATATTTATACATATGATGATGCTCAAACTGTTTGCTCTATATATGGTGCTAAACTTGCAACATATGATCAAATTGAACGATCTTATCAAAATGGTGGAGAATGGTGCAACTATGGCTGGAGTGATGGACAAATGGCATTCTTTCCAACACAAAAATCATCTTATGAACGACTACAAAAATCTGATAAAACTAAAAATAAGTGTGGAAGACCCGGAGTTAATGGAGGATATATGGCTAATCCAAAATTGAAATTTGGAGTAAACTGCTATGGTAAAAAACCTGATCCAAGTGATTCTGAAAAAAATCATATGTATGTTAAGGGTGCATTTGAAGATATTATTCAAGAAGAATCTGAAGAAGATAGAAAAACCAGATTCTTGAAAGATAATGCTGATAAATTGTTAGTGGTCAATAGTTTCAATAGAAACAAGTGGTCAAAATATTAAATCGAAGATTATAAAATTATTGATTTTTCATAGTTTTACGTAAAGATATTTTTAAATTCTTTTGACTACGATTTTTATTTCTTTTTTCACCTCCAGAAACTGGAAAATTGTTAAATAAAAGACTATCATATATTTCTTTATTTATCACAGGATAACCATCCTCTTCTTCCTCACATTCTTTTACATCGTAATCTGTATCTTCATAATCTGGACCTCCACCCAATACTAAAGGTATTGGAACAGATAAATGATTATATCTATCAAAACATTCATTCGTTTGTATTGTTTCTATTACACTTGATAAACCAAAACCACCACGCATTAGTTTATTTTCATCTTCGTTATAAAACGTGTAGTTTTCAGCACACGATCTTTGTATTTCCATTTACTATATAAAATGTATATATATTTAATTCATAAAAATGTTTATTTAGTTTATCTGTTATATATATATATGTCAGAACCACCACCAAGAACACCTCCACATAGTACTACATCACATGATACAGTTTCACCTATAACACCATTTGCATATGTACCTAACCCAGACGACCCTGATGATCCTTTTCCAAGAAGTGGTCGTGAAAAAGAACAAGATGGGACACCAGTAACTACAAGTAGGGGTGCCACTCGTATTTTAGATAAAGGCGTTCTTAAAAGAACTATAAAAGAAATAGAAAAAGAACAAAAAAAAGTAGAAAAAGAACAAAAAAAAGTATTGAAAAAATTAGAAAACGATGTAGCAGAGTTATACGAACAAGAAGAAAAAGAACAAGAAAGGCTTGATGAAAACGAAAAAATGATTCTTGATAGATTGAATCAACAAATCGAAGAATTGAATGAAGAAAATTCCTCCAAAAAAGGTGGTAAGAAATCCAAAAAATATAGAAAAAAACGTTTTAGAAAAACAAATAAATATAAGGGTGGAAATAAAAAAAGTAAACGTTCAATTAAAAGACATACTAAAAAATAAGTGATTGAAAAAAATGTTTATTTAGTTTTAACTGTTTTTTAATTTTTATTAGTTGTTTAATAACAACTTTTATATTCCAACATTTGCGAAAACATATTCATCCATATAATGATATTCCATTACTGATTGAATGTCATTTCTTCTTTTCAAAACAATCGTTTCACTACTATCGAAAAATCCCATTTCCTTTACTTGTTCTGGATCTTTTAATGCACCAGTCCAAACACTATGAAATGTTCTACCTTTTTTATTAGTATCATAAAAGCAAAAACGAGGACGATACTTGTCATACTGACCTGTAAATCCTTCCAAAGTAATATTTACTCCGTTTTTATTATACACCACAAATCCTATATGATAAGGATTCTTCGCTTCTTTATTTGATAACTTACGTCTTACTATTCCGTAACATTCACCTTGTTTAGGACAAGCGTTGATATCTTTATACTTTCTGTCTATATTCTTCAATATTTGCGAGTTGTTGTAATCGCTTACACCAAAAACATTCTTTTTATTTTGTGTGTCTTTGGCATACAATATTGGTTCTGTACCTTCATCTTGTTCAGGAACAATTTTTATAATATTGTTAAACAACTTCTTACTATTGAAAACATTTCCAGCAGTAATACACTCAGCAAATTTCAAACAATCATTCTCATTAACAGTCTCTTCTTGTTCACTTGCAGTTCCTTCTTCATCATATGGACGAAAATCACGTAATCTTCTGTAAAATCCATATTTCACATATTCTTCGCCGTCAATCAATATGGTTCGTCCATTAATAATAATACCCATATTTATCAAATTACTTAATACACTATTGTTTTTGATATTATAATCATTACGTATGTATAAGTTCTCTGAAGAAATATGAATACGTTCACCATCTTCGTATTCCATCTTGTCAATCAATATAGAACGATCTTTGTCAAGACTACATAATGTTACCTCTTTTTGAACTATATTGGAACTTCGTAAAGAACCTTCCAACATAAGAACATCAATATAGTTGATCTTTGAAAACTTCTCTACCATTCCATTTAGACTCATCTTTTATTGAATATACTTTATTATATGTATAATAATGAATGTTTATACATTATTATAAATTCTAAAAAAGTCGATCAATTTTTTATTTGGATAAATTACGTTTAATGTCATTTACAAGCTTGATCTTTCGATTGTTTTTTATATAATTTAATATGTATTCTATATGTTTTTCATCTTTTATGATATTTTGAAGACATTCTTCTACATATTTATAAGTTAAAGGTGCATACTCTTTTCTTTCACAAAATACAAGTTCTCCGTCTGTAATTTCTATTTTAGTATCTTTCATATTGTTATCATACACATAATCATTTATTTGATTCAATAAAAAATTCTTTTTTTCACGCATTTCTTTTATCTTCTCATTTACTAACTTTAACTTACTGTCAACCAGAACCCATGTTTTTATATTTTCAATAAATTGTTCCTTTCCGTCTTTTTTAACAATATCCATATATATACTAAATCATTTATTTCTTGCGTTATTATATTTTTAAATATTATCATAAATATTATTTATTTTATTATTGTATAATACATATTCACCTGTTCCGGGAGAATATTTACAAAATTTTTTACAATCACATACTGTGTTTTCATAATCTTTATTGCCAAATGCATAACATATTAATGGTGGGTAATTTCCATTCATAATACGTGCTGCTTTACTTATGTTTAGAACCGTTATTTTCAAATTCATTTCATTTATAACATAACTAATATAATATTATTAAAATCAATTTTTTAGAATAAAACGTTAATAATATTATATCATTTTTATGTAATTATATAATATACAAATGTCTGAATATAAATATGATATAGATGCATTAAGACTTGATAAGAAAAAAATGGAAGACGGTTTTGAAAAAACATTATTAAGAATTCACGATGCACTAAATGAGTTAGAAACTCAACAAAAAACAATGAAAAAAATAAACGATTTTATAAATAATCCTAGAGATTCTCCTACTACAGTAACAAGTATAGAAAAATTTGATATAAAAGACGGTGAAAAAGTATTGAAAGAAATTAAAACAAAAATAAATGAATTAGCTGAATATAGAGATAGACAGTTTATAACAATAAAAAAAATTCAAAAAGCAATTGCTGAACATCCCAAAAATGGCGTGTCACAAGGCGGTAAGAGAACCAAAAGAAAACAAAATAAAAAAAGAAAAACTAACAAAAAACGTGCAAAAAAGTCTAATTAGGTTCTCGAATACGTTTTTGGTTCTCAAATTCTTAAAAAAATTTTCTTGTATATTTTCATACAAAAAAATTTAAGTTTACATTTCTTGTTTTTTTTCACACAAATTATTTTTAAGAATTTGAGAACCAAAATACTGTTTGAGAACCTGATTACTTCTTTTTAGTGTTTTTTGAACGTTTTTTGTTAGTTTTTCTTTTTTTGTTTTGTTTTCTTTTGGTTCTCTTACCACCACCACTAAGTGTAGTGTTGCAATCTGCTGCGGCAACAGCAATAGATGATCCATATGGTGCGTTGGATATTTGTGCTGGATATCCTGCTTGTTGACATTGTGTTTGAGCCATTAATTTCTCGTTTTCAGCCATCATACCCATCATTTTATTGTCTATATCAGCATTTCCACCCTTTTGCATGACTTTTTCCGAATTATTTTTCATGTATTTTTTAATGGCGTCATTTAAAGCTACTAAAGATATAGGAACAAGCATTTCAGTTAAACCGGCACCTTTTTGAGAACCACCTTTAATAGTTGTACTCAAAGCGTCAGTTGCACTATGTGCAGTAGTATGATTATTCAAAACAATTTCTGTTTGAGAAGGATTTAATAATGAATCTTCTGGATATTGACCGGGGGACAAAGGAACACTTGAACCACCGTTCATAGCAATAACATTATCAAAACCTCTGGATGCTTGTTGGTCAGAATTTCCATATACTTGTTGTGCATATGTGCTTGTATCTCCTATACATTTTCCACCCTTTTTAATGCGTTTTTTTGATTTATTTTTGTAAGTATGTTTCATGTTTTATATAATATATTGATAAATTTATTTTGAATTAAAATGGATTCTCAGTTAGATCATTAGATTTAGTCAAACTGTTAAGAATTCTGAATAATATAAAGAACATTGCTAAAATAAGGATTCCAAACAATATGTTATATATAGCGATGATCCATAAATAAATGTAAATTTCATTATAAATAACATTTAAAAGTGGACGCAATATATCTTTAATTTGTTTTTTAGTATCTTCGCTTTGGAAAAAATGATAACATAATTCCCGTAAATTTTTCATATATATTGCAAACAAAAATAAAGTAGAATTATTACGAATAAATAGATGTGATCTATTCGTAATTTAGTCGTTTTTATAATATGGATATTGAAATATACAAAATTAAATGGAACACATACATAATACAAATAATGATTTTGTGTTTGATAGTATTACAGTAAATAAACCTTTATCAATACAAAATGGTAATTTTTTCATGAAAGTATCCAAACAAGGAAATCCTTTGTATGTTCAAACACCAAAATGTAATATTAAACAAACAAAACAAGATGTTTATTTAAGTGTTGGAAGTGATGGAGAACAAAAATCAGAAACTTTAGAAAAAACAAAGAAAAAAGTTACAAAAAAGAATTATTGTGATTTTGTTGTTCCAAATGATGAAGAGAAATTTATAAAATGGTTTGAAGATTTAGAACATCATATACAAAAAAAAATACATGAAAATCATAGTAAATGGTTTGATGTTGAATTGGAACTGGAAGATATTGAAGTATCTTTTACTTCACCTTTAAAACAAACAAAAACAAATAAGAATTCAATATTGAGAACCAATTTACCTAATTTAGAAAAAACAATATTGAAAATTTATAATGAAGATGAACAAGAATTAGTATTTGATGATTTAGACGATTCTATGAATGTTATGAGTATTTTAGAAATACAAGGTATTAAATACTCTGGACGTAGTTTTCAGATAGAAATAGAATTAAAACAAATGCTGGTATTGAAAAGTGTAAATATATTCGATAAGTGTATTTTTAAACCACGTGAAACTAAAATTGAAAAGATTGATACACCTTTAGAAAACTTTCAAGAAAAAGAACATGAATTGATTATGGAAAATGTTGTAGAACCAGAACCAGAACCAGAACCAGAAGTACAACCAGAACCAGAACCAGAAACAGAAACAGAAACAGAAAATATTATTTTAGAAAAACAAGAAGTTTTAGATAATGTTAATGAAAATATAGATGAATCTCAAGAAAATATTGAAGAAAAAAAAGAATCTATCAAAACAATAGAAAATGAAGTAATCGAAGAAAATACAATAAAAGTGGATTCTTTAGGAAATTCTAATTTAGAATTTAAAGAAATAGAATTAGATTTAGATAAAATTCCAGAAGAAGAAAAAGTGGAAATTAAACAAAGAAATACTGTATATTATGAAATGTACAAAGAAGCAAGACGAAAAGCAAAGGTCGCTCGTGATTTAGCACTTTCATCATATTTAGAAGCAAAACGTATCAAAACAACATATTTATTGGATGATATTATTGATAGTGATGAAAGTAGTATAGACGTTGGTGATGATTCTGATTCTGATGATTCTGAAAATGATACTACAGAAAATATACAAAACGAAAATGATGAAAAACAAAATGAAATAAATGAAGAAGAAAATGAAATAAATGAAGAAGAAAATGAAAAAAATGTTGAATAAATAAAATATTGAAAACCATATATTTAGAAGCCATATATTTAGAAGCCATATATTTAGAAAATAATTTAAATGATGAAAAAAATTTTATCCGTCGTTTATATAAAAGACAGATGTTCGGAAAAAAATTCTCTGATGTTCTCAAGATTTTCAAGCCCAAGAATACAACAACTATTTTGGTGGTATTGGGTTTAATTGTTTTAGCATACTTGCTATTTGCCTATTATTCACCCATGAAAATGTTAGACAACGAGTTTATGACAAGTGGTGAAGAAACCGCTGCTGAAACCCCCGAGACACCTGCAGTAAAAGAGACTGCTGATGCTATTTTACCAACAGAAAGTAAAGCTGTAGGTGGTGATTATGTAGGAAAAAGTGTAGACCCAAGTGATTTACTTCCACAAGACCAAAACAGTCAATGGGCTACTTTGAACCCAGTAAACCAAGGTAACGTTGCTGTTCCAGATTTGTTACAAGCCGGTTACCATATTGGTTTAGATACTATTGGTCAATCTTTAAGAAATGCTAATCTTCAATTGAGATCTGATCCTGTTATTTCAAAAGATGATGTTGGACCTTGGAACCAAAGTACAATCGAACCAGATTTAGGACGTGTTCCATTAGAAATAGCTGCTTGCAGTCGTTAAATAATTTAAAAATTCTACAACTAATATATAATTAAATAATAAATATATATTATGAGTCAAAAACAATTAGATTTACATAAATTTGATAATGGATTTAATATTGTGTACGAAAAACCTGAAAACAAATTATCATTAACAAGCATAAATGTATTTGTAAAATTAGGTTCTATATATGAAACGGACGGATATCGTGGTTCGAGTCATTTTATTGAACATTTATGTTTCAAAGGTACCAAATCTATTCCAAAATCAAATGATATTTCTATAAAATTTGATGAAATTGGTGCTGATATTAATGCATATACACAAAAAGATCATACGTGTTATCAAGTTAAATGTAGTAATCAACATATTGGTATTGCTATTGAACTATTATCAGATATGTTGATGAATTCTTTGTTTGAGAAAAAAGATTATGAATTAGAAAAAAAAGTAGTAAAAGAAGAAAATGTTCGTGATAATGATGATCCAGAATGTATTATTGAAAATATGTCAGACAAAATAATATATAATGGAAGTTCGTATGAAATGCCTATTGATGATTTAATGTATCATACAAATAATAAAAATCCTTTAAAATATGAAAAAATAGTAGAAATATATCGAGATTTTTATATTCCACAAAATATGGTATTTAGTATTGTTTCCACAATTTCATTCGATAAAATAAAATCATTATTAAAAAATAGTTATTTCCATGAAACACGTAAAATACCTATTATTAATTCTTCGAAGTATTTAGTACAACAATCTATTACAAATCAAACAGAAATAAAATACGATTTATTGAAAAAACGAGGTATTGAAGCCACTCATATTGATATATCCTTTCGTGTATGTAATCATAGTCATGTAGATAAATATTCTATTTATGTTTTAAGTCAAATATTGGGAGGTTCTATGAGTAGTCGTTTATTTAATACTTTACGTGAAGAAAACGGTTTGACATACGAATCCGGTAGTTCTACTGAGTTCTATAATATATCCGGTAAATTAGTATTATACGCAATATCTGATAAAAATAGAGTTATTAAAAATGGTAAAAAAAAAGGAGTATTACCTTTAATTATAGAAATCTTGAATGATTTAATTAAAAATGGCATAACACAACATGAATTAAATGTAGTAAAACAATCTATACAAGGTAATTATTTACAATCTTTGGAAAATTCATATGTTCAAAGTGAATATAACGGTATTCATCAATTATTATATACTAATGAAGAATGGTGTAATTATTCTTTAATTTATGAAAAACATATCAAAAATATTACTAGAAAACAAGTTAATAAAATTATTAAAGATTATTTACTTAAAAGGAATATGGTAGTTTGTATGGTTGGTGAAACTATTCCGAGTTTGTATTCAAGTATATGTATATGTGAAAAAATGGTTTAATAGAAGATACCTTTGGTTTAATCGAAGATACCTTTGGTTTAATCGAAGATACCTTTGGTTTAATCGAAGATACCTTTGGTTTAATCGAAGATACCTTTGGTTTAATCGAAGATACCTTTGGT